ACTATTCGACGGATACAATCTATGGGTCTACGCACACGGAGACCACGGACGCGTCCTTCATCTTGCCACTATCTAACAAATTACCATCTTTTCACTAAGCGATACTTCACTAAGCGATACTTCACTAAGCGATACTTCACTAAGCGATACTTCGGGCTTCCCACCAACCCTTTTTTTACAGATCTGGGCGAGGCCGCGCCGTCATTCCTTCCTCACACGCTTCTTTGTATGACGTAATGATCTTAAAAAATTTCCATACAATTTCATCGATTTACGCATACCATTCGTCTGTTGCGCATGATACTTGGCTCGACTATACATACTTCTCGCTGCACGATATTGATACCCTTTCGACTCTTTTCTTAATTTACGGATTGATTCTTTTGCACGTTCGGGATCTCCATAATGCAACGGAACACGTGCAACATGCCCCTTTGGTAAATTATTAAATATTCCCATTGATCTTCTTATCTATACATTTATCATAAAAATAAAGATAATAACTATTTAAATTCCAAACATAAATACCGCAACAGATTTGTTTTTGTAATGATGCATGATATTTTTAATCACCCATGTATAACCATCATACTCTATACGCTTTCCCACATAAAACGCAGGCCCACCTGTAGGATCAACTGATATAACATTTTGATCATCGTCAGTAGAAAACCCATACGATGATACATCCTCACATCTGACCATTAGAACATCGCCATCGATTTGATAATTTCGCAGTGTTCCAAATCGACTCGTTTCACTCCAACGCATTATTGCATTATTGTTTGCTATTGACAATACTTCAATTTTTATACTTCAAATACGAACACTGCAGTTGATTCAGACATACGATGGTTCATAACACTCTTTATTGTCCATATCTTCCCCTCATTTTCAATCAATGGTCCTATAGTGAACGATTGTTCATCTGTTATTCCTACTTTTACAACATATGATCCATCATTATTAGAAATGTCGTATGATGATACGTTATTGCATAACACCTTTATTGCATTACCGTATACTTTATAGGACTGCGATGTTCCAAAATTTTGAGTATCTATCCAATGACGATCCATGATTATATTCTTAGATGCAAAAATAAATTCTTTATTTTATTACTCTTGGCGAAAGTAGGGTTTTACTTGATTTCCTGCTGTATGAATATGATCGACAATGGAACGAATGCCAATATGTAATGGTTTTTCTAGTTCGACATTCATCTTTGGACCAAACATTTTAATCAACCTTGCATGGATATCTATCACTTCCTTGAGATTCTCAGGATTTTGATTAACCTTATCTGAAAGATATGCCATGACCACCTCAAGTTCCGATATATGATCGTTTGTCATCTCAGAATAAGGTGTCATAGAAAACATACATACATCCTTGCCTCCAATGATGAGTCCTGCTGTAAAGGTATTCATGTTTGAAATCTATCCAGAATAGTATTTTTATTTCAAATTTCATAAAGTATATCTACATAATTTCATACCTTTTAAAATGATTTTTTATAATTTATTGACGAACATCCCATCCATTGATGTCTGGATTCCAAAGAACCCATCCTGCTGGAACATCTACTGAGGGAATAATTTTTATAGTAGGTAAATTACCATGAAAGAGATTGATGTTTAGCTTATTCACATACTCTGTAATAACTTCCTCAAGTGTCTCGCTCTTTTCTCGAGTCACGATCAATTGATGCCAACGATGCGTATCATTTACACGAATCAGAACATAGGACACAATTTGTTCACGATCCCCAAGAACACCACACGACATCCACTCAAATATTGAGCCAATTGATGCACGTGCACGAACCTCCATCTCTAGATTCCAACGTTTCGTGCTTGGATTTTTCTCTTTTATATTAAGACCCAGTGCGGATGGCATATCCGCAAACATTGACGCCGCACGCATTGCATCATCCCTTTTTTTCAGATTTGCCGAAAAGATACTGATCGGATGATTATAAGGAATATCTCCTTTTTTGATCGCCTCCATTTCTTTATTATGAATCTCCACTGCACGCATTTCTTCACGCTCTGTCCATTCTGTTGGTGTTAGATTTTCCTTCGATTCCAGATAGGTACGTCTTTTTTTCTCCATTGTTTGAGTCTTCTCTGTCTCCAATTGTTCTATCATGTCATTGATACGCTTCGTTTCTGCTTCTTTCTGAATTTTCTCATAGATTTGCTGTGATACTGGGTCCGTTCTCTTAATTCTCTCCAACCTCAGAAGGACAAGAAGAAGAGCACCAATAAGAATGGAAAACAGTATTAAATCAAGCATGGTTGGTATTATGCTATGCATCATTTGAATTCAAATTTAATTACTAAAAATAACCAATCTATGAAGATTAGAAGTGCTCGTTTTTACTAATCCAACATTCCATGACACGATAATCGGATGGATTTTCTTTCTTATCAATTACATACTTTCTTTGATAACTAGATACACCTCCTGATCCAAATAGAACCGTTCCATCCACGTATTCGGATGCAAAATGAATGATATACTTTGCATCGCTAAACATAATAGAACGAATCGTAGCTGGATTGATAAGAATATTATTCAAACGAATGAACTTCATACTGCCTTTTCACTTTTTAAGATTGCAATTCAATTTTACAGTTTCAATAAAAAAAAGAGTCGGCACTCCATTGTCGTTTCTTTTTTATTGTTTTGTCATTTCATGTTATTTATTTTTAATTATCGGCGCATGACCTCTCGAAGTTGAAAGATGACATGAAGGAGATCGAAGAAGTATTCTAAATGTGTTTCTTCCTTCTCATACTCTACCCAGACAGGAATACGATTGATACGCTCTATCTCTCGATGTGCAATTGACTCAAATTCACACATCTTTTCCCAAACTGTCCTACGAAACAACGGATACTGCAATGTGTACTGGCATTTGGAAAGGTATACAAAGAGGATAATGGCGGCATTCACTCGATCCAGTTTAGTAGTAGAATCAGCTGATTGTTGGATATAGCGACGTACAAATGTGCCATCTCGGTCTCGAATTGCTTCATAAACTCGTTTCTTCTCGGCACGAGTCCAGTAGCGGTGTTTGGATTCAACATGGGGCATCGACTTCTCAACATGTTCTTCACAGAGGATGTGGGCACGTTCAATTGGGTAATCGTAGAATGACATGGATGTATCGTTGGAAACGGGTTGTTCTCTATCCTGTTATGTTATTATTTCAATTTTTTTTATTATTCATTTACTATCATCTTGGATAGTTTGAAATGATGAGCATAGGTATGCATCCATGACAGAACGTCCAAGAACGATCCATAGACGACGTCATGTTTAGGAAAAGGAATATCCTTTGTATCGAGATCAGGCATCTTTTGGCCACGGTTGGCTTCTACAATACTGTATCCATACCCACGTGCGTGCATGATAAGAACATGACGGATTATTGCAGGAACGATGACAGGAGGCTCCGCGCATGTTTGCATTCTTGGAGTCGATACATAGGAAATCGCCTGAATGGTTGTGAGGTTGGTGCTCTTTACTGACGCATTTCGAATCAACCATGCACCCTCTTCTGCGTTCTCCAGAGTCTCAATGGCTTTCGTTCGAAGGGTATCATCATTGATCTCTCCCCATGATGAAAGGATTCCTGCATCGCCGATGTGGAGATTCTGACGCAACAGATCGTATTCCACCGAACGGTTTGTCTTGAACTCCACAGGCCCTGCAATGAACTCTCTGAATAAGGATGGGATCTCCTCGATTCTCAACTCTCGGCCATTCGCAACATCACGGGCTTTCACCGCAATCTCTACACGTTGACGCATCGCTCCCTTCCACGGCTGATTGGTAAATGGATCCTTGTTGCTTCGAGCCAGACATTGCTCCAATGCCTCTAGCGTGAAGAACCGCATTCCAACGGGAATGTTCCTATCCGTCAAACGAAGGTACGATATGGTCTTTCCTGGAATGTACTCTGGCATCTCCTCCATGGTGATGGGATCCTCCATGACACCATCGTTCTCTTTTTTCTCTTGCAGGAATGCTATGCGATTGCGATCACAATACACGCTCTGTGCAGAACGAATCGATGAATGATGAACAACTGTGGAAGGGCCCGCAGGGCCAAAATCAGGGACTGACATGGATTGGTACCTTTCCATTGAGTAATCGGATGATTTCAATTTTTAAGCGGAACGCTTTACGCAGTGTGCAGCCGAAGGCCGTTTAAGAAAAAAGGCCGCCTGTCTTGTTTTATCGTATTTTTGTATTTAGCGAGTGTCATAGTATTGGAATTCGAATGGAGAGGGTGTACCTTTTTCATAGACGATGGTCTTTCGCCGCCAACCATTCGTGGTGCGAACCGTGAAGAAGTCCCATACAATCGATACAACCCCTTTAGAACGAGATGCATTGAGAGAGCACCACGTCGCCACTTGCTCTTTGCGTTGCTCCCACAGCGGTGCATTTGGATCACTCGGTGCCCAGGTGGAAGGGAGTGGAATCTCAGGACTCGTAAAGCATTTCCAGGCCTCTTCGCGACGTATGACCAAGAAGGCATCACCTGGTTCGACAGGCTCTAGAGAGAGCTTCTGTTCCAGATGATCAAACTTGGCTTGACTTGGAGAGCGATCCAGGCCGCCATCTCCTATATTTCGTATCAGATCAGTACAAAACTTCACATCTGTAGCGGTCATACCACTTGTTTCCTTTTCTGGATGGACGAGGCATTTTGGAAGTTCCTCATTCACCGCAGTGTAGTATGGAAAGCGACCCCACGTGGACGCTGTAGTTCTTGTAGGCTTCGCCCTGCCTGGGTTCACCTTGAACCACATCTCCTCTTCTTTTTCGTGCGGAACCGAAGGGGACTGCCAGCTCTTATCGATCAATGGAATGGATGTCATGGATATCTTTTTATACACACGGTTTCGATTTCAAATTTTTATACACGAGTTCCAATAAAAAGAGATTTTGTTTAGCTTTTTACTACTAAAATCTCTTTTTCATGTATTATTTCTACATAGAATGCAATCTATTTAAAAGTGTCCAATAATAGGTTTTTTCTTTTTAGGGGCAACAGCGGGTTGTGATTTGGGTACAGAAAGAGTATGAATGATCTTTGATTTACTTTTACAGACTGGACATTCTGCTTTTATGCGCATCCATGCATGAATCGATGTACTATCAAATACATGATAGCAATCAAGCATACTTACTCGGTCGCATTCTTTCAGTCCAATCGATGCGATCGGACATTCAGAGCGGGCGATTTCATAATTCATATGATTTTCAATGACGAATGTGGGGAGTTTGTTGGGGATATTTGGAACCTGTTCAGGTTCTTTCATATCATCTTGTAATGCCACCTGCAGGACTTCTCCTTCATCCTGATTGATTTCGACTGAGTCAGGGTGATCATAACGTCTTGGATCCAACACATGAAGTGCTAACGATATAGAACGTTTTTCTTCTTCCGTCAACATTAATTTATAGATGGTGTTAACCGTTGCTGGTAGCCAGCTCCCATGATAGAAGGCTACTACTGGATACATATCACCATGATAGCAAAGAACAAAAGGCAGGATAATATAGTATTCTCCTTCTGAACGAAATTCTGATCTAAAATTTTTTACACATACAATTGAACGTTTTTTCTCATATGTTGAATACAAAGATTCTTCACACAGAAATGTATCGTTTACAGGTACTTTTTCAATTGTATTACATTCTACATCTTCTTCTGACCACCTCCGTCCTCGTGGCGCGGCGTCATTGTAGACACTTTTTTTTCTAATTTCAATTGTATTTTTATACAACGAAATGTACTTGTGTTTGCCATAACCAGGTCGGATAATACCGAACATTTCAGGGAGTCTCTCCATTTTGTTTTGTATTTCAAACCGTTTTTGACGTTTTTCAATTTTTATTGCTGTATGTTGAATGGATATGAAAAAAAACCGACGCCTGGTTTCTTTTTTCTTTTGATTTTCATTTGCAAACGGATTTTTACTTTCGAATCGAGGTGTTTCGGCGAGACATGATACGAGGGTACTTGTGCTGAATGCGCGTGCAGTTTTTCTGGCGATGATGGATTTCCTGTTTGATCGCACGAAATTCCTTATCCACCAATTGGTGGTACATGCTTCGGTGCTCCTCAGAGCGGAAGATCAGATCATCTTCTGTTTCGATGATGGGAATTCCATGGAAATCATAGATGGTTGAATCATCAAAATCCTCCTCATCATCTTCCTCTTCTCCCATTGGATGAAACAGGATCTCCTCCTCGGTAAAGAAGTTCGTCAAGAACGTTCCCGCATAGTCGCCCTTGCACACCGTGCACTGGAACGGATTCTCGGCCTTTTCCAGCCACTCTTGGAGACACTCGCGATGGATCGCCACACTTCCCTTGCAGCCGCAGCCGCGAGCCTGCATCAGCTGGCCTTCTTCTTCTAAGCAAATGTAGCACGACATGGATGATCTTGGATAGCGATTTGGCCCTGTCTACGATGCGGATTGACTTCAATTTTTTTTGATAAACTATACCAAGAAAAAAGCCGCCGCTTCTTTCCCTTTTTATGGATGTTTTTACTTGTTTAGAATGAGTTCAACCTTCTTGAGTTCCGTTTCCAGACGCTTCATGGATTCCAGTTTTACCCGTGCAGTGGACAACACTTGAACATTGTATTGGGCATCGTAGGGAACATAGAAGTTGATAAATGTATCAATTGCCTTCTTTGTCTCTTCCTCCATCTGTCGACGAAGATCTGCGATTTTGTCAATCGCCACCAGACGAAATCGTGGATAATGAAGAAGGCTCGGATGATCCCCTAGATACGAGAAGATCTTGATCGAATTCTCGATTCTGTTCACCATTCCTGAAAGCGATTCTCCGATCGTAAGATGTTTGTTCATAAATTCGATGTCTTCTTGCGGACAATTGTGAGGGGTTTGGGTAGGTGGTTGAACAGGCTCTTGCTTGGAGGCGGCAGCAACTTGACGGGCTTGAAAGCGTGTATAATAGCGTGGCATGATTGGAAAGCTTGCCACTTCTTTGATATGGAACCCGCTTCAATTTTTTTACATAAAAAAAAGCCGCCGCCCTTTTCACCCTTTTTTATTTAGATTTTTACTTTGAAATAATGGACTCGATCATATTGAATTCATCTTCTAGAATGAATGCATAACGCAGAACATCCCGTGCATACAACAAGTTCTCCTGCTCTACACTGCTGTTGACAGAAGGGTAATATGTTGATCGGAATGTGTAAATTGCATTCTTCTTTTTGCTCTCCAGATCTTGACGCAACTCGCTAATTTTGGCGCGAACTGTTTCGAGAAGTCTCGAATGATGAAGAAGAAGACGTTTGTTTTTTCTCAAATACGAAAAGATCTCCACCGAGATCTTAAATCGATCAATCCCTGTCATTGTCATGGATTGATCAAGAAGAACCCTCAAAGGTTGTAGATCCTTGTGTAGAGTTTCTTGGAGGCGGGCTTGGAAGCGAGTGTTGTAGCGATGCATGGAAAATTGGTTGCTTTCTCTGTTGTGGAGAGTTTCTTCAATTTTTTAGGCGGAACGTTTTACATGATGTGTAGCCGAATGCCTCTTATGAAAAAAAGGCCGCCGCCTCCTTTTCTTTTTATTGGGGGTTTCTTTGAATTTTTATTGATTGCTGTACAGTGAGGTTCGAATGGCATTTCCTTTTGTCTGGATGGCAATCATGATGGATCGTGGAATCACGTGGAATTGGCGAAGATAGACTGCATCGTTCTGACAATCTGTCTCAATCCATCGAAGATGATCAATAAAGCTCGGAACCGATGCCAGTGCGACGCTGTCGCCATGAATGATTGGTGCGCGCATCTTGAGTTCAAGAGCATCATCCATTGCCCACATGGCACAAATCAATGAATCGAGTGCATCGGCGGTATATTTATCATGCTCGCCTCGCTCTTTGATTATCTCCTTGAGGGTATTGAGCGCACCAAACGAAGCGCTTGCGGCAATATCCATCTCACGAAATTCTTTTTCGAAATTGTTGATATCTACCTTTTTAGAAGGCGCGTAAGGACACTCCTTCGGACGGGGTTCCTTGACAGGAGTAGACGGGTACTTTGCAGCAAGGCGAGCAGAACGACGGGGTTGATAGGAAGCGGACATGGATAGCGTGGGATTGGGGTTGTCTTCTCTTTCCAGACAACATGTCTTCAATTTTTTCTGAAAATATGGTGAAAATTTGACAATTACATGCACTTATGCAATAACACACTACCAATGGACTACTCCAAGAAGACTCGTGATGAACTGCTGGAACTCTGTCGAGAGCAGAAGAAGAAGGGATACAGTGGCAAAAAGCGCGCAGAGTTGATTGAGCTCCTTGGAGGTAATCAAATTATCGTACCGGCCGTTGTACCTGCCGTTGTACCTGCCGTTGTCCAATCGCATTCCAAACTTAGAATGATTGATCTCTTTGCGGGAACAGGTGCATTTACGCACGCATTTGAACAAACAGGACTGGTTTCTTGTGTGTTTGCGAATGATATGGTAGAATGGTCCAAAAAGATATACGACGAAAACTACAATCATAAGTTGACTCTACAGGACTTGAACACGATTAAGGTAGAGGACATCCCACCGCATGACATTCTTACAGGTGGATTTCCATGCCAGCCATTCTCCATTGCAGGAAAACAAGAAGGATTTGACGATGTGCGTTCGAATGTCTTTTGGAAAATCCTAGAAATTATTGACCACCATCAACCTCGTGCAGTTGTATTGGAAAATGTCAAGAACCTTGTGAGTCATGATGATGGAAAGACATTTACTACCATCAAGGAAAACCTTACCAATCGAGGATACAACATCCAGACAAAAGTGCTGAACACATCTGCCATCACAGGTATCCCTCAGCATCGTGAGAGAATTTACATTGTATGTTTGAAGGACAAATCAGTGGCAGACCAATTCAGCCTCGACTTTCCTGCTATTGAGAAGGGTGCCATTTCATCCATGCTCTCCACGGATCCCATTCCAGAAAAGTACTACTACACGGATGCATCTACAACGTGGCCCCTTGTATCAGAAGCAGTGGTTAAGCCAGACACCATCTATCAATATCGCCGTGTCTATGTTCGTGAAAACAAAAGTAACGAGTGCCCTACCCTCACCGCTAACATGGGTGGAGGTGGACACAACGTTCCAATCGTCCGTGATGCGCACGGCATTCGCAAACTGACTCCTCGCGAATGTTTTAACTTTCAAGGGTTTCCTTCTTCGTATCGTCTACCAGTTATTTCGGATACGCATCTGTATAAGTTGGCAGGGAATGCCGTTTCTGTACCTGTTGTAAAGCTCATTGCGAACCGCTTGATACCGCTTCTTTCGGTTTGAAAATTTCGTCGAACGTCCCATCGAATACCTTTCCTGCATGCTCCTTAATTTGAGGGTAAAGACTATCCCACGTAATACGAGGTCGTCGACCCTCGTCGCTTTGCTCTTCGTGTGTTTGATCCTTATTCATCTTAACAGCTCTCCATTCCGCCGAGACATTCTTTAGAGGGACACGCCATAGCACGAATCGTTCATTCAGCCAATCACGTGCATCTAAGAAGTAAATGACATCCCAATTCTCCTTTGGCCCAAAAGATGGAGGTCCATCCGACGTGAAACATTTCACTTCTTGGGTCTTTTCAAGGTCGGAAATCAGATCACCTGTTATTTTTGGTCCTTTTCCTTTGATTCCCTTCGTCCATTTCGATGTGGTGTCTCCCACGTGATGATGGATGATGAATTTTGTTATGTTTTCACTGATATCCTCTGGCATGTTCGGCATACGAATATCAAGTCCCGTTTTTTCTTTGGTTTGTTTGCGCTTCAATACGTACTCCTTGTGAGTTTGAAACTCGCCACGAAGGGTTTCCTCCGTGTACAAGTCAGGTTGCGCCATCTTTTCTAAAAGCTTCTTGGCGATCGTCGCCTCCGATTTTTCCTTCTTGACCTGAAGCTCTTCTGCCGTCGGTGGCGTGTGTGTTCCACAGAATTCACCGTTCTTGGCAAAATGAGAACACGGTTGACCTTTGCCCGTTAGGGCGGTGCATTTCGGCATTTCCTTCTTGGATACGGACATGGATGATGTGAAGTTTTCTTCTATTTATCAAATGTAGGACGTCAATTTTAAAAAATATGAGTTTGTCCGATTATGATAGAACAAACTCAGCAACTCTTACGGAAGTATAGTAAGCCTCCATATCATCAAGTGTCATTCTCGGTATAAGAAGCTGTGGTTGCATTTGTACCTTCTGTTCGGCAGTGAGCATATGAATCGGGGCGAAAGGAACCTTTACTGCCAAGTTGAGTGCACGACTTTCTAAAAAGGGTCGCGGTGGCACTTTAACTATCTTAGGCTTTGATGCAATGATTTTCCCTTTGGCATCCAGGCGAACGGTCGGAAATGGAATGTGTGAGGAGTGTTTCTTCATGGGTGGCACCCTATCTATGTCCAACCAGTCGTCGCGTTTCAATTTTTGGACAAGAAAAAAGACCGCCGCTTTTTTCTTCTTTGATTTTCTGATTTTCTGGCTTTTTACTTGGTAGTTTACTGGTATCCTAGCGACTCTTCCATCGGACGCATATCAAACACGTCAAAGTCGTAATCACGAGGAGTGTTCTCCTTCCACACAGCAATCTCTCGATTCCAAGAGTTGCCATTGCGTTGTAGTATGTATTCGTAGTAGATGGCGGAAAGTTCGGTTTGACCTTCCAATTGGACTTGGTGCATCATGCGACCCGCTAAGAAGCGGTCGCCTTCTAACGCAGGAGCCTCGTGGATGACAAGGACTTGTTCTAGCTCTCGCTCGGCGCTGTCCCACGCGTAGGGAGGCAGGACGGGCATGCGGACGGACAGGTTGGCTTCGACGTAGACTTGGACAGACATGGATGGGCTTGTATTGGGTTGGCTTTCCTATGGGATCGTTCCGACTTCAATTTTTTTCCAATAGCAAAAAAAAAAGAGTTGTTTTCTCTTTTTTTTTGTTTTTTGTTTGGTTTTGTGGGATTGTTCCCTTTTTCGTCGGTTTGTTCTTTTCTTATGTTTCGTCGGTTTGCAGTTTTTTCATGTTTTGTCAGTTTTACTCCTCATCGTCAAGGGGATCGGCGACGGTAGAGTCGATGCGGTTCTCGCTGGGAAGGTAGACACCCGCCCAGTCGCCAACACCGCCATCGACGTCCTTGAGCCACAGCTGATGGAGGTGGTTCGAGAAGTACGCCACTCCGCCAATGATGCGCGGGTAGACCTTGCCGTCCATGGTCTTGGGAACCCACGTATCAACGACCACCTCCGTGGCGGGCTTCTTAGCCTTCTTCTTGGGGACCTCGAGTCCGACCTCCTCGATGACCTCGATCTTGAGAGGCGTAGGAGCTTTCTTGGCAGCCTTCTTAGCCGCCTTCTCCGCCTCCTTAGCGGCAAGTTTGGCCTCCTTCTCGGCCTCCTTCTCCGCTTCGGTCTTCTTCGGCTTCGGAGCAGCCTTCTCCTTCTTCGGCTTCGGCGCAGCGGCCTCGGCGGAGGCCTCAGCGGCGACCTCAACGATCTTCTTCGGCTCAGGCGCCACGTACTGGGCCTCGAACTCCTGGTAGATCTTGTCGCCATTTTCCTTGTAGAACTTCGACAAGGACATCGCCTGCTTGCGATTCATCGGCTTGTTCGTGGACTGGAAGACGGGACCTGCATCCCGAAGGACAGACGCCTCCATCACCTCTTCCTGACCCTTCACCTTATACTCGGGCCAACCGTTCTTGTTGGCATCGGCGAGGACGTAATCGACCCACGCGAACGGCTTGTGCAGCTGCGGAGGGAGCTGACCCTTGGGCATGCTGCCCTTCTTCTCTTTGGCCTCCTTCGGCGCCTTCACCACGATCTTGGCCTTCTTCTTGGCCTCGACGGTCGCCGTCGCGATGATCGTGAGAAGTTCCTCGACGGAAAGCTCCTTGATGGACTCTTGGATTTGCTGGATGCTTGACATTGTTGGATGCTTGGTAGTGCGCTGCTTGGTTGGTTGCTTGTGATTGACCTCTCTTAAGACCCCTCCCCCCTTCAAATTTTTTTTTAATTTGACGTTTATAGGGCTGCTTTTCCTACCACCCCTCCCCCCTAACGTTCTACTTTGGCCAAAGGAGGGGGAGGGGGGCGTAGCCCCCCTTATATAAGGATGTCAAATTTTTATTGAAATTGACCATATGGTACTAGGGAGGGGGAGGGTGGGAGTGTTTCCTTGAGTCAAAGGAGGGGGAGGGGGGGGTCTTATTCTAAGGAAAAAGGCTCAAATTCATAGAAAAATTGAAAGGGTAGGGGGGCTAGGAAGAAGCCAGCCGAAAAGTAGTAGAAACTTAGTAAGCCCCCAAGTCATGTCCAAGCAGTCCATGAACGCCCCCCTTGCCTCCAACGAACCCTCCCAGTTGAGCTGGGCCAATGCGCGTGCTGTCATCAAAGCAGAGATGGAAGCTCGCGATCCTGATTACGAGTCCGAGTACGACTCGGATGGATGGAATGTACCCGAGAAAGTGAAGTACGATTGCAAATGGTGCAAGGACGGCGACGATACCACTGCTCCGTGCATTCACAATGCAGCTCGCCAAGAAGAACAGGACCAGCACGCTATCGCGTACGCTACTGCCCTCGCTGCCGAGCGTGCAGCCTTCGAGGCTAACCCGTACAGCAAGGGCTATGGCCCTTTCAAGGAGGAAATGATTGTGGCTCATGCTCATTGCAATCTCAAGTTCCCCGCTCGTAGCGACGAGTGGTACGCGGAGCTTGAAAAGCACGAGGTGATCCATAAGTACCGCGCCTGGTCTTGGTCCAAGATGCATGGCTCGATCTCCAAAGGATGGTAAACACTCCCAACAAAACCGACTAAACACTAAAAAATAAAAACATAAATAAAAAGCAGGCCTTCCTGTTTTTTTCTAGTAGCAATAAGAAATTGTCATCAACTTAATCAATCCTTCTTGAAACAAGAAGGATTCTACAACATCAGTCATGTCTTCCTTAGAACGGATGGCTCTGCAAAAAAATTGAAGGAGATTTCCTCTTAGAAAAGGTCAATCCCAAGACCCCCGAACGACGCAAGCCACCGCCATGCAACCTGCCCAAGACATCCGTTCTCTGATCCTCGACTGCTCCCACTGCGACGGAGTGTGGCGATCCTACAAGCCTGAACGCTGCATCTACTGTTCCCGTGAATACGGGCTGCCCTACACGCTCGACCCCCTCCGCCGCCTCGCCCTCTTCGAAGCGATCCAAACCATTCCCGTCAACACGGTATGGCCCTTCCCTGGACTGCGTACCGAGGAAGACGATGAGAATTCCCTTCAATTCGCCATTGCGATGGAAGACAACTGCTCGTGGTACGATCCTGAAGACCCCGTTTGTGTGCAGGCCTGCTGGCTCGCCCTTCAAGAACGATGCCCGTGGGCCGATCGTGATCCATCTGCCCAAGCGAAATGGGACGATCTCATCGGTACCTTCCAACCTGTTCCCATCACTGCGTGCCAATTGACCTACGCTTCGATCTACTTCGACTCGGACTTTCAAGCTGCCGTCCTTGTTGCGGGCGAAATCGAGGAAGACCCTTCCCAAAAGTGGTCCGAGTACTGTTCCAAGAAGTCAGAGCTTGTTGCTCTCTAAAACCCAATAAACAATAGATAATTCCCATAACCCTACGAAACAATGGAAAATTCCCATAACCCTACGAAACAATAGAAAAGTTCAAACAAGAAAAAAAGAGGAAACTCGTTTTTCTTGTTTCATACATTTAAAAATTGATTTATCTTTCTTCCTTTGATAAGGTTAAAGAAACGCTCCTTCAATCTACGGAGCAGAGACTGCGACGCTCTGCACGTTTGGCTGCTAAGGCTGGTAAGGCTCTCCCTCTTGATTCTCCTTCTTCGATCGAACGCACAAGACTCGATCGTCTCTATGCGGATTTATCCTTCAAAGTGGAAGGAATTCGTATGAGACTCGATCGAACACATTATCCCAATTCATGGGAATGGAATACCGCATTTGAAATGTACGACACGGTTCGTGAATGGCGCGAAGTGGATCGTTTACGTAAGAACCTCATGCAACAAAAGTAAAAAAAAGAAAGGAAAACGCTCCCACAAAAACCGATAAGAACATGGGACATCCTTTTTCTTGTAAAAAAATTGAAGAACAATCATCCGTGGAGAGAAGTCAATCACAAGACGCAACTGCACTTCGTATCCCAAGCATCCATGACACACCGCTACCACACTCGCTTCCAGATGAAGAAATTCCAAGAAGAACAGCGCCGTCTCTCAGAGGTCGCTCTGGAGAAAACCGTCAAGTACTCGAGTGCGTTGATGACCCGCATCGACGCCGCACCGACCTTTATGGAGAAACTCGAGCTCCTCACCCTGCTCTACCAACACCTATACGAAGAGCCTTTGTTGCTCACGAAATACGAGCGTTTCCGTACCGCTGCCTGGGAAAAAATGAAAGAACAGGAGGCCGTTCTCTTGGACGAACTACAAACTCTTCCTCCCAGACTCGCGGAAAACAACACCTACGACATGCGGATCCGAGTCATCATTCACCGTCTCCTCGATTTGATGGAGAAAGTCCGTATCAAGTACTGGTAAATATCGTTCTTATAATAAAAATTTAGAACATACGAAAACAAAATAACGAAAAAAAGAGGCGTCTTTTTCATACATAAAAAAAATTGAAGGATCTAGACTTTATAGAATAAACCAACCACTGAATTCAAGATGTCTACTCCTCTTCGTCGTTCCGCCCGCATTGCTTCCAAGACTGTTCCTACTGCACCCCTGAAGGCTCCGCGCCCTTCTCGTCTTACCCCTAAGGTTGTCCCGTCGGCACCCTTGAAGGCTCCGCGCCCTTCCCGTATTTCCACGCCTACTCGTATGGCGGCTGTCGCCATCGATATGGACGAGTTCATGGAACTATTTGAACTCGAACAGGATGCTCCTACATTGAAGGAGAAACGAGTTGCCCAGAAAAACTATCTCGAGTATCTCGCACAGCGACCTTACCTGTTCGATTTCCTTGACGAAGACACGGCGAATCACATTCGCCAGCACCATTTGTAAATCCATCCATAAAAATCGAGAAAATCAAAGAAAACCAAAGAAGAATAAAAAGCAGTCGGCTTTTTTTCATACATTTAAAAATTGAAATGCTTCCTCCCTATCTAGGGAGGCAACCCTCTCCAAGATGTCAATTAAAGAACACGCGCACATTATCCTTGATCTCCAACGCCGATTTCGAACGATCATGGAAGATCCCACCCACACCGCCGCCGACGAAATCCAATTAGGAATTGAACTCTTTGGATTTCTCTCCAAGAACCCGCTTTCGTTCCGTCTTACTACCATCCGCAAGATCATTTCTCGTCAGATCTCTTACTTTGAACAAAAATACAAACACGACGGCATCTGGGATTCACTGGGAGATCAGCCCGATCCCCTTGATCCCATGAACCAGCTGTTTTATTATATGATCGACATTCAAGTACATCTTCTTGAACTTGAATGTCATGAAAAAATTGAATCTGTGTGCGATCCTGTTGGAGAATCAAACGCTTAACCTCCAAGAGATGGATTACTCCAAGACGACGACCGAAGAACTACTCGCACTGCTCAACCTACCCCAAGAACTGCTTTCCATGCCCAATATGCCTCCCCCTCATCATCTCATCCTATCGGATGGAATCAAACAAAAATGGGGAGAACGTTTTATGGCTCGTGAACCGAGCTACAGCTGCTTCTACATCAATCAAGACAAGGAAGAACCCACTGCCCAATTGGGTGATTCGTTCCTTGTTCGCAAAAACGATTTCACCTGGCGAAAATCCCTCATTCCCCGCAAGTCAAAAGAACAATTTCAACAATCTTCCTGGGAGCAAGGAACCTACGAAGACGTTTCCTTCGTCATCGAGTATGGCATTACTCGTGTCGATCTTCCTACGAAATGGAAGTGGGATTATGTTTGCTACCTCAAGGGTGAAGAGTCTCCCTATCCCTTCCGATACATTCGATGGGAACCCATTTCATTCACGTTTTAAAAGGACAAAACACATAAAATGAAAAAGAAAATAAAAAAAGAAGAAGGCGGCGGGGCTTTTTTCATTGAATCTTGAAAAAATTGAAGCCATCCGACCCTGATTATGAAGTTATCCAATTCCATACTACCTATTCCATGTCCGACGAATTCTACCTTCGCACCACCATTCTCTTCCACGGCAATTGCATTGACGGCTGGTTCTCTGCTTACTTTGCGTATCATGCGCTGGCTCCTCACGGCGGTGTTCAGCTGTTTCCGATCGCGCCCTCTCAGCCAAATACGTGGCCCACCTCTGATGAGATGGAAGGAACCAACATTTGGCTGTTGGACGTTTCGGTCCCTGCTCATGTCCGTGAGGAGTGGTATGAGGCTGGCGCAACTTCCATTAGCTGCATCGACCACCACGCGACGGCGACCGAGCAGTGGCCCGAAGACGCCTGCCCCATCCATACGGAGTGTTGCGCGGCCCTCCAGACGTACCAATACTTCTACCCCGATTTGAAGGTTCCCGAGTGGCTTCACTCGATTGATCGCATTGATCGCTGGGTCGATGTGACCTATGAGGATCGTTGCCTGCGCGAGTTCCTCTACATCATTGCTCGCAAACCCGTTCAACGCAAATTGAACGAGGCGTTTTACGATACCGACCAGTTTGTCTACTGTATGACGAATCACCCTGATACCTACAACTGGTATCTCTCTGAAGGAAAGCGCATTTTGACCGAGAAGGATGCGTCCCTCAAGAAAATTCTGGAGGAGAAAGGAACCTTCTTGACCATCAACGATGACCTGCAAGTCAAATGGGAACTTCCCTCCTCGTGGAACGGTCTTCGTGTCTTCATCATGGACAACAGCGATATTGCTCTTGACACCACCGAGGCGTCGCATCTGATCTTCACCGAGAACAAGGATGTTCGTGTCTTCATCAACTATCGCAAAAAACTGTTCTACCCGAAAGGGAACGCCAAGATTATGAAATCCATGACGGTCTACTCGGCTCGTTCCAACGGCCTAGATCTGACTGTGGGAACCGTTCTGCGTGGACACCCATCCTCCGCAGGCGCATCTCTCGTTCAAGGCGAGGCAGCCTCTTTTCCCTTCCTTCTCTAAATCCAACCAAACATAACAAAACATGAAAAAGAAAATAGAAAATTGAAAAAGACGGCGGTTCTTTTTAATGGTATCCATGCAGCAATTTATCGAATCATATGATCTTCCCTTCGTACCGTTTCGAGAGATTGTTGATACCACAAATTCCTTAGTGGCAGGAAGTGCGGCACTGGCTCTTTACCTACAACAATCGGGTATTGATCCAGGGTTTGTTCCAGGAGACATGGACATTTGGACCGAAGATACCCCTGACTTACTTTCTCTTTCAGGAAACTACCATCGACATAGCAACCAGCATCTCTTCACCGACCTCTTCCTTCGACACAATTATTACGTTGTTTCCAAATCAGGCCCCTTATCCGATTCGTATGAACCCCTTCATTCCATAACCAAAATCTACGAATTCATCAACCGCGATGGAAAAAAGATCCAACTCATTCTCCTTCGAGAAAAGAACATTCACGCCTATATTCGTCGGCATTTTGATCTCAGCATTTGCATCACCTGGTGGAATACAAGAGACAATCATTTTGAAGCGATGTTTCCCATATACACTGCAAAAAAAATCATGTTTGTTCATCCTGACATCGTCCTTACCGAGCGTGAACACAAACGAATCCAAAAATATACTGATCGTGGATTTGTTCTTCGTGCTTTTCCTCCTTTGTACCAATTCAAACCTGATCTACGCGAAGACGTGTCGTTCTTTGGAGAAGAAATGGCCTTTCATATTATCGACTACGAAGAAGTACGCTGTTCAGACTTTCTTGCCGCCAGCGATTGGAACATTCTCCTTCGAATCGGCCAACAATTTCATGCCTATGAGCGAAAAGCGCTCTATACCTATCTAACCCAACACCAGTCCGAGGTTCATGATCTTGGGACAGTCTATGATACACCCCACAAACAGTCCCTTGTCCAAGGTAGCCTTACCGTCTTATCCCATTCTGACTTTTCCATCTTTGAACTGATTCACGAGTATACCCTGCCGTCCATTGTGTATCCCATCTCGGACAAATCCATTCATCGTATTCAATGTTATACGGTTGCCGATTGGAAAAATGGTACTCCTGGATTTACCATTGATGTTCCACCCTTTCTTAGCCTAGCTGGCCCCCTTCTTCCACCTGAACCCAGTGGAATTCAAGCAGGTATACCCCTTTATCACCCTGACGTCTACTGGATGGACTAAGACGGTCCATCCTTCCGCTTTCCGCGTCCCTTATTCTCCGTAAAAAATTGAAGTTCATCCATCCGTTATTTTTAGTCAACCTAAAGACGATATCATGACCCCTCTTCGCCCTCTCTGGGACAAATTCTCCTACTTTTCCCATCAGGAAGATGGCATCCGCTGGATGTTGGAGAAAGAAACCAAAGGAACGGAAGTTGCCACCCGAGACGGAAAGGGAACGGTGGTTGTACACGGCGGATTTCAATGTGATGATATGGGTCTAGGAAAAACCATCCAAGTTGCGGCGGTGATCGCCAACAACAAGAAAAAAGCGACTCTCTTGATTGCCCCGCTGGCCATGATCGAGACGTGGTCGTCGGTCTGCATTCGCGCAGGAATGTCCGTGTTTGAAGTCGATCCCAAACGGGGATCGCAGGGTGTTAGCCCATGGAAGTGCATGAATCCCATGGACGCCGTCCCTACACACTTTATCAAGAACCGTCCCACAGTCTACATCAGCAATTACGAGAAGCTCTACAACAGTGCCTCCCTATTTGATCGCGAGTGGGACCGTGTCGTGCTCGACGAGGCACATAAGATCCGCAACGGCGACGGACAAATTGCACGATCGGCACGAAAGATCAAAGCACCCATTCGTTGGGCGGTGACAGGAACCCCCCTTGTCAACTCCCTCAAAGACGTCGTTAGCCTGCTGGCATTTGTCGGCGTTCCCCATTCTCCTCTCTGGCGATGGGAGCCACGATTCAACACGATCCTTCCCCAGATCCTGTTGCATCGATCCCTCGATTCCCTCCGCGCCGTGATCAAGGGCGCGCCTCCCGTTCCCGTTATTCACGAAGACGTGTTGCCGTTTACCACAGAAGAAGAAGAAGAGTTCTATCACGGCGTTCAGGGTCTCGACGACGAGATGCTTCGAAAATATCAACACGAACTCCTCTCCAATGTCGAATCCTTCAAACTCCTCCTTCGCCTCCGCCAAATTTCCGTACATCCCCAAGTATACATCAATGCAAAGCGTCGCGAAAGCGACTTGTACAACCGCAAAGACTGGTCAACCGCCAGTACCAAAATGGAAAAAGTCAAAGAGATCATCCAAAAAGACAAAGAAGGCGTCCACAAATACATTGTGTTCTGCCAATTCAACGAGGAAATGGCGCTGTTTCACGACTTCCTTGTTTCCGAAAAACTAGCCAAATCAGAGAACGTCCTGATGTACCATGGCGGCATGAATCAGAACGAACGGACGGCGGTCCTTGCAAAATCCAAAGAAACCACCGAAACCACCGTCCTCTTGCTCCAACTCCAAGCAGGTGGTGTGGGACTCAACCTCCAAGAATACGATCGTGTCATCTTCGTCAGTCCATGGTGGACCGCTGCACTCATGGATCAAGCCATTGCACGCGCCGTTCGCATGGGTCAAACCGAAGTCGTCCACGTCTATCATCTCCGTTTGGCATCCGAACACAAGACTGCCATTCAAATCGACGCCCTTGTCAATCAAAAAGCCGAAGAAAAGCGGAAAATGCTGATCAAGCTCTTTGAAATCTGCAATGCATAAATGTTATTTATCCCCTCTTCTATGAAATGAAACATTTCATTTTTTTAGAATGCACAATAAAAACAAGGGACCCCTTGTTTTTATTTTTTGTAATAGAGTGGACGCAATTATCGATATTTATAAGCTATGTTGTTTAATCACATCTTCCAATCTCTCCGATGAAAGGTGGTGAACGCAGTATTTGTTCCATCTGTGGGGCTCATCAACACGCTCCAACGCGTAGCTCATAAGAACACCGCTCTTGTTCCATGAGCCTGTACCATTTTTCACGAAGATGATGTCGCCGATGCGGGCGTTAATAAAGGATTGTTGCTCCTGTCCCCATCGGCGTGAGCAGACGGAATAATGCATGAAAAGCGGTGGAGGTCCATTCGGGTCTCGTAGGCGTTCCACTCCTACCGAGTAGAGATCCGTCTCGGATTGGTAGCGGCCCGTCATGGCTCGCTCATGGTCCGCCATGTTCCACTGCATCCAGAGTTGGTTGTTGACTTTTTGCTGGTTATCCTTGTGGTTGAGCGGAATGCTTTGCACGTACTCGAGAGCGGTTGGGAGAACACACCGCTGGCACTCTATGAATTCAATCTTGGAAGGGAGAAGGCAGTCTCGCAGGAGTTTCATCTGTTCCTCATTGGACATGTTCTTGATTTCGTCGATCTCGGCGTGGGATGGGCAGATGGTTGTCATGATCGCTTGGTTGACATAACGGCGTTATCCATTTCATTCAATTTTTTTCATGATTCGCGTGAAATAAAAATAAGGAAACGTGTCCCTATTGTTATTTTTAATAATTTGGTGTCCATCCAATCTTCATAATGCTTCCATACGATGCAGGAATGCATGCATTTCGCTCCTCATCATCCTTGGGAGATGTCCCACGTATCTTTCGATACAGATCGTCCACCAGCGCCCGCTTCGATTCGTTGTCGGTTGCATCAAACCCATTCTGTTCTTTAAAATACTTCATCGCCAACTGTTCCTTCTCACGATGAAATTCGCCCAAGAATTTCTGAAATCGATATACCCTCTTGGGAATCGGCATCGATTCATCATTCAGGTAGGCTCGGCCCGCCTCCATAATCAATTTCTTCTCTCGGCGGGCAGGTCGCGACATGATCTGCCTTTTCTTAGAATGTCATCCATTTCAAATTTTTATGACGCATGTTGCATATACCAAGTCGTGATAAACGCATTACATATAAGATCCATTGATAACTCAATAATGACAATATCAATTTGGGAAAGAAGCATGTTAATATAAATAACCCAATCAAACCAAGTATACAGTGTGGAAACGATCGAAATTTCGTATACATGTGGTAAAAATAAGTTTAACTTGTTTGCATTGGCTTCAGACGAATTGTCCTGAATGTTGTGTGTAATCCAAGGAATGATGATATTATGATTCGTGTTTCGTATTATAATATTAAAAATAGAATAAAAAATCATTCCAATGTATTTTGGCATATTGTCTACATAAATTCCTAAGATAACGAGATTTGAATGGGGTCCCCATCGATAAAAGGTAGAAGGTTCATCCGATTGTTTAGGAATCATTGCTGCCATAATCCCACTAATTCCAATCATCCACGCCAGAACACATCGAGAGAGCAAAATGGTTCTCATCACTACGGTATAGATTATACACTCGTTTATATGCGCGTTTGATTGACCTAAAGATTTGTCTCCTTTCCATCATAGAAATGGCCGAAACCAATCAAGTCATTACCCCCTCCGATCAAGAGTCCAAGACCCAAGAGAAGAAGACCCGTGTCATCATCGGACTTCCAGGCGATCACTTTAGCCAGGCTTTTATGCTTTCCTGGACTCAGGCGCTTCATATTCTGATCTCTTCCAATCGTTATGACATCATCGTCAGCCCTGGCAAGAGCTCCTTTGTTTCCTTTGCTCGTATGCAGACCCTCGGTCTCGATGTTCGTCGTGGCAAGAACCAGAAGCCCTTTAACGGCGAGGCCTATGATATCTTTGTTTCCATTGATTCCGACGTGGTCTTTTCCGCTTCTCAGCTCATCGAGTTGATCGAGACCACCAAGCTTCACCCCGTTGTTTCTGGCTATTACATGATGTCGAACAACAAGCAGTTTGCTGTTGTAAAGGACTGGAACAAGGATTACTTTTCCAAGAACGGTACCTTTCAGTTCCTCGAGCCAAAGGATACCGAGGAGGCCATTAAGAAGTTCACCAACGAGCTCGAGGAGCGCCGTGCCGCCGAAGAGCAGAAGAAGGAGGTGAAGCCCATCTCGGAGCCCGAATTCATGAAGGTTTCCTATGCGGGTATGGGCTTCTTTGCTTGCCGCAAGGAAGTGCTCGACGATCTGCAGTACCCCTATTTCAACCGTGAGCTTCAGCGCATCAAGTCGAAGGATGGTGTCGAGATGGTGGATATGTGCTCCGAGGATGTTGCGTTCTGCAAGAACATCGAGGATGCGGGCTATGACATCATGCTCAATACCCGTCTGCGTGTCGGCCACGAGAAGGCAGTGATCCTCTAATTCACTTGGACGACTCCGCAGTGGCTTGAATATAATATGATAAAAACGATACTTAGTATAAAAAGAAAAGGATGATCTTCTTTTCTTTTTATTTACAATGAATTCACTTATGGAAGTTGAGCCGATTCAGTTGGTAGGGTGCTCTGCGAGACTGACTCTGAAGGGGCAGAAGACTCCTCCTTCGGGTTGCCCATCAATTCCACACTGCGCTTGTCAAGGCTGAGACCAAATAACGATAAAACAAATGAAACAATCGATACAAAGATCTCGTAGAGCCAATCAAACATTATACTTGCCGTATAGTATTTTTTGGGTGTTTCCTTTACGCATTAAACAGAAGTTGATCGTACGCACATGGCGCGATAACGCTTTCTCATTAGGAGAGGGTACATCCCTTGGATCCCTCCCATACTTCCCTTCGCCTGACTGTTGAATGACCGCATTTTGAACATGTTCGATACTGATACGTTATTCCTCGGTTCTTATACGTATCCATTACGATCTTATATAAATGGAAACAATTGGTTTGTAAAAGACGTTCTTCTTGTTCTTTTTTCTTTTCCGATTCGATCACTTTATCAAAGAAGGATTGCCGAAATCGATTGATTTCGTCCATCTTTATATTCGAAAGCAAGAATATAGAAATGAAGAACGCTCGCAAAACAATGAAGCTGCCTCGCTATTCTGCCACGTATCATGGCGTTCATAAATGGTACGAACACGTGTTTGAAAAACTTGGATGGATGGTCCTTGCCGATGCGAAGGGACTGAAAGGAAAAGTTTCTGAATACAAGAACTCAATTGACCGTCTTATCAAAACGATTGAACACATTACGATGGAATACAAAGATCAGAATCGTATTCATGATTTGAATGTATTACTTATGAACACGAAGGTGCTCCAAGCCCATGTTCAAAAAGACTTCTAAGTCATACGGTTATTTAGCTCTTTCAACTTTGCTTGTAAGTTTGTTTGGTAATAAATCAATGCATACACCAACAATGGAGCCGCGTACAATTCTCTTACTCGACTATGATCATATCCTTTGATACCATCCAAAGGAGAAGGAATTAATTGAATTATATTTCGTATAACGTAATATAATATGATAAATAATACAATCAAAAGGAGAGTTTGAACTAACAGCATGACAATGCTCTTTTTTTCTTCTTCGATTGGATCGCTCTTTCCAATAAGACGATCCACTCCAACGGCTGCAAAAAATCCAGACAAAAACTGAAGTGTTCCAATGAATATAATATCAAGGATCTTCATCCCACGAATCAACCATTCCATTTCTATTTTATACATATAAAAATTGAAGGACGCTCTTCTCTTAGGAAAAAGTCAACCATGTCCAAGAAACCAGAAATCGGCATTACCGAAGGCATTACGTTGACGTTCGGCGATATGGCGGAGAATCACGTCGGTATGGAACAAATCGGTTCCATGGTCGCCGAAGGAGAAGGATTCGACCTTGCCTATCTCAAAACCGTCCAAGCATCCATGGAAGCAATCGGCTGCACCTGCGAACTCATCGGACTTTCTGGAGGGGAATTGTCCCTTGATCCCCTCCCTGCCGCGCACGTTCTCGTCATTCGCCAAGGAGTCCCTGCCCTCCTTTCACATGCGAACGGTGGAAACCTAGTTTCGCAGCTTCAACTTTTCCAAGAACAAAAAGCCCTTGCATACGATACGAAGGCGTTCATGTACGGACGTGTTGTCGACAAACACGCGCGCTGGAATCTCTGCTTTGACGAAAAAGGACGCGAACCCGATTACGCCGCGGGCAAAGGACGCATCGTAGGGTACAACGAAGTCCCTCTTCTCAACGCACTCAAGGGTCAAATCGAGCAGTTCATGGGACCCAAGGCGAGTCATTTGAAAATCGAATCCAATTACTACTACGATACCGACAACTGCGGAATCGGATTTCATGGGGACTCGGAACGACGCAAGGTCATTGGTGTTCGTATCGGATATTCTTCCACACCCATGCACTGGCAATGGTATCACAAGGGAGAACCCGTCGGTGAACGTATCATTGTCCCTTTGAAACCAGGCGATATGTACTTGATGTCCGAAAAGGCAGTGGGAACGGACTGGAAGAAAAAGACAATTCCTACCCTTCGTCATGCGACGGGCTCGGATAAATTTACTACCATCAAGGAATAAACATTAGAAAAATAAACTATTTTTATTATAAATACATTCCACGATAAATCATTCTTCCATTATCACATGCAATGTATTGCAATTTCATATCATGAATCACTGGCTTCAACCGATTGAAGAAGTCGATGTACATTTGATCTGTTATTTTTAGTAAGCGTATCACAATGGTTCCTAAATGATGTTTCCTTGTAATCACGTGATGCACAAACCGATTAAATTGCTCCTCTGTAAGTTTATAACGATTCGATGAAACGATAACAAGGTTGTCAACATCATTTTCAATAATCAGATCGAACATCATTTCGATATGATCCATGTAGAGAAACTGATCCATATCGATTGTCATCCATTTTTCTGATCCAATTTGTTCGGTGTAAAACTGTTTTCTGATATGATTCCATGTACGAATCGGTTCGCGTTGGATTGGACCCTGATAAGCATATCGAATGGTTGCAGCATGTTCGCAATTGATAAGCGCCATGGTCTGTAGTTCGTTAGGAACCAAGAAACGTGAAATATGGGTTAACGTGTCTCGATTCATTTAATTGGTAGATAGTAAGCCCATCCTGATTTTCAATTTTACATTGAGCGGCGTTTTCTGGTATGGGAAGAACGACGTTTTTTATGAGTTCGTCTTCCGCCTGTTCCATTCTTAAAGAGTTCGGGATATTCCAGTCTGGACAGTTTGTTTTGTAATGCTTTCTTTTCCACTTCCAGAGCAGAAGTATTTGCACTCCAGTTTGCTTCTTTTGCTGAAAAGATTTGTTTAGATAAGTCCATTAATTGTTTTCTTATTTCACTCATACGTGCTGTATTATTTTTATACCCTTGCTTATTTATACTTCTCCTATGAGAAACCATACTATTTTCATTGTATTTGAATGAACGTGTCTGTTCTGAATTACTTGCATGTTTGGCAGTTTTCACCAAACTTCTCAAATACTCTTGATATTCTTGTTTTGAAGGAAAATTAGTAAATGGCTGTATAACCAATGCAGGATATTTACTCTGAATTTTTTTAGGATCGAGATCGGGCTGTTTACCACTCATCGTCTATACTATTACATTCTATTTTTTTGAGAGCCTAAACCATCGGCTCGCTTTTTTAGTAAGATGATGACTCGTCAGCAACGCTATAATAAATCCGTTAACGTGAATGTACGACAGGAATTCGAAATTCCCGCCGTATATCTCAAAGGAGCGATCGAAGAAATCGAAGAAGCACTCAGCATTGGCGCAACCATCCAAAATTCTATTAAAACAATGCGATCCAATGCCGACATTCGTCGTATTACGGAAGAGAAAGACGCCGAAATCCAAAGAATTCAGACCACCTATCAAGAACGCATCACCAAGTTATCCGATGATATACATAGCATCAGTGCTGAAAAAGAACGTATGATGGCCGAGATGGGAGATCGCATTCGCGCCGCACAGAAAGGGGAACGCGAGATCTGTACCAAAGAATCCGAAGAAAGCATCCGTCTTCTCCGCAAAGAACATGATCTACTCGTTGCCCGATACGACGCCGCCGAGGCTCGCAAGAGATCCCTCGAAGAGAATCGATCCAAAGATATCCAAGAAGCCGTGGCTCGAACGGAGCAACTCATGGGTAAGATTGTCGCCTCCAAAGAGGATCAACTTGCCAAAATGGAGGCAACCTTTCACCGTTTGCAAGAGAGCATCTCCAAACAAAGCGACGAAATATCGAAGTTGTCCTCCAATATGGGAAAGCGCGCAGCCAACGTCAAGACCAAAGGCAACGATTACGAAGAACAATTCGGAACCATTCTCCGTCGTCAATACGGTTTGTGTGGCGGTTTCGGTCTCCGTTCCACGGGTCTCGGTGCAGGACACGAGATGGATTTTGCCATGGATCTCGAAGGAAACGTCGTCATGTGGGAACTCAAGAACTATACCTCTCTGGTTCCCAAGGCAGAAGTCGACAAGTTTTTGCGCGATTTGAAGGAGAATCCACAGGCAAAGATCGGTGTTATGATCAGTCGTACCACCGACATTCACGGCAAAAACGCAATCGGCCCGTTGTCTACCGAGTTCGACGGAGACAAGATGATGATTTACATCAATCGCTTCGAAGAATTCTGTGGTGAAGACGAGGGGAAAGTGTTTGGTATGTTGCTGTCTCTCTTCCGTATTTGGTGGCAGTATCACAAGGAAGAGAACCAGGGATTCGATCGCGTGGAAATCATTCGCGAAGTCGAGAAAGCCGTGGAGGAAATCGCAAAGCGTCGCACGGAATGGCGTCGTCATAAGGCTCATCTTGACGAAATGTCTCGTTGGGCGATGGATCTCCTCGACGAATCCGAAGGACGTCTGGATCGTATTCTTAAAAAAGTGCGCAACGTCGCAGAAGTCGTACAAGAATCCGAAGTTCCCGAGGGCGTATTCCGCGAATCCGGTGAAGAAAAGGAACGACTCTGGACACAATCCATCATGCGTTGCTGTGTGGCAGGCGGGGAAATTGAAGTACGCGAACTCGTCGACTTGCTCCGTGCTCATCATAAACTGTCCGCCGATACCATTCGTTCCAATGTCATGGCGATCTTGAAAGATTCGGCGGTGATTAAAAAAGGAATTGTGAAATACGTTCGCGGTATTTCCAAGTTTGTTCCACCTTGTCAGATCAAAATGTAAAAAATAGGTATCTATTTATGTCATTACGCCGTTCGTACATACCTCACATCAGGCATCGCTTGGAAATCATTGTCGGCGATTACTGCAACTTCATTTATACGTTTGCAAATACGCCATATAAGAAGCGTAAGAAGAATGGATCCGCCTACCGATGCAAGAACAGGTACTAGAATGGAATCCATCGCAGATTCACCTGATTGTTCTGTTGCTGCAACACGATATGTTTCGTAAAAGGGTGGTAGAGGTGGTGTCGGCTTTGGCGGTGCAGTGGTGGGAGGTGCATGTGTAGGTGCTTGAGTTGGTGGAGCCATACAAACGAGTCCCAAGTTCATACACGATTGAAGAGGTGCGACACCATTCTTTTGATCCATAAAGAGTTGGTCTGCATTCTTGAGAATGGCCTCCACACAAAGAATCTTCTGTGTATCATCTTGTGTTGCATCCTTGCATGACTTCACAGATACAAGTGTAAATTCTGCCACGTTGTTCGATGGTTTCGCCATATCGAGTTGAAGGGCTTGAATGCAGACCGCGCACTGTAATTTTACATTCGCATACGACATAATGCACGGAGGCATCGTATTCAACGTAGTCGAAGAGGCCGAATTCGGATCTGAAAGACCCGTTGTAAATTGTGGAGTTTGACCCACGGACCATTTGCAGCACGGATCACCCATTTCGAGTCCATTCGTTTGACCGTCTCCATCCGCATCTGCCATACAGAACGTCTTGGTCCATTGTTGACCTGCCGCATAGAACGTGGATGCCAATTTGGTGGGAACTTTGGTATTTCCACCTGGATGCCCTAGCGTTAGTCCATACGACGGACCATTAGGGAGCTTTGCGAGGTCCTGTCGGTATGCATAGGTTGATGCAATTACAACGAACGTGGAAAGAATACGGATCATCTTTGTATTTGTCATATACAAAAATGATATCGTCAAATTTACACATGTTCATAGATAATACGATTCTATAAAAATAATATTTTTTTTCATTTTTTACCCTTTGATTGGATGATGCCCTTCTGGAATACGCCGAATGGGGCGACGAACACGAATCAATTTGAATCCTTTTCCAAACTTCCATCTTTTGGGAGGGTTCAATACAGGTGTTAGTTTCACGATTTTTATCTCCATCGCCCGTGATGCATCTGATTGGATCACTGTCGCTTTCGGTGCAGAGGTAATCGTAATGGGAACCATTTGAACTGATTTTTGAGTTTGTATCGCTGCTTTACTCACAGCCGCGGCTTTGTTTTGAGTGATGTCTGCGGTGGTTGCAGTATTCGGTGTACCTTCGGTATTCGGTGTACCTTCGGTATTCGGTGTACCTTCGGTATTCGGTGTACCCGCGGTATTTGGCGAACTTATCATGGTATTTGAATTCGTATGAGTCGGTTGATTACTAATCGTGAAATATAGTACTAGCCCAAGAAGTGCCATAATCAGAATCGCAAGGATGATTTCCACCCATGCAGTGGAATATTCTTTTGAACGTACCATGGTCTACCCCTATATGACTCGTATACCGAATATCAATTTTTAATAAAAATAATACCATTTAATAGAATGTTATATTATTTGGTTATATTGATTATTCTACTTATTGCATTTATGACCTATCGGCATACCGAAGGGTTTGATACTCCTGATCCTTGTCAAGGAGTTACCGATACCACCTTGGCAAGTGCGGTCTCCGATGCATGTTTGCAAAAAATGTGGCTCGATGCAGGATGTAGCGCAGAAGGTACTGTCTATCCTGCAACCGGTACAAAAAAATGGTACAATCAATCTCCTAATGGAGCCAATGTCGTTTATTGCGATAACGGTGCACATGCCTGGCCCAATTGTGGTGCAGGTAATGTTGGTGTCATTAAAGCCGATATGGCGGCATGGGCGAGTATGATGGATGATAACCATGTAAAAGGGTGCCGAGGAACAAAATGTCGTGCCGTGACCACCCCGTTTAATGATGAAGGTGGAGGCAATGCGGTGTATCTGGATCGTCATGCTCTGTCATGTCGTGCCGATGAAGCGATTTCACAAATTCATCTCGTTCGTAGCGGACAAGGAACGTACCAATATCAATACACCTGTTGTAAAATGTCAGGCCCTCCTGGACCACCTGGAAAAGATGGTGCACCTGGCCCCGCAGGACCCGCAGGCGTACCTGGAATGACGGGTGGACCAGGACCCGCTGGGCCTGCTGGACCTGCGGGTAAAGATGGCGCACCTGGAAAAGATGGACCGGTTGGTGCAGTGGGACCCATGGGTCCTGCTGGATCCAATGGAACAGTAGGCCCAATTGGCCCTGCTGGACCTCGAGGACCACCTGGCGTTTCTTCCCAGCCCGCTCCATATGATATGCCATCCTTATCCGATATTCAATCGATCCTTAAAAGTGAACTTCAAACCACCTAATAATCTATTGAAACACATCCATTATCTGTCGAACCAATTTCCATAAACGCTCATTCGTATAACATTCCATTACCAAATCATGTATGATCATGTCGCACGATGTTCTTTCCCTCAACGCGGTCTGTAATCGATCAAGACTCTCGCTTCTGACATGCGATTGATCCAATGCAATAAAAAGAAATAGACCTTTTTTATCATTTCGATGTATTATTTCTAGTAGATGTTCTTCCAGTGATAATTGTTTTGATCGATAAAGAGTTTGTTGTACAATTCGATGAAATTCCATATTTTATAATCATCGTTTATTTTCCTTACACTCTTGGTATGACAGAATCCTTACACATTTGCAATGCATTGATTTGGCAGGAACGAATTTGTTGAGTCATCGGATCCACTGGGTTAACATGATCCAAAATGATGCCGCATAAGAGAATGTATAGCACAAAGGCAACGGCGGCAATCAGTTGAATCTTCATATCGTTTTGCGGCATGATTTTGCATTTTTTGTTGAGTGCTCTTTTTTCAATTTTTTTATGTATCAATCGCAAATTTGACGGAACATTGAAATACAGGACGATACTACTACCACACAGAGAATGCTATGGTCAATCTTCTCTAAAACGGGGCGAAGTATACGGCTTGTTGATTTCATGTTAACCGTTGCCGATAAAGTATCAGAAGACAGACATTTTCATGTACCTTCTCGCTTTTTGAACGCCCCATTTTATTCTCTTCCTATTACAAACCGTTCATAAAATGGATCATCGTGAAGTCCGACGTCATATGACGTTTTTCCTAACGGACCCAACCACTCGCTCCTTTGATGGAGCCAAAACCTATTTGATCCCCCTCCGTCGTATCGCCATGGAGGGATTTACTTTACCTGAAAGTCGTTGTCTCTGGTTTTCACTCCTGATCTATAAATTCCGAAGTGAATCCGATATTTCTGATGAATTATGGACTGCCTCACGCAATTTTGTTCTAGAAAGTCTCCGCCAAGACTCGAGTCGAGAAACAACTGCCCGACACTATCTTTCCGTGTTTGAATTATGGAAAAAGCAAGATCATCAATCCTTTGTCAATGAAGTCGTCGGATATTACTTGGAAGTTCTCCATTTGAAACAAACCATCGAAGAATCCAAAGATGAATCCACCATCGCCGAGTGGAAAGATAACTATAACGGATTACTTATCAAAATACGTGATTCTGCCGAACGAATGGGATTTCTACGAGCCTTAGATGAACGTGTTGCAGAGGTGAATCGTGTTCGTCATTCCCTCGTTGAAAGTATGATGAAACGCGCCTATTGGGATATGCTTGAAAACGATATCAAAGAAGAAAAATATACAAGTGTCATCTGTCAGCTCCTAGAACTCAAAGAATTGGTCAAAGAAATTATCCCCTCTCGGTATCACCCTGATCTCCACGAAAAATTCAATATCGATTTCATTCAACAACAACTGGAACAACGCAGCCTTGACTCAGCCTACTTGGTACAATTATGTCGCTGGATCATGGACTCCATGAAAGAATGGGATGCCGCTTCGACCCAACCCTTATACGAACGCGAGATTCAGACATGGGAACAATCGATTGGAACCCTTGAATGGCCACGCTTTCTTCGATTTAGCTTGGAACTCTGCACCATGCTGGCACTTGATGCCAAAACCCGTGTTTCCATCTGGCGATCCATCCTCCGCCCTGAACCTAAATGAGTACAACGAAATGCTAGGTAGAATGCGCACCGTTGTCATTTTTACTGGTGCTCTACGAACAGTAAAAAAGACAATGTCTTACTTTAAAAAACATGTTCTTCTTCGACCTGATATTGATATTTTCATCTGTGTCCAAAATGATACGAAGGAATCCGATGAATCCTGGTCTGGATGGTTTCGTGAACAACTGGGTCGGTCCATGTTATCGATTCAATGGTACAGCCACGAATCCTATCCTGATTGGGTCAAACATCGCGATCGCCAAATCGGATATCTTACCATTGAAGATAGCTGGAAAAATTATCTTCGTACCAGTGGTTCCATGATTGAATACTTTCAATTGCAACTCGCCTACATGGCCATGTGCCAACACGAACAACAACATGGATTTCGATACGATTATTTGGTTCGTGCTCGTACCGATAGTATTTATGCCAAACCTCTCGATTTTCATTGGCTCTTCTGGACCGAATCACAGGTTGCCGCACGAATGGATCGAATCAAGGAAGAACTCGTCGAATCTGGTATGGAGCCTACCCCAGAAAATCAATTGAAATATTTCATGTGCACCATCTTATCGGATGATGTTCTTCCCAATCTAGAACGTATCTTTGCCGATTATCGCCCTTGTGAAACGGAGACGATTCTAGATGAGGAACTAACTCCAAGACGTCTACACGCCTTTATCCACAAAGGACGATACATTCTCACCCTCCGTAAAAATAATTTATACGTAGTTCGTCGCTCTCTCTTTTATATGATTCCCACCCTCGGAACCATGTATGGTTTCCTACGATCTCCTCAGGCGGATCCATGGTGGTTCAACGCAGAAGGACAATTTCGTGATGCGTGTTATTATTCAGGAATGTCCATCTTTGATTATAGTACACTCTATGAAGAAAAATCATTGGAATATGCAAATCGATGGAACGAGGCTGATTTTTTCGATTTGCAGTTTCGTTTGATTAATCCAATGATGTTATATTGTGTGGTTCGGAAGTGAAACGGAATACCGTTTCACTGGCATATCGCTCTGCGATTCAGGAAGTGAAATCCATTTGTATGATTTTTTGGTTTACTTCTTGATAACCTTACCATTTCGAAGAACACGGACGTTCTTTTCATCTTCCTCCATTTGTGTAAATCGATCTGAAAGATTTGTCGCTTCAATTTCCTCCATTGGGAAGAGTGGACGTGATCCGCGTGGAGCTGGTGGCGGAGAAAAGGGTGTCCAACCGGTTTGAGGCGTTTCCTTGGATTCGTCCTCTTGCTCTTCCTCTTCCTGTTGTTTATGCGTCTGATACGCATGGGCCGTCGCATGGAAATCCTCCAGAATGCCACCCAAATTGATGTTCGCCCCACACCAACGCTGTTGAATCTCTGTCCAGCGCATGTTCACTACATTTTGTGGAACAATAGACTGTGTCTTGAAGGAAATGACCTCGATGGTATGGATGTCTTTCATTTGCTCGTTGGTCAAGCACAGAATACGCTGCAAAGATTGACGAACCGTGCAATCACGATGGAAGTAAAAGTCTCCGCTTAGATCCTCCAAAACAATCTCGTACGGGTTGTTGTAGCGGCGCCAAACGTTGAAATACTGCCAACCGTAAATGCATATGGTACCAAGAAAGTCAAGTTTCTTCGTAATCTGTCCGTTGATTACAATCTCAGAAAAGATGTTCAATTGTTGCTCGCGAGTTGCCATGGATGAAGGTGTGGCAATGTATTCGGCAGATTGAATTGTCAAATTTTTTAAAACGGGGCTTAAAACTTTTTATATTTAGTATGATTAGAATGGGTATTATCAACAACGACGTCTACACTGCTTCCAACGGTGTTCAAAAGGCCGGAACCTACATCTGCTTTGCGAACGAGACCATCTATCTGACACAACAGGGTGGTGCCAGTCCATTTCCTCCTTCCGACGCGTCGGTCTCATCGAGTGAGCCGATGTACAGCGTGCGTGCGAATTACCGTGTCTATTGGGATCAAGATTCTCGTGTTGCGGGCAAGGGCTTCATCGATCTCCAGTCGGTTTATACCACCGTTTCTCGTAGTGATTTGAACTCGAACTTGTACGATCACCTATATGCGGTTCTGAAGAAGACCTACACCAATACCGTAGACGAGCTTACGGTTCGAACCCCACCTGCTCCACCTGCCCCTCCCGCTCCCGCTAATCCATCCTCTTCTTCGATCCCCCCTCCTGATCCATCCTCTTCCGCGCCCGTTTCATCGGATCCTTCTTCCGCGCCCGTTTCATCGGATCCTTCTTCCGCGCCCGTTTCATCGGATCCTTCTTCCGCGCCACCTTCATAAAACAATTTCATCGGTATCTTTATCTAGATCCATATGAAATTACTTGCATTTATGTATTATATATGCCATAACTGTCTCCAACGAATATCCTAGTTCTGGTGTAGTATATACATTCGGTGGCTTTACTCGATCCTCGATTTGTGATTGATATAATACGTTTTCCTCTTCAAATGGTTCCGATTGACGAATGGACAATACAATCAAGAGGATCAGGATGGCAACTAGTATGAATCGTTTCATCTCTATTTCAACGTTTGATTGTATATCGTCGCTGTTTTATCGTATACCTCTTTGGACGTTTTGGAGCAACTTGTTTATGAATCTCTTTTATCACATCTTTCATCATATGATATCCCTCATCACGTTCTGATGACGAATTCGGCCAAGGAGGTACTTTTGACAACGTCTCCAAAATATTAATTAAATCATGAAGATTGTTTCCCTTTGGATAGAACGGAAAGGTTTGATTTTCTGCTTCCATTACGTCCATCATGTAGACAATTAACGAAGATACATTCACTTGTGCATCATACATTGCGGATTGATAAATCTCCTTGATCCTATCGAATGAAACCGTATAATGATAGGCCGGAACTTGATAATAGTTTTCTTTTAATGTTTCCTGTAAGTGAGGATGGGATTGATCATCAAAAAAATAAAATTGCTTGGGTTCGACTGGTTTTCCTCGAAAACAAAGAGAGTGCAGAGTGTCCCAGGTCTTCGTATAATACATATCTATCTTATCATTCTCTCGCAATGGATGATGCCAATGAATGCATTCCGTTATGATATTGGTTTTAATAACATGGTGAATCACATCCCTTACAAATTGTAAACTCGGTAGGTATCGATTGTTGCTATAAATTATAACTTGTTTGATCTTCTTTTTATGATACAATACCGCCAGTTCCCGCATGATCTCAAGAATACCAGGACGCAATAGACCCATCGGGTTCTCGCTCATTTCTTGCATCGCAACACGTTCCACAAAGAGCTGATAGGCCTTTTGTAGACGATTGTGCAATTCTTCAGGAAAAAAAGAAAGAAGACTCGGACTGGTCTCTAGAACGAATTCTTTCATATGAAAGCTAAGCAGAAAGAAATAGAACGACGTTATATCTGCCAACGTCAGATCTAGATCAAAGACGACATAACTCATCCGCTACTAGCCTCCTTTTTTTTATTGGCTTCCCATTTCTGGTTTCTTAACCTGTATGATTTGTTTTCCGTCAACACGATCCATCGGTTCTACATATTTTAGTCCAAGGAACCGAAAGATGTCCTTCTCCGTTCGCATCCTCGGAACCACACGAACCTCAGGTCGAATCATCGTCATGGTATGTTCATTCAGTGTATATCCTTTTTCCAATGTATACTGTCGGAAGGCAACATTGAACCGATCCGACCCCGTGAAATAGAGAACCGCATACGCATATTCCTCTTCGGGCGTCATCAACAAGTCCAACCGTCTTGCCGTTCCCGTCTCATCCAATCGACAAATCGCCATGCATTTGTGCTCCCCTATCGCCAGGACCTCCTCAATGTATCCCACCTTTTTCATTCGTTCCACCATCGTTGCCAATTGATCTTTTACTGTCTTCGCTGGGGTTCCTTCTGGAACTCGAATCAAGACATCAATATCGCCCGAAGTTGTGAGGCCGCGCCGAAAACTTCCCACCAACTCTACTCCTTGGATGTCAACCGTTTCTTTCATATAATGCTGAAGAACACCACGATGTTCTTTCATTTCCTCGTGCGGAATGCGCTCCAGCAGTTCCTCATAATATTTCAGCCCGACCGTTTGTTTGTCATTCAATAGTTTCGGGTTCGCCTGGATCGCCTGACGCAGCTCCGCAATCGTTCGAAACCCCTGTCGGGTCAGCTCGGTCGCTTTCGCAGGTCCCACTCCATAGATCTTCTGAAAGGCATCCAACGCATCAATCGGATACAGTTCTTTGGCCTTTTCTGCCGATTTTAACTGACCCGTCTCCATAATCTCTTTGATTTTCTTCTGGATTTTCTCTCCTACCCCTTTCATGGATTCAACCTGTTCATAGTGAGTGATCGGATAATCGGCTTGTTTCAATTGCTGAATCACCGTCGCATAGGCACGAGCACTGAATGGTTTTTTGTCTGCCAGATCCCGCTTCCGCAGAACATCGAGCGCTTGGATAATCGTTTGCTTATGGTCCATCTTGATAACTTTCTATTATGAAAAATAAGTTTTCAATTTTTTATGTGTGTTATGATTGATAAAATGGGAAATCGGTGACCGAGTAGGTCCATTGCATGGTAAAGTCTTGAAATGGTCCCTCGATTCGTTTTCTAACAATCTTTCCATCCTGATTTTCAAGATAGATGACCGTCGCATATTTTTGTTGATCGATGTAAAAGTTCAGAAGAATGGTCTCTCCTGGCTTACTTGTTTCCGCAATCTTCATGGCACGTTCGGTTGGCCCTGGATAAATCGTAAGGCTTCGTTTCCGAAATACGGGAGGGGCTTGAGACAATTCCATCAATGTTCGTGCAGCTTGCATCATTTCTTCTTCTTCTTTTTCTTTCTTTGCTTGGAGACGCGTACGTGGCATGGATGCGTTATGTTCCATTCTAGATTATGTTCAATTTTTTTTATTCGGCATAAAGATCAAGACACTGTGTTGACTAATGAAATATACTCGTTCCCGTGATATTGAATGGAACGGCATCAAACCTCTTCCCACCGAAATTAATGTTATGAGCTACGATACCCATGCTGCCGAAATGGAACTTCTCTCTGTTCTCTGCCGTTTACACGGTCATATGACCGCATTTGATCTTCTTATGGGTGCCGAATTAGAGAGTGAAAAAGATTCCGATATTACTTCTGTTATGGAGGCCTTTAAAGCCTATATTCACCCTCGTATGCCCCTGTCGCATTATACCAGTTCCGATAAACGAATCAAATCCGCACGTACCGATCAACCCATTATACCCATCGATCCTGAAAAATTATAAAAATTGATGAACAAGAGACCTATTTCGAAATAGCAACCATGGCAGCAGAGTCTTCCAAGAAACTACCGAATCAAGTAGTTGAGCCAGAATGCTGCAGTATCTGTGCAGACAAATACACGGCCATTATTCGAAAGAAGATCTCCTGTAAGTACTGTTCGGCTTCTACTTGCAGCAAATGCATTGAACAATATCTCTTGACACGCCACGAAGACGCCCATTGTGTCCATTGTCGTGTTAATTATAACGACACCACACTCGGAGAGATTTGTACAAAAACATACTTGAATCAAACCTACTTCAAACATCGTCAAGAAGTTCTCATCAATCGTGAACGTGCAAATCTACCCGCTCTTCAAGAAACAGCCCTTCGAGAGCAACGGAGACGAAAGAAAGACGCCATGATCCATACCATCAATGCGGAGATAACTGGATTTAAGGCACGACGTGGAGAGGTTATGCGTCTATACAACCAACTTTATGGAGAATACTATGGCCACGGTCTTCAAACTCCTGATCGAATGACCCGTCTGAATCAACTTCTCGATGAATCGAACGAACTTCTCGAACGTATTCGTGAAAAGAAAGATCTCATCTATGCCATTCGATGGCCTCCTCGTGGACGCGAAGATGCCGTCAATGATGAGGAGAAAAAAGAAGAAGAAAAGAAAAAGTTTGTCCGTCGTTGCACCCGCGACGGATGTCAAGGATTTCTTAGTACCGCGTGGAAGTGCGGATTGTGCGAATGGTACAGCTGCGCACATTGCTTCGTGGTCAAAGGACAGACGCACGATGTTCCGCACGAATGCAAGAAGGAAGATCTGGAGACAGCCGAGCTCATTAAGAAAGATTGCAAACCATGCCCGAAATGCGGTGAATTCATTCAAAAAAGCTCGGGGTGCGATCAAATGTTTTGCATCTCCTGTCAGACCCCGTTTTCGTGGACGAGTGGAAAGATCGTAACATCCGGTCCCATCCACAATCCACATTACTACGAGTGGATGAAACGAACCGGCGGGGCGATGCCCCGCAATCCCGCCGACGTTCCCTGCGGTGGATTCCCTGGCGCATGGGAACTCGTTCGGTTTCCACGTGGAGTACGTCGCGAACATGCCAATCCCTTCTACGAATTCCATCGAATCTGCCAAGAACTACAGGACATTTCCACTCGCAATTTTCGCACCCATTTTGACAATACTTCTTTCACTGATATCAATATCAAATTCCTTCTCGGTGAACTGGAAGAAAAGAAATGGGGACAACAGCTTGCCATCGCAGAGAAGAAAAAGAAACGTGATGGCGAAGTTCAAGAGATCATGGGTGCATTTCGTATGGCGGCAGTGGAACTTGTTAATCGCGTTCAACACTATCGAGAAGGGGTCATTCGATCCTTTACGGATCTTCCTGCGCCTGAGGCAGAAAAGTTCCTAGTCGAATTGTTTGTCGAAATCAAGGAGCTGTATCATCTCATCAATGACGCCTTTCGAAACGCCAGTATTTCCTCCTCTTACTCGGTTCCGTATATCGAAGAGGTATGGAATCAACAACACAACGTATATCATTATCGGGTTTCCTTCAAGAATTTCAAAGAAGATGCTAAAAAGAAACGTGTTGTGAAAAAGAAAGAAAAGGACGATGATGTCAAAGAAGAAATCGAAGTGGTAGCAGAACCTGCCGTTCTTCACCCTGCTCCTCCAGCGGAATTGGAAGAGGAATCAGATGATGAACTATCGGAAGAACAACAACTTCAACGTGCCATTCATGCTAGTCTTCAATAAAAATAAAAAGATAGAATAGATCATGGGGTGGATTATTTTTACTGTATTATGCGTTATTCTTGTTCTGATTACAATACGTAATGTCCAAGAAGGATTCCATGGAGGTCAGGGAGGTGGTCATGGAGGTGGATATGGTATCGGCCAGAGTGGCCATGGAGGTCATGCAGGAGGTCATGAAGGTGGTCATCGAGGTGGATATGGAGGATACCGCGGAGGATGGACAACGGTAGGCAGTGGCGGTGGAAGTGGATGGGATTGGTGGCCCTTTGAATGGTGGCCATGGTATAATGAAACCGTTATCTTGATTGATTCCTAAAAAAAATAGATCCTATAATAAAGTATGTCGTACGACATCGTTATTATCGGTGCAGGTATTTCTGGTCTTCATACTGGTATTGAACTTCTTCGTTCTTACCCTTATCTACGATGCATCATCCTTGAAAAATACAATTATAATGGAGGACGGGTCTATACCTATCACAAGAGTCTCCCTGGTATCGGACGTATTCAATGGGAAAGCGGTGCAGGAAGAATTTCTTCTACCCATACTGCCATTCTGGAACTTATGAAACGATATCACTTAACCTATGTTCCCATTTCAGGAGAAAGCCACTATATCCCAGATTCAACACTCCAACCACAAGCCAATCTTTTCACTGCATTACATAATGTCTATCTGGAACCTCTTCGTTCTCTTCCAAAAACGGTTTTACAGTCGCACACCTTAGGATCTCTATTATATACCATTCATAGTAAAGATAAGGCAGATTCTTTCTTGTCCCAATTTCCCTATTTCTCCGAAATTCATACCCTTCGTGCCGATCGAGGCATTTATACCTTTGATTATGAAATGGGACGAACAGAAGGATTCGGTGTATGCAAAGAAGGTCTCTCCACACTAACCGATCGCATGGCCGATGATTTCAAAAAACGAGGTGGAACAATCCAACATGGATCCGAAGTTGAATCCGTTTCCTACAACGGAAAACATAACGAAATTTGTGTTAAAGATGGTCCGATGTATACGGCTCCTCTTTGCATCATGGCCCTTCACTCCGAAGCCATGAAACACATCCAAGGAGTTCGCCATCTTCCCGTCTTGAAAAAACTAGAAATGACACCCCTTCTTCGCATGTATGCGGTCTTTCCCCTTTCCAAAGGAAAATCATGGTTTCATGGTCTTCCTAAGATTGTCAATGATGGACCCATTCGATACATTCTCCCGATGAATGAACGCTGTATTATGATTTCCTATACAGATGGCGATGATGCCCTTTTCTGGATGAAAAAGAATCCCAAACATGTTCCTGGAGAAGTTATGAAACGAATCCGCGCCTTGTTCCCCGATTTGATCATTCCCGATCCCCTTTTTTTCAAAATGCACGATTGGAAAACGGGATGCACCTATTGGAAACCTGGAACCTACTCTGTGGAAGAAGAAAGTGAAGCCTCTCTTCATCCTATGCCAAAAGAAATGCCTGGATTGTTTGTCTGCGGCGAATCGTTTGCATTACTACAATGCTGGATGGAATGTGCCGTTCAACAGGCCAACCGTGTTATGAAACATGCTGCGTTTCAACGCGTACTTAAATCGGTCCTGACCCTATAGGGATAGTATGTGTGGTATTTGGGCACTTGCGAATCTGGCTGGCAAACAAGACCATGTTATTACATGGTTCAAGGATTTTATGGAGCTGGTCCATCGCGGTCCCGACAATTCCTATTTTGAAACCTATCAAAATGTCATGGTTGGTTTCCATCGTCTCGCCATCATGGACGATACCTTTCATGCCAATCAACCTTTTATTTTGGAAGACGACAAACGTACCATTGTATTCCTTTGCAACGGCGAGATCTACAACTTTAAGGATTTAATTGAAGAGTACGATCTTCCTCCTTCGAAAAATGATTGTATGACCATTCCTGAACTCTATATGCATCTTGCATCCATTCGAAAAGAATATGAGTTTGCATCCATCATTCGATCGCGTGTCAAAGGAGAGTACGCTTTTGTTCTCTTTGAATTTGACCGTCTCAAGAATTTGAAAAATATCATTGCCTGTCGTGATGAAATTGGTATTCGTCCCCTGTATGTCAACGAAGACAACCATCTTATTTTTTTTACATCCGAGTTGAAGGGCGCTCTCTCCTACAAGGGAAAGATGACCGAATTTCCTCCTGGAACCATGAAGATCTATCATTTGAATGAACTAGGCCGAACCGATACCTATTCGGTAGCATGTGATACATTGACACCTCCTACCATGCCTCGATCTCTCTATGAAATCGGTCATGTGGTTCATGATCCCAGTGTATATTTAACCAGTGTACGCAATGCCGTCATGAACTCGGTACGTCGTCGCCTGGCATCCGATAAACCCCTCGCCTTTCTCCTTTCAGGTGGTGTCGATTCTAGTCTTGTTGCTGCGTTGAGTGCCAAGATGCTCGGTAAGCCCATTCGCACCTTTTGCTGTGGAATGCGTGAAGGAACCGATCTTCAGTATGCCCGCATGGTTGCCAAGCACATCGGCTCCAATCATACCGAGGTCTTCTTTACCCCACAGGAAGGTCTCGATGCCATTCGTGATGTCATTCGTACCACGGAAACATGGGACACGACCACCATTCGTGCCTCTGTCGGTCAATATCTCGTTTGCAAATGGATCGGAACCCAGACAGATTGCAAAGTGGTGATGGTGGGCGAAGGTCCTGACGAAGTCTGTTCCTCCTACCTATTTAACTGGTATGCACCCAATGGTGAGGCACTGGATAAAGCGGCAAAGGATTATGTCGCGAACATTCATTACTATGATGTGAAACGTGCCGATCGCTGCATTGCTCGCTGGGGTCTCGAGGGTCGTGTTCCTCTATTGGATCCCGAATTCATCAAGTCGTACTGGTATATCCCTGGCCAACAGCGAATGCCGACCTATAAAAACATGGAGAAATGGTGGTTGCGCGAGGCATTTTCAGGAACAGGTATCCTTCCTGATGCGGTCCTTTGGAGAAAGAAAGAGGCATTTTCCGATGGTGTTTCAGGTGAAAAATCGTGGTTTCAAATCATTCAAGAGTGGGTGGATCCACAAGTGTCAGATGAGGAAATGGCAGGTGCGGCGCTGACCTATCCTTATTGCAGTCCAACGACAAAGGAGGCATTCTTGTATCGCAAAATCTTTTGTGAGATCTTTGGCGATCATCGCCAAGAGATTATTCCTGGCTATTGGCAGCCCAAATGGTCGGCCAATGGTAAGGAAGTTGTAGGATACATTGATCCTTCGGCGCGTGTTCTTAGCGTCTATTCTTTATAGTCTTGTGGTTCTTTCGTTTGGTTCGTCGTTTACCACCCTGTCCAAAAGGTGTAAACCAAGTAAATGTAGGTGTTTGGGAATTATTGGGTTCCATTATCTTGTGTTGAACAGGACCTTGTCTTCTCGTTGCAACTTTCTTATTTCGATAGGAACGAATCGTCTCCTTAAAACGATTCATTTGTGCTTTTTTCATATTATTGGGTCCTAGCATTCGTTTACTATATATTCTAGGATTTTTGGGAGATAATAAATTGATTTGTGGATTAAACCATCTTCTTGGTTTCATAGGCATCGATCTTCTAGAAGAATTTATGATAGGTGCAGCAGAAAATTGCGCTACAGGTACAGCGGATGCCGCTAAAGATGCAATTGCTAATTCAGCAGAAGGTACGATAATCTCATGACGTACTGATAAATCACGAAGCATACCAGGTGTGATATCGATCGATGCCATTCCATCTCGTTCTGCTTCATAAATGTACAATGTATATAATGTTTCATATATGCTTTCATATATAAAATCATTATTAGAATTACCATATACTTGCTGAAAGGATTGTACAAAAGTTCGATCTAATTCCGCTTGCAAATCTTTCGTTTCGTTCACATCCTCTTGATTAATGATTGCGGCAGTCGCGTTTGCATTTGTACTTGCGGCAGCACTCGCATTCATCGGTTCATTTGCATTTGCTTTATCAAATACATTTAATTGTTTTTGACATTGATACTCCACCGCTTCATGATTTGAGACAGGAAACATTGATAAATCCTCTGGACCTGGGACCCTACTACCACCTCGTTGTCGACCACCTCTTGACCGTTGGGTCATACGACGTCCAATATTATAAAACGTATCCGTATTACCTTCAAAACTAGGTTTTACTCGGTTCTTAGAATGAAGAGTATATGACTTTCCTAATGTCATGCATAAATGATTACCTTTTTGTTTTATCATTGGTACCAATAAATATTCATCATCGATTCTCGCAGAGTCTGTTTTTAACGATTCGAATACTTGACTGATTTGTTTTTTATTATTTCTGGATATGACTGCCTCATATGTTGCTTGTTTGGAGACTGTAATGGAGGGTCCAAATTCGCGTTCTAACTCATCATTAATAAACTTCATGTCCGCAATCATTCTATCATAAAATTCTGAAGGAAAAGTCATACCACTCGTTCCTTGTACATGAATCAATAGATCAGGATGGGAACGAAGATGTTCTATAGATGCGATTATTTTTGTATTTTCTTCAACGGTTCTACGTATTTTTTGTATTAATCGACCATATTCATTTTCAAAAGGTGTTCCTGGAAAATAATCGATGATTGAATAATACGATCCATTTCCCGCTTTTAATACTTGTGTTGGAAAATCGATAGGTCGATCAAATTGACCTGTGAAAATACATCGAATGCCCAATATAATACATAAGACGAATACAACAAGATCACATGTCGACATCACCGCTGCCATATTTTGTTTCTTCATGACATAGTACAGTATCAAATAGATAATTACTTGAGATTTATCACCCCATTCCTTTATCACAGTAAAGATGGTTTTTTCAAGTATATGACCTGATTTTGTAAGAAAAGTATATTTTTTATTGTTTCCTTCCATATACATCATATCGGTTTCATAATCATCTAGTTGACATTTTCCAGATTCACACGGGCCGCACATAATATTCATCCTATATTGAAATGGAATTTCATCATTTGTGGTGGTTGCAACAATCGACGATTTTCCAAACCCAAGCGCCTCCATAAATTCAGGACGAATATCGATTGTAAATCCTGGAGGTGGCCAATTTTCTCCTGGTTTATTCAATGGATCAATGAATGATCCAAATGTAGAAATGGATCTAAATCCTGGTTCGATGAAATGATCTCCACCCATTCCCGATTCCCATAAATAGTTTGGAACAAGTATCTTCTCTTTATCCTGCAAACGATACAATTTTGTCCATGTACGTCTCGATAGGTTCGAGGATACCTGACTAATGATGGCATTTTCCCAATCATGAAGTTCATTAAAATTGGGAGTTCCAGATCGTGGATAAATATTTAACGATTGTAATAAGTGTATGTTAATTCCATCTTTGATAGAATCCAAATAGTTCCATCCTTGTTGCTCGGCAATCAACGCATCTTTATTTAGAAAGATGACGCCACGAATACTACGTAGTTCCGCAATTGGTTTACGATGTATCACCGTAGATCCCTGTGTAATGATAATTTCATCATTTACATAATCAATACGATATGTTTGTGCAGGGTTAGATGCTACCGCGGCAGAGGGAAGTCCCGCAGCACGAGCTGCCACTTTACTTGCCATCTACTTACTCACCACAATAAAATAATCTATTTAAACATCTTCTCTACTCTTTAACAGAATGGCTAACCCAGAGGAAGAGTGGTTTTCCATTGATTTGGAAAACAAACTCAATCGAAAAATCGATGCCCTCCAGCGCATCGTTCAGCAACAAACCGAACTCATTCAGAATATGTCCAATGAAATCAAACAAATGAAACAGCACGTCGGATCGCCCTGTAGTCATTTGTCATCTCAGAATGATCGAACTCATCAACTACTCGAAGAACTCAAAGTGATCAAACAACGTGAACTCAACATGATGCTACGGGAAAAAATTCCAGTTCCCTTCTTCTCCACCAAAAGCTCCTTCCCTCATCAAAATGCCGTATCCGTTCCTTCCCTTCCGAGTCCTTTATTTCTTGCTCAACTCAATCGTAGCCCCATTAAAAATTTAAATTTATAATCGAATAATAGAAATGAAATTCGATCAGCACTTTATTTTATCCGTGTTTCATTTGTTATTCATTGTTCCGCTGTTTCTCTACATCGGATTTCAACGCTCCGCCGTCCCTGAGTGGATTTATCTCGCACTCTTTACCATCGGATGTGTGGTATTCTTATATCATGGCATTAAATTGATCATGCGAATCCAGAATGGTTCCAGTTATTCATGGGTCAATGCCATCCATGTCCTCTTACTTGCCCCACTTCTGATCTATATCGGATATCATAAGAAAGAGACTCCCCGTTCGGCGTATGAGCTTCTCTTAATGACGGCCTTTGCCGCTCTCGGATATCACTTGTTTTCTATTGTCAAAGCGCTAAATCTCCATTCCGAACATAACGAGTAAATTTGATAGATAGAGTTCTCTCACTTCTAATAGAGATGTCCCAATTATACGAAGATGATGAATGCAATCAATGTATGCTCTATGTACAATTTGTAGCAAATGCCAATAAATGGAAATGTGTTATCTGCGATCTTGTCGAAGAAGGAATGGAAGATACTACCGAAACCTACAATATCATTTGGGGACGGTATCAATTACCATGTCAACATGAAGCCCATATTCGGTGTTTCCGAAAATGGTGTAAAATCAACGAGAGCGTAGGATGTGTTCTCTGTGGTATGATTGAACCTGTCGAATCCAATCGCTTTTGCAATCAATGTGAACAATACGGGCATTCACGGTGCTCATAAAAAACGTCCCTTTATTTTATGAGCATGTGTGCCAGTAAAAAAATAGATGATATTATTTTTCTAGGCAAGAATCTCTTGCAGTTTTTCATATTTTGAATCCGCTTGTTTCTCTGGAGTCTGGATGCATCCCTTGCAATGATAATAGAAGGAACAACTGGATTGGAACTCGATATGGCATCCTTTGCATATAATTGTCTTCGTATCGGCATGGGTCTCCATGATCGCCTTGATTTCTTCCTGGAAGTGAACACGCAACGCATGAATCACACAGTTTCCCTTTGTCAGCGCTGAAAAGTTGCAGTCATTGAACGGGCATGTAAACTTTGTTCCCTCCTCTTCCACTAACTCAGGGTGCTTCGAACGCATATGGAGATCCAGTGTCTGTTTCTGAAGAAACCCCTTATTACACGATTTGCAAACATGATTCAATTCATCCAGGTGTTTCTTCATATGATAATGCATCGAATTCTGGCGTTGTTTCACAACGTTGCATTCGGGGCAAACAAAGTGACCGTCCTCGTTCTTGATATATTTCAGTGTCATGGTTTTGGTGTCTTTTTTTAGATCGACCGGTGCTTCAATTTTTTTAATATAGTGTTCGATTTGCCAAACATTATTTATGCAACTCAGTAGTCATGTTTTTAATCGTTGGCCCTGGTGGAAGCGGACAAACTTATTTTATGGAATTCTTGAAAAAACAGGGGATTGACACCAATGCATCAAATGATTGCGACCGGCAAAAACATCTGTCTTCGCCTGCGGGCGTGGATAAGAAACGGGCATACAAGGGGTGCATTTTCTTATTTGGCCATCCTTATTACACACTCATGTCCCATATGCGGCGATCCTGGGCGTGGCTTCAATGTGGCAAACTGGGAAATCCATTCAGTCTTTCAAAAGATGTGTCTAACAATCTTACGTTATTAAAAGCCAAAACGATTATGGAAGGTCGCGACGTATTTGGCATCGAACATCAGTTCACCCAATGGTCCGGCGCGACCCTCGATTGCCCTCTGTTGTTCTTGGATTTTGCGGATGTTCTTTCCTCTCAAGAGACGCTGAACGCATTCTTTGGAAAAACACTGAATTTTACTGGCTTCCAGATAAAAGAACGAAATTCATACGAAATGGATGCCGATCTATTTCCCATCTATGAAGAACTGTACCAGCGAATGAGAAATAATCTCTCCGACAAGTAGAACCATGTCCCACATTCCTGCCGTTGGATCCAAAGCTCAAGTCTTTCACGGAACTGCCAAACACACCCCAGGAGGTCTCACCAAGAAAGACCTCATGAAGCACCACGGTCGCATCATTTCGCGTAAGAAGCACGCCGCGGGCAAGAAGGCCATCAAGCACCTCCGCGCGCTCGGCTACATCGCCAAGAAGGGAACCTTCCGACTGATGTCCAAGTCGATGGCCAAGTCGAAGTCTCGTAAGACTCGCAAGGCTCGCAAGTAAACTCGTTATCTAGCGGTATTTTCCAACCCTAAGATAGAGAGATGTCTGAAAACATAAAGCAGGTTCTTAGACAACAAAGTATGAATCCATCGGGTGCAAATGCATCTGTTGCGAATGCGTCTGGTGCAAATGCGTCTGGTGCGAATGCGTCTGCTGTAAATGCATCTGTTGCGAATGCAGCTGGATCCAAAAGAGGTCTGGTTCCCATTCCTGGAATTATGGATAAAATCAAAACTGCGCTGGGACTTATTTCGGAGATGCGTAATTCAACTTCTACCCAAGCAGAAAAATCCGGAAATGCAGCGTCAAATGCTTTAAATAAAGCACAAAAAGTTGCATCGGAGGTGGAACAAAAATCACATGAAATTGAAAATTTACAAACGACATTGGAGGCAAAGAAGAAGGCTCATACTGAATCAATTGAATCTGGTAAAAGAGAACTTGCTACATTGAAACAAACGCTAGAAGAGAAAGTTAAGGATGAGTTAGAAAAGGCTCGTACTACACACGAGCAAGAAGTAGCAGCCGCCAAGGAAAGATTAGAAAAAGAATCGGAAGAAACTCTTGCAAAGCGCGATGCTGAAATTAAGGATGCTCAAAAGAAGCTAGAAGAGGAGCAACAACAAGAAACAAACGAAATTGCACGCCTTCAATCTGAAATTAAAAAAGCGATTGCTGAACGCAATGATTTAGCAAAGCGTGCCAACATTGAAGCCGATGCTGCTGCTAAATATGCTATTGCTGCTGCATCAAAGAAGATGGCAAATTATGCCAACAATAGCAAAGTTGGTTCACTTCCAAATATTAATAAGAACCACCCAGAACAAGTAGCGGCAATGAATGAAAGAAATGCTCAGATGAAAGCACTTAATAGTGTAAACCCAAACAAAGTATCACAGCCAAGTTTAAATGGTGGTCGCCGCTCATTTCGTAAGACACGTCGTGCATTGAAAAAGAACGGAACCAAGCGTCGTTAATTCCTTTCATTACAATAGATGAAACGTAAAACACTTCGTCAACGAAGTAAAGCACTTCGCACACGAAGTACACGAAGATCCGGTGGAAAACGTACCGCCAAACAGATTGTCCGACAACGTAAAATCGGTGCGATCTATGCGGAACTTTCCAAGATCAAAGCCAAACAGGCCATGCTTCTTGTCGATCGGCTCCAAGGGAAAATATAAGTTATGATTCGATTTTAAAAATCGTATGATAACGTAGTATGCGTAGGCGAACGCGAGGTGGAAGAAACATACCAACCCTTCAACGCAGGGTAACCCGACGAAAACAATCGGCCAATCTTGCCCTCCAAGCAAAAGAAAAAGCACATGAAGCCATGGAAGAATCACAAAAACTCCAACGACAAATCCAGGAACTATTGAGTGGACAACAAAAAGAATTCAACTTACAAGAACTGGTTCTACGTATCATTCATCTAAGTGGAGAAAAACCGATTGTTAATTTGGATGATTATTTACGTATTGAATTTGATCCTCGACTTGTTCATGTTTTGGACGAGCAAGCAAGAATCCTATCAAATCATAAACAACATAATCAATCCTATATTAATTTTAAAAGAAGTGTCCTTCAACAAACATTAGAACAGGCCGATGAGTTGTCTATGAATACCAATTTGGCGCTGCGATTGTCGGCTCTCACTCCTTTATCGAATCGTCCAAATGAAATGTCAAATGAAGAAGCAAATATCGAATTCAAAAAAATCAAATCGAAAACCAATCATAATGTGCTACCTCCTCCAAAAGAATCGGCGCGCTCTGTACAATCTACCAATTTTCTTTTGGAACGTATGACATTGGCCATTCAAGTCGCGCAAGAAATGGAACGTATGACCTACAATAAAGTTTCCTCCAAACCTGCCATTCGTACCCCTCTTTCTTTACATGATCGAACCATTCTTACCGAGAATGACATTCATAAAATGGATCATGTGACATCTCATGATCCTGCCTATTCCAATCCCATTCGTAAAATGATTGGTCTTAAAATTTTTTCGGAACATGGACCCGATATTTTTGCAATTTTTCAATGGATATTGGACGCCACCGACCATGCATGGCAGGAAGCCGCTCATTCGGTTGAAGATTATCAAAAGAATCTTTCTGTTCCTCAACCCCTCTTACAATGCACCCTTCATCAACTTCATTGTCAAAAAGCAATTTATAATCTCTCCATTCGCGTTCCTGTCATGAGACGTCATAAACTCAAAAATACTCCATTAGGTGATACAGGAATGATACGATACATGAAAGAAGAATTGACCAAATGGGAAGCCGTGGAACGCAGTTTACTGACAAATACACCTGTCAATTCTCCCGATCTTGTTCATGTTTATCGTAAACGTCTGGAACGATTGGAAATCATTGAATGGTTGGCAAAACACACTTCTTCTCGTGGTAATTCCTTCTTTTCTACCTACCAAGACGACTTGAAACAAACCCATGCGTGGCTACGAAAAGGTCATGTTGCACAACTTGTCAATCATCATGAACGAGAGATTTCAGCCGCGGCACCGAAACCATCTATTTCTATCAAGCCCTCCCCTATGAAGGTTGAAACTCGACCTGCTACTGGATGGAATCGACACGCGTATCAAGCTGCAATTCATGCTAGACATGGTCTTCCTCCTCCCCCTAAAAAATAACCCCTAAGTAGAACATGAGACGAACTCGACGATCCGGCGGAAAGCCACCGAAAAAATCATCTGCAGAACGAATCCATTCTGCTAAAAAAGCAATCCAGCGCCGCCGTGGAACTCGTGCCGCACACAACGCCGCTCGTGCTGGTGCGGAACGTATGGCCATTGCCGAAGCAGCTGCGGTAGAAGCTGCACATCAACAAGCGATTGCCGATGCCGAAGCCGAAGCCCAGCGTGCTGCCGATCGTGCTCGCGAAGCAGCCGAACGTCTTGAATCACTTCGTCGTTCGATTCCCGCCAGTGCTCTTGGGGTTAATCCAAATGCTTCGCCATTTGTATCACAAATTCCCAGATCGACATTGCGTGCACAGGCTGCGAGTTTTGTACCACATCGTGCACCTACAAACAACGCCATGCGTGAAATGGCTCGAGGAATGGCAGATCAGGAGCGATTTGTTATGAGTTTTCTATAATTCCCGAAATTGATCGGCAAGGATACCAAACAATTCCACCAATTGTGGATTCGTTAGTGCATCCCCTCCCTTTTTCGTAATCGGATCATACCAAAACAGATTCCCTCCCGTCGATTCCTCATCCACCTTCGACCACGCCAAACCCGCTGACGCCACCCGAAGTTCCTGCAAGATCTCCTTGTGCTCCTTCGGCGAATACGATGTTCGATAGATACTTTGCAGTAGTTTATAGACATAATCCACATACGGAACCGTTAGTTCTTCGATCGGTGCAAAGAAGATCGCATCATAGGGTCTCACCTGAATCACCGAAGACGACGTGAAATTCACCAGCGTCATGGACCGATTCAACTTCGACCATACTCCATCCGGAATCACAATGTCTTCCGTTATAATCAAGAGCGGTTTTGGAGCATACGTCATATACGTCAGAGCTAACGTCCAATCACTCGAGTCCTTCACTTGAAACATGGCGTCATAGGCCAACGGAAGATACTTGCTGATCGAAAAGGCCGTTTTGGAAAGCACAATCCGTTTCTTGAACGGCTCCCTCAGTTTCACCACCGCGTCGAGAATCGGAGGATGTCCCTTTGGAAACGGACCCTGACACAGAATTCTGCATCCATGAAGATTGGTATTAAAAGCATCAATCTTGATGGATTCCATCTCTTCTTTCTTTAAGGAGAAACAAGAGAGTTGTTTAAACACGAAATTAAGTCCATCTTATGATCAGATTCTCATCCAATGTTATGGAGCAATCAATGAACATTTTACGAAGTTCTTCCAGTAATCGCGGATAATATACTTCCTTCTTATGCAACGATTCATCCAGCCATTTGGAATTACGAATGTTTTTCCGCATGTACTCGAAATTGGTTATATAAAACACGGTGGTTTCAGGTGTCTTACGCTCCATATATTCTTTGAATTCCTTAATAATCGATGCAATCGTGTACGAAAGATGCGCTTGCAGTTTCACCTCGTCTTCCTCCCGTTGATGCTGTATGAGATCAAACGCAAGAAGTTTCTCTCGGGTGATGGGAAATTTCATTATCTTTTTATGAAGAGATCGCTTTAAATATATCATAAAAAGAGAATGAACGCGTTGTTTCCCTATTTCAAGGCCACCGCTGTGTTAGTGCTCGTTGATATGTTCTGGCTGTCTACGGCTGGAATCTTCGGTCGTGCTATGATGGAACGTATTCAAGGACAACCCATTTCCTTTCGCTACGTATCTGCAATCATTGTCTACCTTTTTCTCGCTTATCTTCTTCTCGAAACCACATCCTATCAACAAGCGTTTTTGCGTGGGTTGGCGGTGTATGGAGTCTACGAATTTACCAATCTTGCCGTCTTTGAACGATATGATTGGAAGTTCGCGATCGCCGATACCATCTGGGGAGGTGTCCTACTCGTTTGTGCACGGTACCTGTTGAAAAATGTCTTCTAGACATTGACACCTTCGGTTAAAAAAATATAACATATCTTTTATTTTACTATTTTTTTAAGAATACTTGCTACGAACCGGTGCAAATGCATTTGTCAGGAACTGAACCACATGCAGGAACAAGAGAATCTTGAACAACGTAAGAATGATGGTTGGAATTTCAGTAGGCTTGGGACGAAGACGCTGAAGACGCGTTGAATCCGATCCCGATGTTTCGGAACCCAGTGAATCTGTTTCACTTTCCTCTTCACTCGGCGTTAGAAGTGCCTTCAATGCCGCATCGCATCGTGGACAAGTCGGTCGAGGAAACACCGCAATCATCATATCCTCATCCTCCTCGGTCTCCTCCGAATTTTCCGATTCATCCTTTGACTCATCCGTCTCGGTCTTTGAATCCGTATTCGATTCATCCTCCTCATCCGACGAAGAGATCAACGGCGGCATATCCTCCTCTGAATCCGACGTCTCTACTGGAAGATCGACCTTCAAATTCGAAATCGAAGTGGAGAGTATCTCCTGTACCGCCGCCAACGTCTCCTGTACCGTTGGAACCGGCTGAGGAGAATCTGACTCTGACTCCAACTCTTGATCTTGCTCTTGATCCACCGCTTCCTTTGCAGGCTCCGCGGCCTCTGCTGGCTCCACTGGAGGAACCTCCTCGATGGGAGGAATCTCCGTTGTCGCAGACACGGGAGCAATGATCGGCGAATCGCCTACTGGATCCCATGTTCCATCGTTAATATCGTTCTGGGAGGTTGCGTCAATATTGTTTGAAGTGGTTGCACCCATGGATGAATCAGCTGACATTCTACTAGTTTGATGATTTTCATATTTAAGCTCATCGTCATCAAATTTTATTAAATTTGACTTATTTTAGCTGTCTTATCATAAGATATCCATGATTGTATCCGGTAAGAATGCGTCTTCTGGAAAGATTGCAACACATTTCATTCCCGTTCCTGACACGGTTCTTTACATTGGATCCGAATGCAACGACGGAAGACCCATAACACATTCCTGGAAGTACAAAGAAGCCATCCGTCGCGGCGTTCCCATTGTTTCTACTGAATCTACCAATTCCAATCCAAAAACAGTCAAAACATCCTTTACTACCGCGTACAAACCAACTTCTTTGAAAGAAGTCATCGGCCATAAAGATTCCATTTCTACCCTTTCCCAATGGCTTTCTACTTGGCCTACTCAAGGTCTTGCCACTCTTATTGTAGGTCCTCCTGGAATTGGTAAAACAACAACCGTGCACTTATTGGCCAAAGAATTCGGATACGCCGTCACCGAATACAATGCATCCGATACACGATCCGTCTCCATGTTGCGCGGACTCTTGGCGCTCGGCATGAAACGACTTCGCAAGGAACTCATCGTTATGGACGAAGTCGACGGATTCACCGCACAAGAACGTGGTGGCGTGGGAGAACTAGCCGATCTCATTCGGAAATCCAATCTACCCATCATCTGCATCGCCAATCAATTGGTTCCCAAACTGGCCCCCTTACAAAAAGCGTGTGTTCTTGTCAAGTTCAGCCGTCCTGTCAAATCCACGATTGCCACTGCGTTATTGGCCGTGTGCAAAAAAGAAGGCATCTCGAAATCCAAGGCGGATCTGGAAGCGTTATGCGAACAGAACGGAAACGATATCCGCTCTCTTCTCAATCAACTCGAGTTTGGATCCTCCTCTTCCGAAAAAGATTCCAGTCTCCGTCTCGATCTATTTTCCGCCACCCAGAAACTGATGTCCAATCGTCGTCTACCTATTTCCGAAGCCGAGGAGTTCGTCTACGTCGATTATGGAATGGTCCCCTTAATGGTCCAAGAAGCCTATTTGTCCGCCTCTCGCTCCTTAGATGAAGCCGTCGATGCATCCGAACAAGTTTCCTTTGGAGATCTCATCAGTCGCCGACAATGGCATACCCAAGATTGGTCTCTCCTTCCCCATGTCGTTCATTCCACCGTTGCAACCTCTCGCAAGATATCAGGTCCTTGTCCGTTCCAGATCTTCCCTAAGCTTCTCGGTAAAAATGCCACGCGCGGCAAACATCGGCGATGGATGGAAGACATTGGACGCTCCCGTGGGCGATCCGCTTCCGCCATGCGTCTCGAAGAAACGGATGCCATTCAAACCATCTTGTTGAAACCGCTTTCCTTGCTGAAAGGAGAGAAGGGCGATTTACCTGCCATTCAGGCGATCATTTCGCGCATGGATGCCATCCGAATTAGCCGAGATCAACTCCTGGAAGTATCCGAAACGGTGTTTGAATCGATCGAGATTCCTACCAAAGTTAAGACCATGTTTACAAGAGAATACAATAAGGGGCATTCTGTTGTTAAAGTAAATGACACTGTCGAAGAAGAGGAAGAAGAGGAAGTCGAAGTCATTGAAGATTAAATAAACGGGTCATGTGCCCATTGCAAAAGCGCTTGGCGACTCACCACGCGACACGAAAGATCGCCCTTCTTACAATTCGCCTTAATCTGACCCGCATGTCTCACAAATGCCTTCCAGCGTTTGATTTGTATTTGATCTAACTCTGGAATGCGTCTCCCCATCCAATATCGACAATACCATTGAAACCATCCTCTAATGTCATAATTGACAAATGAATCTGATAATAATGGATGCTGTTTCGCAACATGATTTCCCTTATTGGGAACCCATCCGTTTCCTTCCCATTTGTCCAGATTCTGTCGAGATTTTACCTTGAATTGATTGATAGATGGATTGGCTCCTTCTGGAGACAACTTCCCTTTTTTGATGGCTGGAAGAAACCATTCTTTAGGAAACTCAAGAATGCAGTCATTCAAGTACTTTCCTTCAAACACCCCCATTTCCAACATCTCCGCTGGCGTATAGACTGGTTTGAACTCGGGATGGAAATTCTGACCAGGATTCTCTTCCAAGACATATTGTCCTTTTTCCATTTTATTGTCGACCGTAATCTTGGATCCTTTTTTATAATCTTTCATCGAATTCCCTTTTGATTCTAGGATCTTTACCATATCATCCGTGGTTTTAATCATCAGAATACGTTTGTCTTTGAAATGCATTCCTCTCTTGTATTGTGATAAAATTTGATTTGATTTCTCTCATGGAAAACAGGCATCCATGCAACGTTATACTCCTCCCAAACCTGCTCCCCTGCCCGCCGATTTTGACGAATTTTATGCATCTCTCACGCCTGAAGAAAAGGAACTTCATGCGTTAGCGACCGAATGGCTCGGATCCTCCTACTTTATCCAGTGGACCCATATGTATACGAAGTGGTCAAAGGAGAAAAAGAGTCGTTCTGATGGATCCAAGGCAAAGTGAATAAATTATGTAGAATTATATCAAAGCAGAATAGAATGCTTACAATACGGCGATACAAAGGGTATTTGATTCCCTGTATTTTTATCATAATTCTTATGGCGATAACCATCTATGTTTCTTTTATCCATCCCTCCATAAAATTACATACCATTGCCGATGAAACATTTCTTAAACAATTTATGAAAAAACAATTTGATGCCTGTAATGATCCTTCTCTATTTAATGTACTCACCAAACGTTCTGGATCCATGTCATTAGATTATTGGTACATGTATTATTATCTACCTTGTAAAAATTACACCTTTTACACACTCTTCAACAAAGTAAATCGTTTCACCGATGAAGTTAATCTATGTATTTATGGCGTAGAACATTCTACTAACCAGCCCTTTCACTACATTATTCCCATGCACCAAAAGGATATTCGTATTGAATCCACTACGAACCAAACCATTGTTCAAAAAGATAACGTATTCCGGTTTTCAATTGACTATCAATCCAATCGATTTACCTATGATGTTCATCATCCTGGAATGGAAGTTCATTTGGATATGAAAGGAACTGATTGGAATACCAATTTTGGTTCTTTTTTCCCACGATATCAACCTCTACGATATTTATTTGATATTGATTCGCATGTCAATAAAATCGTGGATGGATACGAATTTAAACATGAGAATGAATGGTTTGTGGATTCTCCTTGTACTGGAGATCTTGTCTCTGGAACCATCAATGGAATACCCGTCGGGCCTGGAATGATGTGGTTTGATACCTATTCAGGAACCAATTACCATTTTCTTGAACCCTACTCATGGCTATTGATCCACAACGATGACTGGCTTATTTATCTCCTGCAATACGACGTCGCTCCAAAGATTACTCCCATGTTAATCAAAAATAAAAGGGATCAACGATGGTTTTATAGTGGAGCCGCCCAATCGAAAATTATAGAACCGGCTGGAACCATTATTCGAGCATTGGAACCCCTTTCCTATACCATTTCCACCGAGAATGGATGGGGAAGCAATGTGGCGGCAACCTTCGTATCCAATGAGATTCGTATCTCCATTCGATCAAAACCGAATACGATTCTTCCTATTTTCCAATATAAATATTACGATAGTTCCAATCTAAACCCTGAATCGTTATCCAAAGACGATGCGCAATATTACGACCTTCTTCAATCGATTCGATTTGATGAATATACCTGTCAGGCAGAGGTTGACATTGAATACGATGGAAAACAAGAACATTTGGATACACGCATGTTATACGAAATTATGCATCGGGTATAATCGCCATACAGAATAGAGTCAATGTGTTATTCACCCGAAATGTCTATGGGGTTCGCCCTTCTCGGTGTGGCGGCCCTCATTTATATTCAAGATAGCAAAAAAGCCTATCTTTCCTTTGTCATTCTGTTCTATATCCTTATGGAACTTCTACAAAGCGTTCAGGCCTATCTCGTGAATGATTGCGAAAATCGATGGAATCGTCTTCTTACCGAAGTCGCCTATCTCTTCGTGGTTGCCCAGCCTCTTCTCTGGAACTTTTACTTTTACAGCAATTCCTCTTCTGCCGAATCAGGCTTATTCAAAGCGGGCATCGGTCTTTCCATCGGATGGATCATATTTAGCGTATTGGGAAGACTCCTCTACGGAACGGTTCGCCCCATGACCGAAGACGATAGCGTGTATACGGGAAATAAGGTATGTACCTACAAGGGCTCCTCTCATTTGTATTGGAAATGGACCAGTGCCAATCTGGAAGATTTCAATGCAACCTTTATCATGCACTTATTGATTTGGTTTATCCCAGCCCTTCTTTCTTCTTCCCATCGAATCACTGCTACGATCATTCTGATTGGTGCTGTACTAAGTGCAGGTCTAACCGCTTACATGGGAGACATCAAAGGGTTTACCGCCGCATGGTGCTACATTAGTATTCCAATTCTTGCCATCATGATTGGTGTTGAAAAATAAAATGAATGTTTTCTATATTGTTAAGATCGTATGGATATTAACAATATAAGTAGATTTGGATATTTACTTCTGACGACGGGTTCTCTGACGACGTGAACGATGACGTCTTGTCGATCGTTTTCCACCCAGATGCAAACGTTTAAATGATTCGATATAGGCGTTATATGCATTTATATTAATTTCTTGATTCACCGATCCGTAATTGGATTCTAACCATACCTTTACACCCACCGGATCAGAGAATGAAACACTTCCCACGGAAGTATGGATGGTAATCCCATTATACAGACCTTCAAGTTCTTTCCAATATTTTTTGTGGATCAATGACAACATAACATCATGCAACTTCTTTACCACCTCTACTTTTTCTTCCCATTCTTGCTTTGTTTGATCGTTGTTCGCCATCTATTTATCGGAAACAATTAATGAATCCGCTGGATACGTTTTGAGAATCATTTGGCGTGCCACGTAGCTCGGGTGCGAAAGATCTCTTGAATCACGCGATTCCACATATTTTTCCACATTTGGAAACTTTGCGATCTCTGCAAACTCATCCCGCCATTTCTTCATAAACTCGGATCCCTTATTGCACGCTACGAAACGGGTATCCTGTTTGAACAACGAACACTCCGCGTACTTGGGAAACATCCAATCATCCAGTGGTTGCGTCAGGAATGTGGTGGGATCCAGCCACACTCCTCCATGCTCTACCAACGTCCATAGCTGAATCACATCCTTCAAATAATCCGGATTTAGATCCGGATGTGTTCGAATTTCTTCTGGAATCGTCGTATACCCCTGATACGTTTTCTTGGTTAACAAAATGATTTCATAGTCCGGATTTAAATGGCCCCACGACTTCATGCATTCTTTTGCATGGTCCGATAGGCATTTGTAGGGATCAAGATGATCCGGTTCTTCCCAATACGTCCAGATCTTTCTCGGTGCTTGGTTATACGTTTTCTTCTTACGAAAGGCGATACCATACCCAACAAGGATCAAAAGGACAAGTACCATGAGAATCTCATTCCCCATTTGTTTGTACCCTGAATAAAAAATTGAAGCATCATAGGCGGTTAGAATAAAAGACAACCATGATGCCCCTTGCTATTAAGTCAAAACCCCGTTCCTCCCTTGGACCTCTTCCAAAGTCCCTTCTCCAACTGATCATTCGGAGGGCGGCGGAGACTCAGACGGTTCCACCGCAGACTGTTCAGACTCCCTCATAGACTTATGAATCCAATACGATCCCATTGAAACGATTCCTGCTACCAAAATTCCACGATCTGCCTTCTTTCCTTGTATACTTGGTGCATAAATCGCATGAATATGACGACGAGCCGTAGCGTACCATGTCGACAACAATCCAAATGCAATCAAGAATGATCGTCCCATCTGAGGTAAACCAATTAGAAACACAGGAACCACGTGTAATAAGATATCTCCCGTCGCAGCAATTCCGATACGTACCATATGCGGTAATGCAAATCTATGCACGCTTATAAAAGAATCCACCAACTCTCCATACGTTCGAACAAGATCTCCAGAAAACCATATGGTAGAAACCACTACTAAAATCAAAAACGTCGATGCACGGACGACATCTTGAACGCTTTCAGGTAGCCAACGAAAAAGCAGAACAAAGATCAAATTAAGATTCGTATACATGGAAGCAAGGCGTTTCCACATCTAACATAGAATACAACTATTTCTTTTCTTTTCTACATCCACTTTTGGCTCCATCGGTTCAGTTTGTTCTGCCTTATCTACATGCATAATCGGTTCAACCGGTACAACCTTAACAATTGGTATCACTTTCACAACATCACATCCAATCTCTGGCTTTCGACGCTTCTTTTTTTCCATTCGATCCATCTCCTATTCACTACAAATCTAAAGAATGGCTAATTCAAAGAGGTAGACATGACTAAAATTACGATGTCGGACGGCATCGGTTTCGTTGAAATCCTGGAAACATTCGGAGACGATTTGACAGTGGTGAACGCCGCACGCGTTTCCTTTGATAAAGTATCCACCGAGTTAACCGAGGGTGATAAGAAACTCATTAACTACCTGGCCAAGCACGATCACGTTAGCCCTTTCTTCCATCCACAAATTCGTCTACGTTTGAAAATGCCCATCTTTGTACTGCGCGAATATTTTAGACATCAAATTGGTCTTTCACGTAATGAAGTGAGTCGTCGTTATGTCGATACTGCCCCTGAATGCTGGATTCCACAACCAGATGAAATCCGAGAGCGTGATCCTAAACTGAAGCAAGGTTCCAAATCATCTGCAGTAGATAATTCGGATGAAGCATGGAACCTCATGAATGATCAAGTTCAATCTGCTCTTCGAACCTATGACGAGCTCCTTAAAAAAGGGGTTGCCCCAGAGGTTGCTCGTGCTATTCTCCCTCAAAGTATGTATTCGCTAGTATACGAAACAGGCTCTTTGGCAGCGTATGCTCGTATTTGTAATCTTCGATTGGATCCAACTGCGCAAAAAGAAATTCGAAATTATGCTACCGCAATCGATACATTAATGAAAAGTAAATTTCCTGTTTCATGGGAGGCTCTTAGTGCAAAATTTAAGGGGACGATTCAAAGTAGTTAGAATCGATACCTATATACATAACAGTAGGAATATCCATACTGGTTATTTGGTGTATACATTCTTTTAATTTACTATCCCAATTATCACTATTTGATAATACATTCTTTTGTAGAATACGAATAACGTGTTTTTTATTATCGTATGCACATTTCATCTTATATTTATCTAATTCAAGTTGTTCCGTTGGAGATCTCCAATTACTTACTTGTCTAAAATGTTGAGGCCCATCTAATTCAATAATAATATTTTTATATTCAAAATCAAATGGTAAATGTCTATTTGTTTTTGGATTAATGCACCAATCATATTTAGGCTGGAATTTGATACTAGAATACTCTTTTATTAACCAATCATATAGTATCTTTTCAGTTTTATTCTTACAATATGGACATCCACTATTTGAATACACGATTGATAATAATCGTGTAGAGTATTCGCAATTACAACGACTACATATAAATAAATATTTTTTATCTGTTTTTTTAAATACATCACGTGGGTTAAGTACATTATTGGTAGACCATTTATCAATACATTTATGACTTGCAAATGATTTATCATAACACATTTTACAATCGTTCGAATCACACATTAATACACTATTTACACAACAATAAGGACACCATGAATCTCTATTGATATTATTTAAAGCAGCACTAAAACTGTGATGACATGTATCACAATTGAATATATACTTTTTACTGCTACATTTTCTCACATCTCTTGGTTTGATTGTATTTTCAGTTGACCAATATTTGGATCGTGGATGAATTGCAAATGATAAATTGAAACAGATTGTGCATTCATTGTTGTCGCACAATTTATTAGAGCAATATTGACACCATGCAATCTCAGTATTAACCTTATCGGGTGATGCACTAAATAAATGTGTACAACTATTGCAATCAAATAAATATTTAGAATGCGTTTTCTTTAAAACATATCTAGGTGAAATTGTATTTTTTGTAGACCAATACTTTGATTTTTCACAACTTATAAAACTTTTATTATAACAGAATATACACTCCATATTATCACATAGTTTATCACCATTACAATATCCGCACCATTGTCCATTTGAAATATTAGCTATAATAGATTCAAATTCATGACCACATGTTTCACAATTAAATATAGCTTTTTTATTACTAAACTTTAGTACGCTAGTTGGATTGATTTCATTTTTGCTTGACCAATATTTTGATTTTTCATAACTCGCAAATGATTTTTCATACGGTATACTCATTTGAATTATGATCTAATAGTTATATAGTAGATCATAATTTAAGTTTGCAGCAGACATTTTAATCCTACACCTAACTAAAATGATTCGTCCTCTGTTGGATACGGAGTATGTTATTATCAAACAACTGTTTCTTTCCCTCTTTTATTCCACGGATGAATTTCGTAAAGTCTGGGACTCCCGATTCAAAGAAGCATCACTCGGCATCTTTCAGGGTGGCGGTCTGATCGGCTTTGCACTCGTTCGTGGACATAAACTCGAATACATTTGTATCGATGAACACCATCAAAACAAAGGTTGGGGGTCCATCTTATTACAGTCCGTTCTTTCGATCTGTCCAAATCTATATTTGATTCCCGTGGAAAATCCTGCTGTCTGTCGATGGTATGAAAAACAGGGATTCCATCTGGAAAATTCAGCGGCACGCCGATATGTCCGTCATACCCATCATTTGAGGAATGAAAAATAAGATATTGTATTTTTTACTTGAATTCGCGGTTTGGAAATTTCACCTTCATCCACTCTTTCATATTATTTGTCCCCATCATTGTATTACACCCTTTGCAGATGGGACGGAGATTATCGGGTGCCGTTTGACCTCCCTTGCTTTCTGCAATGACATGACCTACTTCAAAGTTGAGCTGTGTCAACTCCATGATTCCACAACATACACACTTTGCGGACCCCACCTCCTTCGTAAAATGTGTATTCCATACCTGTTCTCGTAATGATTTGCACACGGATGCTTTTTTACCACGTCTCGGTGGATCAAGACCTTGTGATGGTTCCATTTTTTTAATTGCTTCTTCAAACTCTTTCTCGATAGTGGAAACATTTTCTAGAAAGGAGTTCATTGCCACTAGATTGTTTAGTGTTGAATGACATAGGGTCTCGTCCGAAAGGGATGCCCTTGCAAATGGAATCATGAACTCTGGTTTTACCATATGTTCCCGCCTAGACGCATCGCTTTTTCTCCAAAGAATGGCCCAGATGAGAAGAAAGGAGATCGTCATTTTGGTATGCAGTTCAGTCAGAGGACGAATAGAATCTAGAAAGGCTTCCAGTTGAGTCGGGACAGATTCATCAAAATCCTTATTGTGCAACATTTTTTTGCCATTTGTAGTTGCAATAATAGAATATTTAGGATCATGACTTTTTGATGCAAATACACGCAACATACGTAGCAAATCAAACAACCAGTTGTTCTTTTTGGATTTGAGATGGGATGCAATCCGATCTCCAAGACGCTGTTCTATATTTTCAGATACTACCCACTTGCAGAAAGGAGTATCTTGATTTTTGAGTTTATCGCACTGTGAAATACTGCTTCCATTCTGGTATTTATTAAAGATGGCTTTTCGCTGCTCAAAGGTAAGATGCGTCTTGATCATTTGAGCAACGACTGTGTAATTTTTAAATCGATGCTGTTCACGTGCCGTCATAAACCGATATTCCTTTCCTTTTTTAGCGTATTTCCGATTTAATTCCTCCACATAGGTTTTGAATTCGGGCATCTCCTTGTAGAATACGTATTCGGTTTTGATGATTTCTTCTGTTTTTTCGTCGATCATATCGATTTTCCATGCGAATGGTTTGACTGGGTTTCCCTCCGTTGGAGGAGTTTGTTCGATGTATTTTTGAACGGTATCCAATCGGTTTTGTCCATCAATACATTCCATTGGATCAGCTTCATAGTTGTAAATCAGAAAGGCAGGCATGGGGCATCGAGTCATAATTGTATGAATCAGTTCTACTTTTTGTTCCTCCTTCCAGCACAAGTTTCGCTGATACGCAGGTCGAAGATTCAATGTTGCATTCTCTAGATACATTCGATAGAATGCATCTACACTCAATAGTTCGTATGGAGGCTGAGAATCAAATACAACGGAAGCCATGGATAATTGCGAGTGAGTGGGATGACTTATCATCTGATACACACTGTCTTCAAATTTTTTTGATGGTGCGTAAAATTGATCATCCATTTCTTGCTGGAAATAGCTAGCCATGGGTCATCTCTCCCTGATCATTGGATGCATGTTTGCACAAAAGACTACCGAACTCCTCCGCCGCATTCGACGTTATCAATCGATTGGTTATAAAGTCCTCGTTGCCAATTATGTCGGCGACAATCGATACGGAACCAATCAAATTGCATCCCACGACAAAGGATTTGAAAAGGCTGTTTGTGTCGATAAATTAGCCTCACTCGAATCCATGGTCCGATCCGGCGAATACCAGGTTCTCGCCATTGACGAGGGACAATTCTTTACTGATTTGTTTGAGAAAATCACCTCATGGGCGGATGAACTACCCATCCACATTGTTATTTCAGGTCTCGATGGAACATCCAATCGCGAACCATTCGGCGACATCCTGCGTCTTATCCCCCATGCAGAAGAAGTTCTGCGTCTGAGTGCATTTTGTTCCGTTTGCAAAGATGGAACCATCGCAGTATATTCCCAATACGTCGCCGCCTTCCATAAAAAAGATGTTCTGATCGGCGGTGCCGAATCCTATCGCCCCGTTTGTCGCAAACATTACTTGGATGTTTAAGCAAAACGTTATACGAAGTCCATAATAAAATAATATATGATATTTTTTGTTATATCATACTAGAATGGTATATCGTAAAACACGTAAACCACGCAAAACACGTAAACCACGCAAAACACGTAAACATATTGGTGGTAAAATACATTTTAAATCAATACCGGTTGAAATTAAAAATGCAGCCATGTATGTTTTTAATCCAGATCGAAATACCGTTAAACAACAGATTGATGAACTATTACTAACTATTTTAAATGAAGCAAATATCACTCAACATTTAGCAAGCGGAACCACAAAAGTTGTATATAATGTTGAGAATCCATTATTGGTATTCAAATTGGTGATTCTTAATACTTCATTGTTTGAAAGATTTGTAAAAGAACCATTGTATATGATAACCCATCCTGACATTTGTAATCCTCCCCTCCATCCGTTCACAGTATATGGAAATAATATAACTCCGAATGAGAATTATACCATTGTCCATAAGGATGATATTGCTAGTTATGTTATTATGACATGGTATGAAGAAAAAGCATCTAAAACAAATACTAGATCTTTTACAAAAGATGAAAAAGAAGAAGCGATTGAATTTATAAAAAACACAAAGACTACATTGGAAAACGATGGATTTACCGATTTAGGTCAAATCAATATCGGATTATTCTCCACCGAGCCCAAATATCGATGGATTGATATTCAACCAATTGCCTAATTTCAATATTGTTATGTACTTTTAAAAGTTCTAATAAGATTTTAAAAAGTACATAGTAGAATGTCTCGCATCTACGACTCTTCCCAATTGACCAAGAGACGAGCCCAACAAGCCATCGCTGGTGGATTTTTAACAAGACATGGAAACCGCCCTCCTACTGGAATTAAGGATGCGTCCATCTTGAGCGAAGTCAAGGCGGGCGGTATGACCGAATTTATTCGCTACCCCACTTGCATCGGAATTAGCCCAGGATGTCCCTGTGGTCCTTTGTCGGCATCCCTTGTTAACCCACCCTATACACCATCCCTTCCTGGACAAGTATCGGGTATAACCTTTACGGTCGGATCCATTATTGTTTCCTGGAATGCACCCACGGTAGGAGATGGACCCTTTCAATATGTGATAACGCCTTATTTGAATGGCGTGGCTGGATCCTCCGTCACCACAAGTCAAACCACATATCGTTTTACCGGTTTACAAGAATGGCAACCCTACACGTTCACAGTATGTGCCACGAATGCTACAGGAACGGGACCCTTATTAACATCCCCGCCGTTCTTTGCCCCTCCCGCGAATTTGTCTACCGTTATGTCGAGTAGTTCTACCCAGGTGGACCCGATTCCTTCCCTTCAATATGTTATGAATGCTGCCATCGATTCCGGTCTTCAAACCCTTGCCGCCGCCAATATCGGTCCCACCCGATCTTCTCGCATGATGTATCTCTTGGTTGCCTCCATTGTTCAGGCATGGAATTGGGTTTCCAGTGAAACCCATCTTACTGGAGTAAACGACAACTGGGATTGGACCAACAATAAGGCTCCCCAACCTCTAATACAAAATGACTCGATTGTCTGGATCACCTGTGCAATTGATTACATTCGCTCCTTCTTCTCACCCTCTCCTTCCATTTATCATTGTCCTGCCGATGTTGTAGCACGTGTTCAGGCTGCAGGCAACTGGGATGGATGGATTACTGAATGGAGTTCATGGTATGCCCAACGCATGAACGACGGATCCACCGAGGCCACTTCAACTCAACCCACCGATTCCGCCAACTGGAATCAGACCATTGTAGTCGATGGATCTACCGTTTCGAACATTTCCGCGTTTCCTCAACCTCAACAGTGGACTCGTTTGACGGTAAAAGGAGTGGAACAAAAATATGCAACCTATCTTTGGAATACTGTTCAATCTACTTGCCTTACCTCACAGAACGAGAGTGATCTTGAAGGATCCATTTCTCCCTTAACCGGATCAGATCGTGATGCTGAAATTGATGTCGTCATGGACCTTACTTCCCAGTTGACCGACGAAGAAAAAGTCATTGCCGAATTCTGGGCTGGATCCGCGCCTGGTATCATGCCTCCTCCTCTGATGTCCATCTGGCTCTGGAAGGAATACATGCGCAGTACCTCTGTATCCTGTGGAGCCATCATGTTCTCTCTCTTGGATCTCGCCATTCACATGTTCGAGGGTGGCCGCATTACATGGGGACTCAAAGGTCATTTTATGCAAGATCGTCCCATCCAAGAAGTTCGCCGTCGTTATGCAGGCATGCAAATCCCTTCGTGGAACGGAACCATCGATGGATCACAATGGGTTCCCTACCAGTCGGCAAACTTTATTACACCTCCCTTCCCTGATTTTCCATCAGGTCATAGTCATTTTACCAAGGCGTTTGCCTTGACGATGACCAAATGGTTTGGTTCCAACATAACAAAGAATGCCATTACCTACGATCTAGAAACTCTCTTCTGTCCTTCCATTTCCTCCAATCAAACCGGATTATATGGCGATTTTGTCATTGGAACAGGAACATCGCTTGTTGAACCTGGTGTCGCACCTGCTGCACCTGTCGTTTTATCGTTTTCGACCTGGGATGATATGGCGAATCAGGCGGGTATGTCTCGTCTCTATGGTGGCATCCATACCGCGAACGCTCACTACGCTTCTCAGACCACCGCTGTGGCCGTCGACGGATTCATTAATTCCACGTGGAACATCACTCCATAAATTTCAAAATAAAAATTGAAATAAGTATGGCACTCTTATCATGATTAACGATGGAGACCCTTTCTCTTCATTTCCAGGACCATATCAAAAAGATAACAAGCGAAAAGAAATGGACAAATAAAAGCCGAATCATCGGAGAGGCCATGGAGGATTGTGCCATCATGATTCCCTGTCCGCTATGTCATTCTCATTCTCTCGTGAAGTATAACACCAATCAAAAATCAAAAGATGTTCATTGCACATCATGTCTCTCTCAAATTCAAATCAAAGCCACCAAATATACCAAAAAGAAACAAACGGTTCTTACGCTCTTAGGCGCAGAATACAGCACAACACGTGCTTCCATACAAGAAAATGACGTTCATTATCTTGTATTTCTTTATACGACTGACAATACCATACATGATATTCTCTTTATCAACCGCGAACATATAACCGATACATGTATTATCCCCAGAAAACCCTTATCGGCGACTGCAAAGCGAGCAGGATGGCAAGGATGTGTTCTTCGATTTGATACCTTTGTTTCCCTTAAACCACAATGTTCCCTGAAATAATCCTCAGGCGTTCCGAATAACTATACCACTTTCTCCATTGATCAATTCGCACCCATCCCTGTCTCACCGCTGCTGAAACACTCTGAATAAACGACGTGTACTCGCACTTTGGTACCGCACAATTATCATACAATACTGCACAATCCTCCACGGTCGCGACAAGAATGTCCTGACCCTTTTGGATACGAACCGCTTGATGAAACAAAAATAACCACTGACGAGTTGCCTGTCGTAGCTCTTGACCATACAATCCTCTCAGTGTTGGAACTGGGTTCCCATGGATGTACGTCGCTGCATGCCCCTGACACTCCTGACACGGGATAATCAACGGAAGCGTATTCAACAAGATCTCCATATATGTCGCCTGATCCGTATCAATGATCTTATTCCCCGTAAATCCCATTTTTTCTGCGATACAGTGCAAATATTTCCATAAGAACGGGCCCCATTCGGTCGGAGACAATAATTCGGCCGTGTCTTTTCCCACGACCGCTGCCTGGGTAGTCCCATTTCGTTTTCCACATCCACAACCCATTTCCCTAGTGAATGACATATGATTTTCTTTACATTCTTTAGACACAATTTGTTAGAAATATTTCGTTATACGGAATATTTCTAACAGCGCGTCGTTTCGATCGACGGACCTTTCGGTTATGAGCCGAATCTTCTCCCACCTGAAGTACGCTGTTCTTAGCCCATGTGAGACTTGAACTCACAATCTTTCCCTTAGAAGGGGAACGCGATCTCCAATTTCGCCAATGGGCTATTTGGAACCCTCCTGGTTCTATTCTTCACTATGTTAAACCTCTTTAGGTTCATTGTACTTCCAAATAAATCCTCCTGCTGTTTTTGCACGACCATTAAGGACATGACCGATACTACAAGCTGATATATTATCTACTTTTTTGGAAGCTTCGATGATAGATCCAAACGAAGCAATCATTTCTCCATTTTTTGTATATTGCACTATTTTCCTACCATATTTTATTCGTCTTGTTTCGCTTATTTTGTCTTTAATTATATTTATTTGATTATTTGGGGCTTCTTTTTGTTTCTTATAGTATTCTTTAAGGCTTTCACTGATCTTCTTTTTTGCCTCTTCTGTATTGCTATGACCTCCAATTCGACCTTCACTCACCGCTTTCTGCCACTTTTCAGATTTTCTTAATATTTCTCCTGTATTACGTTTTCTATTAATCTCAATCGCACGTTGACGATGTTGCTCTTTTATTTCAGGTCGATTATGGTATTCTCTTGATTTTTTACTTAAAACCTGTTTAGTTTCATCCGAATGATGTTTTCCTAGAAAGGAGGGACCTCTTATTCCTCCAACTGCAATATTATATCCATTTGGAGACATACTATTGTTCTTCAAAATATATTCATTTTCAAACTTGAATACATCTTGATCAAAACAAATGATAAGCACTTCAAATCTAAATGAGTCTTCTCCATATTTCTTAACTGCTTTTTGTAGCAACGGACATCCAATATTTGCGCGTATCGCCGATTTATGATTCATCCATCTTTCATTTGGATTATCTTTTGTAGTGACACCAATATAACACTTCCTATTTACTGTATTTGTAATTTTATAGATGTATCCCATCCTACTATGTTAACTATGTTCAAACATTTTAAGCCTCAAAATTTATCGTTTATGTCTATATCAAGCCATAAAAGATGCCCCCAATCGGAATCGAACCAATGACCTACGCATTACAAGTGCGTTGCGCTAACCAACTGTGCCATAGAGGCGTTTGCCCTTAACTGGAATCGAACCAGTGACCTATCCCTTACTAAGAGATTGCTATAAACCAACTAAGCCATAAGGGCGTTATGGTGGAGTCCGTCGACTGCAGGATTCGAACCTACGTGGGCGTAACCCAACTGGTTAGTAATCAGTCCTCGTAACCTCTTGAGTAAATCGACTTCTCTCCACCCTATCATCTTTGTATCCCTTTAAATTCCTTTCTGCCATTTGCAAAGAAACGTTTCGATCTCATCACCATTCGAAGGATTGGCTAGAGGAATGTCCTTAAAAGCACGAATCACATCTGCGATTTCAACATAGGACAACGTAATCCGCTTGATATTTCTCTTTTTCGGAACAATATGCAATAACTGAACGGCTCTCTCAGGTCCGCCACCAATGATGTAGACTTTATCAATGAGAATGTCGTTGACTCGGCAGATCTCTGCGGTTATATCATAAATTGTAAGCATTCCGATCCCTTTCACGGGGGAACAGAGTGAATGAACAAAGAGGAAAATCTCGTCAAAGGTTTGGTTTGCATATTGTTTCAGGTCCTGTAATTCAGGTTTGGTCAGAACTTCATTGCACAGAATCGTTTTCCAACGACAATGACTGATGGCTTCGTGGAACGGTTTGCCTTTTGATTTGCTAAGAAAACTCATGGTTGATGATCCATATCGAATCTCTGTATTTCAATTTTTAGATAATGATCTAAACCCATGCCTCGATCTCTACCCACATGAGCATCGACCCTATCCTGCGTGAATGGTTCTGGCGTATCAAACAAATTCAAGACATTGACGATCAAGAAACGGTTGCCTTTGGAAATGTTTCCCTCGCCGTCGAGCGATTCCAGGAACTCGCCGCGTTTCTCCAGGCCTACTTACCATTCATGCGTCAATGGATGATGAACTATCTTGACAAGAATCGTGTCTCCATCTTCATTCGATACTGGGGTGAAATCTTGCAAGCCGAAAATCTATCCAGCAAGGAACGTATCACTCCTCATATTCTACAAGGAAAACAAGAGTGGGATTCCGTATTTGGAAAAGATCCTGCTGTCTCTACTGCACTGGCCGATCGTGTCGCCCATGAAACCCGACAGATCTCTGCCTTTTCTCATTGCGACGACCCTACCATTCTGGCGATTCACGAGGGGAAAGAACACAAATACTCTTGCGAATGGTTCGGTTGCGATTATTGTGAAGATCAAGAGCGTTCCTGGAGTTCAGAACTACACCGTCGCTTAACACAATCCTCTCATCCCTTGCTTAATCCCAAGAAACAGATCGGTCTCGCCTATGCCTTTCGAGAAGAACTCGATCGTGTCGTCGTGCAACCAAAATGGGAACCACCTCGTTCCCCCACAGAACGTACACCTTTTCCTAATGAAAAAATCGGTCAAACTCTCATTCAGCGATTCCGCGGTCTTCTTCCTGTCCTGATGAGTGGCTGGTCTCTATCCTATCAGTACGAGAAAGATCCCTATCAGCAATTCTTTCAGCTCTGGAGGAAGCTGGATGGAATCATGGGCGTCATTCAGAACGATTTGCCAATGCTGATTACCCTTGAATAGACCTAAATGATACCAGCAGAGGTTATCCAATGAGTGCCTACTTTGTTGTCCTCTCTAATCTGGCCTCGTTGCCCTGTATCATTTATTATCAATACCATCGCAAGTACTTTTATTCTTTGCAAATTCTGTTTACTTCGCTTTTTTCATTTCTGCATCATATGAACGATTCTGGTCTTGATGTCTTTATGGACCATGGTGTATTTGATTTTCTCGACGGTCTCTATTCGTATTTATCCATTTATTTATTTAGTATCTACTTGTTCTTATCCAATCACTATGAACTTCGAACGGAACTCTTCTTGATTCAAACCGTTCTTCAGGCACTTGTGTTTCTTCAAATTGGGGCCATCATCGTTCTTCCGTCTACAGCCTTCATGACCCTCATGATTTCTGGGTTTCATTTTCGTCATATTCGATCCATTTCGCTATGGAATCCCTATTTGTATCTCGGTGTTGCACTGGCAACCGCAGATGTTACGTGTTTCTTTATGGCAGTGCAATACGAGTATAACATTCTTCATGCGATTCATCATCTGATCGCGTTTAATTTACCCATCGTGATTGATAAATGTGTTTCCTATCCAAATGGAAATGGAACAAATGATCCACCTTCGATCCAACTGGAATCTCCTGCCATACGTCCTACCAATAATCTCGTTTCTTGATAGAAATGGGAAACAAGTCTGCTAAACCAGATACCTCCGATGAACCCCGGTTTCAATTGAAAAATGGAAAATATGTCAATACAAATGCACCTTCCATGCGTATGAAAGAAATCACTGCTCCGAATGGAAAAACCAAACTGTACATGCCTCAACCAGGATACATGAATGCATCATTAAATAAAAGTATGCAAATGAACATCGGCGTAGCAAAAAATGCATTGGAGAAACTACAATCTCAATACGCAAATAACCCCGATGCAACCAAACAGATTACAGATGTTCTAACAAAATTAGAAGCGATTGATGAACTAAAAGTAAATGATGCAGAGAAAAAACGCCGCGTGTACCGTTTGGCACAGATCGAAACCAAACTCGCTGAAAATGAACGGATCAAACAAACGCCAGGTGGAATCGCACTGGAAGGTGCCAAAACAGTAGCTTCCGCAACAGGAAGTGTTCTCGGTCTACTTGCCAGTATTTTATTGGGTGCGGCTCAAGGATCGGGCGCCGCAGGAGTCTATTCTGCCACACACATGGGTTCCAATCCAGCTCGTATTGGCGGAAGCAAGAGACGACGTATGACCAAGAAACGTCGCATGACCAAGAGACGATAAAGAGGCTGAATATCATGTACTTATTTGAAGATCTATAAGATACTCAAAAAAGTGCGAGCTGTGGGATTTTTATAGTTTGTATTTCCAAACGAATCCTCCTGCAAGTTTATTCTTTCCACAAAGGACATGCTGAATATTACTTTTCTTCACACCTGATGTTCGATCGGCTTCTGCAATGCTCCTGTACTCTTTTATCATAATACCATCAGTGTCATATTGTATAATTGGTTTACTTAATGCCTTTTTAATAGCTTCTTTTTGGGCATCTGATGCTGTATTTTTATTATCATTATAAAACAACTTGAGACTATCACTTATTTTCTTCTTAGTATCTTCTGATACTTTCTTATTACCAATCTTATATTTCTCTTTTCTATCTATCATAGCCTTCTTAAATTTCTCTGAATTCTTCACACTACTTGAAAAGTCAACATGCTCCAATGCTTTCTTATGTTTTTCACGATACGTTTCAAAATGATTTGGATTATTTTCTCTAAATAATCGACCCTTTTCTTTAATTTTCTCAATGGTTTCTGGCGAATGCTTATAACCTACTAGCCCATCTCCAATTTGACCACCTGATAGAATATTATAGCCATTTGGTACTTGTGAATTAAATTTCTTAATATATTCTTTTTCATATTTTACGACATCTTGGTCAAAACAAATGATCAAGATATCAAACTTGAAATTCTTTACTCCATGTTTCTTCATGGATTTCTTTAGTATAGGACATCCCTCTTTATAATTTACAGAATTGATATGTTTAGTCCATCGTCTTTTAATATCGGGTTGAATCGTTACACCAATATAGCACTTTCCTGTTATGATGTTTGTTATTTTATAAAGGTATCCCATTTATTCGATTGATATGTGTTGAAGATCTTTTAGATTCTCAAAACAAAACAATACGCAAGGTGGGATTCGAACCCACGCGGATTTCTCCAGTTGATCTTAAGTCAACCGCACTAACCGGGCTATGCGACTCGCGTGTTTTGTGGTAGAAATGTAAGTAGAACTTCATTGGCTTCGACCCCTCCATCCTACTCATTTCACCACACCTATTCATCAACAATCTTCTTTAAACTCTGTAGATATGAAGAACGTGTTCACCTACCAATCCACACAGGTACATTCCGACAACTTCAACGGATCCAGACGTGTCAAAACCTCCAGAGTATCCATCCGCGGATCCAAAGGATTCAAAGAAGTTTCTATTCAAACAAACGGTCGAAGAAAAACATCCAAAAAGAAGTTGTCCAAGAAAGAAATGACCTGCATTCGCAACTGTCAGTTTATCCCTGGATTGTTTCGTGATTGTGAATCATGCCTTAAATAAACTCCAAAATACTACGCTTTCGATCCTTCAGAACTTTGACCCTTGAGAACATGGCTTGATTCATCGCCACCGATGCCAACTTAATCATCCCTTCAATGTGCCATGTCGGATTGATAATTGTTATTTCCTGAAAGGTTGCGCCATACTTGGTCGTTAATAGCGCAAACAAGGCGTTTCCGAGCTTGATCTCTGCGGCATGCTTTACATCAAATCCATCCCCGTCAATGATGCATTTCCATGGTTTGTTCCCGATGGATTGAATCATGTTATCTACGTGTTTTAAAATGCCCTCCATATCATTGTATAATTTTGCCTTCGAAGGGTGCATATAAAAGGTTACCAGTCCTCCCTTTTCCGATACTTTTTTAAAAGAATGACTTGTTGGATCTGCCGCGCAGGTCGGGCAGATCTTCTCCATCGACTATGTTCTATCCTTTTTTTATATCCATCGTTTATACGCCTTTACAATGTCGATCCGTAGTAGAAATCATGAAGCGCGTAGAAACCGGGGAGCTTCTTCATGTTCCCCGTCTGGAAAAAGCCGCATTCTACCTTCAAAAACGTATGCTAGAAGTCATCCAACAAAATGAACGAATCCCCTGCGAACTCCACTTTTCTGTACAATTGAATCATTATACCAAAATGGTCGCTTCCACCTTATTGGATCGAGAAGACGAAATGGAAGGTGAATATGCTGTCTCCGAAATACGCTACTCCATTGAATTATGCGATCCTCCCTATATTATGGCAATGACTACCGTATCCAAAGAAGGAAGAGAACCTCTTCTTATTACTACTTCCCTCATTACCAAGCTCGCCAAATACGATCTCTATCATTTGTACTTCTGTGATCATTGCAATAAAGAACTCGTTGAACGAAGCAAAGAATGTTGTGATGCATGCGAGATCTGTAAAATAACGTATCGTGAAATGTGCCCCATTTGCCAAGACGAAGATCATGATACGACCCCTTCCGTCTGGGCCTCCCTCGAATGCAAACACGTCTTTCATAAACATTGCATTCTTCAAATTAAACCGTTCCAAACGGGACGAATCAAATGTCCCATGTGTCGACGGGAACAACCACAGGATGTCTCGTTCGTTTTGTAGCCGCGTTTAAAATCGAGATTTAGATTCTACGGATTCAGTGGGGAAACATGGCTGAGTAGCACAGTCGGCAGCTTGCGAAACTCTGTTAAAGTTTAGGTCGTTGGTTCGAATCCAACCTCGGTCGTTTCTCTTTTGATTTGATTTTTGATAAAACATCAAATCTATTTTCTTCACCCTATATGTAGAGAGTCGTCTTACAATGTCATGGAATACATTTTACATCGGTACATCGTGTGTTCATGAATATGCATCTCGACGCTCTCACCCTATGTACTCCCTTCCCATTCTTTTCCATGAAATGAAACATACTACGCCTATGATATTATCATGGTTAACACCACACACTCGATCTACTTCCAATCAATCTACTTTTGAACTACAGCATGCCACAGATGGTATCAAAGAGCCAGTTATTTATGAAAGAAGAATGCTTCGACTCTTTCATTATATGATACAATTTTCGATCGCATGTGCAATAAAAAGAAGTCCACGGATGAAATGGTCTGTTTTATGGAACATTTGGAAAACGGGCCGAGTTTCTTAACAGAAAAAATAGTATTTTTCTGTTGAGTTTTTTGATAGAATCATGAATGATAAATACATCGAAGACCATACTCTTTGATACACTTTTCCATGTGAGGCCGGCAGTTCTTACACGGTCGAGAATCAACCAGTTCATTGGTTCCTCTTGAAATCCGAAATACAATGAGAATCGCGCCATCCAGCTTGGTATAATCCCCTATTTTTTTGAGAACCGCACGCTCTGCATGAATCGATCGATCATCATATCCGCATCCACGAATGCGGGATCCGATTCGATTGGTCGCAATCTCCAACATTTTTCCACGCTTGATAATCATCGCAATGTGTACATGACGCAACCGCGTCGTCATCCAAAGCGATTTGAGCGATCGATTATTATGGAACAACTCAGTTATGAACTTCTTGTCAATCCGCATACTAACGATTGGGCACCCATGATTTAGATCGGTTGTTCATCAATTTTTATTTAGAATTTGATTCATCAGATCGTGGAATCACAATCACGTTCACGGCCGGTTCCGTTGAGATCGTGATCTGATCTTTGCTTAACTCATCCAATGGTTTCAAACTTGGTCTTCTGGATGGAGCCGCCGATGGGGCACGCGTAAATAACGGATTGTTCTTGAATTGAAGACGGGTCTCAAACGATGATCCACGCGGTTTTAATGAAGTAAACGCCGAAGTATCGGGTACCATACGTTTCTTTTCCGCCTCAATCTCATCCATGATCTTCTTCTGACGTGCTTCCAATACACGCTGATACTCTTCTTCTGATTCCTGAATGCTCGCTTTCTGTATTTCAATCTCTTTCTCCAAGTCTTTCTTTCGTTCCTCCAATGCTTCCGATAAGCGTGTATCAATCTGTGCACGAATGGTATCCTGAATTTGTGGTGAAAGAAGCTCGTTCAACGCCTTCTTCTTATGTCGCAACAACAACGCTGCCTCCGTCGCGACTTGTTTCAAACGTGCCTCCGAGCTCTCAAACACCTGAGTGTGCTTCAAATCACCACAGATGTCCGGTCTCTTCAGATCCGTTATCGATCCGAACAATTCTGTAAACAGCTCAATCGACTCTTGTGGAATGGGTGGCGATTGTTCAATCAAACGATCCAAATCCGCACGACAAATCTTTAAAAAGTCCAATGAATCCATACGATCATCCGGTTTCAATGCCAATTCTACCGCAATTAACCGTTGGAATTTACCCCATGCAATCGACACAACACGATGCGACTCTTCGAGTTGCGGATACCGTAAATAGTTTCCAATCGTTGTCAAAAGACCCGCGACCAAAGAAACGCCTCCAATCGCAAAACTTGCATATTTCTTTGACATGTCATCTTCAAATAACGATTGAATACCAAAGTTTGCCGTTCCACCCAGCGTGGTCAAAACAATAACAGGAAGATTGATCCAGATGGTTTTACTGTGGAAATGCTTTTCAGATTTATCATGCAACCATCGATAACACATGGCCAAATCACTCCATTCTGCCATTAATACCTCTTGTTCCTTCGACCATCCATTTAAAAAACGTTTCTCCTTGGGCGGTTCCTCCGCTCCAGGAGCTCCACGAACGGGAGACACAGAACGCGAACGCGGTCTCGGATCTTGTCTAACAGGATCCGATCCGTTGATAACGTTCACTCCTTCTTCTGTCATTCTTATTCTTTCCTTTTATTTTTTTTCGATTCCAATCCCAATTTATATAATGCTTCCACCTCCTTTTCCGTTAGATTCTCTGGAGTAATTCCCTTTGGTAAGGAAACAAATTTGGCCTTCTTTAGTGATGTCTTCATAATATAAGGACCATATTGTCCCGTTCGGATAATGTATTCTTTGAATGTCTTTAATGGACCTGAACCCTTCTTGGCTTCCAGTCTCTCAATGGTTTGCTCAAGAGGTTCTTCTTGAAAGGGAACAGATACATCCGCGCATTGCAAATAGGCTCCAAACTTTCCTGATTTTTTAACGATGGGTTGACCATTCCATTCTCCCACATTCGATTCTGGCTGAAACTGGGTCGCCTGTTCTTCCGTTATGTCCTCAAACAAGATGCCCTTCGGCCACCCCAGGAACACGGTATCTTTCTTCGTCTTTCCTTCAATCAGCAAGAGTGGACCATTCTTCGTCTGCACCGCCTTGAGACCGTTGCCGAATTCACGCACTTTTGCGTTTACTGCTTGCTTTGCATTTGGCCCTGGTTTCGTATTCATTGTTTCATATCGCGCCTGATATGAATTCCAAGTATCCTGCAATACTCCCTTCCATTCTTCCTGTCCTTGCGAAACACGATCCAGACGTTGTTCCATCTGTGCCGTGAATTCATAGGCAAATAAATCGGCAAACGTTGACTTCAAATATCCCCACACAGATCGTCCTAATTCCGTAGGAACCAATTTCTTTTTCTCTCCTCCCATTTTCTTCTTGGATTCATGTTTCAAAGGGGGCCATTCCTGTGGCTTCATTTGAAACTCTGTTAAGGTTATCTCCTTTGGAGGAATATCTCGGGTTTCTACATAATTCTTTTCTTGAATCGCCGCCAACAACGATGCAAACGTCGACGGCCGACCAATTCCATACGTCTCTAGTTCTCTCACCAGTGTTGCCTCTGTATATCGCCCACTGGCTTTTGTTTCCTTTGTCTCTGCTTTCATCGAAGTCCATGGAAGACGATCTCCTACTAACAAGGCTGTCGCCTGATCCCAGTCATGCGATTCCTCCTCATCCGATTCATCCAGGTCCACTACTTTACCCACCTTCTTCCATCCTTCAAAGGCAGTTCTCTTCCATACACTTTGCCATATGAAGTCCTCTTCCAACTTAATGTGGATGGTACACGTTTCTCCTTTTGCGGGCGACATGACCGATTGAATCGCCCTCTGCCAAATCAACCGATACACCTTTTTTTCCAACGCATCTCCATCCACCTCCACACGGTCCATATGCGTCGGTCGAATGGCCTCATGTGCCTCTTGTTTCAACGGATCTTTTTTTGATTTCTTGGATTCGGCAGAGGAAATGTAGGCGGGACCATAATGTTCTTGAACATATGTCTTGGCTTCTTCTACCGCTTCTTCGGATAAGACCGCTTGATCCGTTCGCATATACGTTATATGACCCGCTTCATACAATTTCTGGGCAATCTTCATCGTGCTCTTCGGATTTAAACCAAAGAGTGCACTCGCTTGTTGTTGTAGGGTACTGGTGATGAGTGGCGGTGGTGCACCCTGCGTCCACGGCTTTACTGTTTTTTGATGGACCGTTCCCTCCTTGGTAGTGTGCACGTTCTCCATATAATTCAATGCGGATTCTTGATCTTCTAGCTCATCCGTCATCGTTGCATTGATGGAAAAGGAGTCTTTTACAAAGGTGGCAGAAAGCTGCCAACTGGACGATGCCTTGAATTGATCAATGGCCTCTTCACGTTCTATCACCAATCGCAACGCAGGGGTTTGGCATCGACCCGCAGAAAGAGACGGTGCAACCGATTTCCAAAGAAGCGGGCTGATCGTGAATCCAATCATCATGTCCAACATCGCACGCGCCTGCTGGGCGTTCACGCGATTCATATCCAGTCGTCTTGGATGCACCACGGCGTGCTTGACGGCTTTTTCGGTTATTTCATGAAAGACAGATCGCAGAGCAGTCTCGGGTTTTAAACGTAATAGCATGCATACCGCATGGGAAATCGCTTCTCCCTCACGGTCATCATCACTCGCCAGATAGATTTGAGTGGCTTCTTTCGCCTCATCTTTTAATTGTTTGATCGCTTTTGCTTTTTCCTTGATCCATTCATATTTTGGCTCCCATCCACGATGAATTCCCACCGCATCCAATGCTTGTTCTAATGCTCGGATATGACCCATCGTGGCAATGACCCGCCATCCCGCTCCCAGAAATCCTTGGATCTTCTGACACTTGGCAGGTGATTCCACAATCACGAGGTTCATGGCTGTCTATTTCGATCCGATACAATGGATATCAATTTTTACCGAGGATACAATAGATATGCTGAAAACATCCACCGAACTTTCCCTTGAAATGGGAGTGCTTTCTGCCTTCAACATTGTCGCGGTCTACATCGCTGCGTTTGTCTATGATCTTCGCTGGTCAGGCATTCTCGCGGTCATGATTGTTGCCTCCCTCTTTACGGCAGTTCTCTCCAAATGGATCATTGGACAACTTCCCTCTCTCTCCAAAGATCCCCATGAACTTCTCAGTGAAAGCGTTTCCCTTCTCTTGATCGCAATGGTAAGTTCGATCGGTGTACTGATTGTTCTCTCCTACCGTTATAACCTACCCATGGCTCTCGGCATTTCGTTAATGTCGGGTCTCGCCACCGCCGTGGTACGCCATGTTTTGGCCTAAACTTTCATTAGAATCATCTAAATAGAATGGCCACGATTAACCAATCCAGTGGGCAAGGGGCTCTCTTTGAGCTCGTTGCGCGTGGTGTAAAAGATCATTATTTTGTAAAAGACTCCAAAGAAAGTGTATTTCCGTATGATGCACGCTATGAAAGTTCGGTTCACCATCTGGCCGAACGAAAAACCATGATCCCCTTAAATGGTGCCTCCTTCGGACAATCCTTCGAGGTCGAAATCGATTCCTATGGCGATGTTCTTACGGAGTGCGCTCTTGAAGTGGATCTTCCTACCTGGATCCCTTCTCTCCCTCTCGGATCCCCTTCTGGCCCTATGACGGATCCTGCGACGGTCAACCGTCTTCAATCCATTACCACGAACGATCTGTCTTCTACGTCCTATGGATATGTAAACGGGGTTGGATATTTTCTCTTTGAAAGCATTCAATTCTACCAAGATCAGTTCTTGATTCAAGAATGGAGTGGAGATGGTCTATTGGCCAAGCAACTGACGGAAGGATCGTTGAATTCATCGGGTCATGCCTTATCCAATGCGGGATGGACCGCTTCCACAACGCGAGGGTTGCAACTTCGTGCTACCCCTGGACATGTTCGAATCGTTTTGCCTCTTCCTGGAACACAATGTCCAGGGGATGGAGGATTCCCCTTAGTCGCCATGCCCTGGCAAAACTTTCGAATTCGTGGAACCCTACGCAAACTCGAAGATCTCATCGTCTGTAGCGATACAACCGTTATTAAACCTGCCCCTTGGAGTATTCCATCCATGAAAGTATTATATGATAACGGATCTTCGTATTCCTTTACCCCTTTGGAACGTACTACACTCTCCAGTCCTACCATCATGCTATCTACGATTCAACAATACGTCCCTCCCTCTATTCAAGAAGAACTTCGATCCAAACCCATTCAAATCCCGTTTCGTCGTCAATTTGAAAACAAGTTTACCTTTGGAGAGCTCGATTTCATCTCCTTGGACAAGGGAGGTATTGCCGCATGCACACGTTTCATTGACGGTCGTCATCCTACCGAACGTTTGTTTTGGTTTTTCCGAAACTACAATGCTCTTGATCGAAATCAATTGGACAATTGGTACAATGATTATTTTGATACCAACCCTACGACGCTGGTTCAACCCTTTACCACACCATACGGCGAGTTCTATTATCGTATCAAGTTGAATATTGCAGGCAAGGATCGAGAAGAATTGAATGAACCATTTGTATGGAGCAGTATCAATCAACTCGTCAAAGATGAAAAAGCAAATGGTTCTCACATTGGTTCCATGAACTGGTCCACGGGAGAAAAATACGGAACCATGTATCCTGCGGAACGACAACCAGAAGGGACCGTCAATTGGACAACGGCGGATCGACCCACGCTGTACCTTGAACTCGCCAATATCAATACCAATCCACTGTTGGGTCAACGCAAGGCCGAATTTCGTGTTTTTACCGAAGGATGGAACGTGTATCTTGTCAAAGAAGGACGAGGAAAGGTTATGTTCGCTACATAAATCCGCAAGTCTAGTAGTCGGATGAGGAGCCTACGGTCTCGTACTCGAAAGAAATCCTGTTGCTGTGTTGGAATTCTCACCGTTCCACACGCACGCAAATCCAAATATGGAACCTCCCATATTATGAAGCCCTACGTCGATTGGTTTGAACAACGTGGAATTCGTGTATTACCCATCCCTTTTGATACAAAGGAACACGAGGTCTATTTTCAAATGGTCAATGGACTTTTTCTTCCAGGAACCGATCGTGGATTTGATGTTCAAAATGAAACCTTTATGAATTCCCTTCGTATTTTCTACGAACTCTCCACGCGAAAAGGAGAATATTTTCCGATCTGGGGAACCTGTTTCGGAATGGAACGATTGATTGAATTGATTGGTGGTTCTAGAAGCTGGAAATCCTTTCCTGCCGAAGGTCTCTTTCCCATTCGTATTAGTCGTGATACCACTCGTTCTAAGATGATCCAGTCGTTTCCTTCTCCTTATCTCGACTACCTTGAACAACAAAAATCCACTCTTCAATATCACGAATATGGAATCTCCGTAGAAGAGATGAAAACCAATCCCTTGCTACGACGATTCTTTTCGGTTCTTGCTACCTCGCTCGATGAATCAGGAAAAGAATACGTTGCCGCCATCGAATCCAAACATTATCCCATCTACGCAGTTCAATTTCATCCTGAACAACAACGATCCACCATTCCCTTTCTTGATTTCTTCCATTCTGAACTCAAGATGAACTCTCATCGATGTCCCATGATTCCTCGCGTTGGAAATGTCATTTCTGCACATAAATGCATGCATTACGAGGGTCTCAAACATCAGATGTGCTATTTTTTTAGCTAAAAGTTCCCAAAAACAGATTATTTTAAGAAATATATCAAGTTCTTAAAACAGTCTTTTATTTTTATAAGTATTTTGAGCACTTTTTGGAAAAAGTGCTTATTGTTTAAATCCACCCTTGATCCATTCTGCGACCTTCATGGTATCCGAGCTCTGAAAAATCGGTTGAGGGACGCCGTTGACGATCGCCAGAAAGCACGGAATCGTTTTTACCCCACAATAGCCTGGGGTATAATCATTTTCATCCAAATCACATACATACCATACGATTCGATCGCTCAGGGAGAGCAAGAGAGGAACATCGATTTTCTTACACGGATTGCACCAGGAGGCAGTAAATCTAATGATAGTTATGGGGTCATGCGGCACGTTCTTTTGAATCAGGCTTTCGAAAAACTCCTGGTTCGGGAGGGGTGTCATCTTTCGTGGTTCGGACATTCTTGGATCGATAATAGGTTAATGAAAGACCAGTGATCGCAATCAGTACGATGGTACCTAATAGAGTAAAGTGAAGCATATTTAGGTCGCCTACTATTCCTGATGCACTTGCTGCGGCAACTGCCGCTCCTCCTGCCTGTTTTGCCGCTGCAACTGTTTCAGGGGAAATGCTCTTGTACAAATCCAACCCAGGCAATGCCGACGAGGCCGATGTCATCGCTGCGGTTGCCTTGTCTACCGTTTCTGAAATTTCTCCCACGATGTTGCTTCCCTTCTCTACCGCGGTTTTACCCAACAAAATCGCATCATCTGCGGTTTTCACAACGCTGTCCACCGTCTTGATCGCCGCCTCAGCGGTTTGCTGAAACGGCTGCAAGATTTCATTCACAATCTTGGTTATGGTTTCCACCGGACTAAACAACGCACTCAAGAACGGCCAACGTGCCAGCATCTCTTCTTCCACCGAACTCGATGCCGCACCAAAATATCCTGCATGTTCTGATACAACTTGTTTGGTATCCGTAAAGAATCGAATCATGTTCCATCCCCACCATGCTAGTGCAAGTGGGGCAAAAATAACGGAAATCATGCATACCAGACGAATGATTCCACGCTGTTTGTTTCCCACCAAAAAGGAATCAAGACCAAACATTCCTCCAAAAATCAGCGCCATCGCATACATAAAAAAGCGCATGTGTTTCTTATCTGGCTCATCCTTCGCCAATACACCACACGCAATTCCTTTCGGTCCCAATCCTGGAACTCCAAGACCATATACTTTAATGGTATCGGCATGAAACAATGCCTGTGCGGCATCATAAATCCACCATACACCAAAAAATAAAAGGTTCACCACCAATTTTGCCAAAAAGGTCAGCGGAGATCGAAGGTACAAATGATCCAACGCCAGGAATCCACCAATCAGGGAAAGTCCCAAGAAGACATCATAGGAAAGAAAGGTACCTCCATTGTCCCCCTCATTCCCATTATTATTTCCATTGAAGACAAGCCCTTTCTGCCAAAATTCAATTTGAGAGACGCTCGCGCTCATTACTTAGTCCTTCTTTAAAAAAAGAGACCCAAAAACGCCCCATTAAATCGTAAACAACAATCCTCCAAATCCATTAATGACACGAAAGACATTATAGTTTCGTGCATAGACGACCACATGGCAGTTTCCACGTTGTTGCCAGGCAGGAAGGGTCGGATTGCTCAAAATCGTATTCATTTGAATCTGCCATACCATACTGTCAATTCGACTGGCATTCATCGTTCCCGTTGGCTGGGCATCTTCCGGTCGCAAGGCAAAACTGTAATTGTAGATGAAGGAGTTGACCGGAGTCGTGGTATGATGTTCATAGGGTTGCTGAAGACGGAAATATTGTGGGGTTCGCTCCATAAAACGATCATACCCGTCCAACTGTAGCTTCGCCGTGGCAATCAAGTCCAACCGTGCCGCTGGCGCATTGGAATTGACATAGGGTAAAATGGCAGGAGGCGTGTATTCACCAATCGCTAAATTGCTATAATTAAACCATTCATTGCGATTCTCCATCGAATCACGTTGTACCACAAAGAAAAATTCCTTAATGGGATGATTGAATTCAATCGGAACCGTCGCCGTGGTCTGATTCGAAGTTATCGCATAAGGAGGCGTATACTGTACCTGTTCAATCACATACTCGTGCGTCTCACTTACAAAACGACGGCGCTCATCCACATCCAAAAATACGAAATCGCCCCATAGAATCATACTCGTAATCGGCGTCGTACAACTCACTTGAACCGAACAGGCCGGCATCCATCCCTCCTGTGTCGTCGGCGGAATCGGCGGAGGAACCCAGAAGAGCTGTTGGAGAGGTCTCAGTGTAATATTAATACGAATCGGGCTATACTGAAGTGCCAATAGAGGCAAATACATACCAGGATTCTGGCAGAAATAGAACTGAAGCGGAATCAACAAATGTAATCCATCCGATTGAGTACTGGGCTGAATATCAATCAAGTTATAAGGTTCTACACGACCCAACATTTCATTCAACGTCATACGCTGACCATGCGGGGTTGTCATTTGTGTCCAAATTTCCATCCATTCTCCTGTCTGACGATCAATTTCCTGCTCACCCACTTCAAATGTGATTTCCTGAATCAGGGCATGACCGATTGAGTTCGTATACGAAAGAGGATTTCCATTGGTATCCTTAATTTGAGGCAGAACAACCTCCAAATACACTCGACCCAACAGGTCTCCTCGGCGCGGAATCAGGCAAGTAATGCGCTGTCCGAAATTGGGGGTTCCATCAAAATACATGGGTTGCGACTCAATCGCAAAATTGGTGTGTCGACGATAGACCATTTTAAAAAAGCTAATCTGGGGATTCCCCGTCAAAAACAAATCTTGTTTTCCTGTGGCGACGAGTTGTAGTAAACCTCCACCCGCTGGCATCCTGTTAGTTGTTCCGGATATTTAACTTTAGACTTGCACATTGATGATTTTCATTCTGATGTCATTCTAGATGAGCTCCTCGGGTATCACGCCGATCAATAGTGGTCCGTTGATCATTCGAACCTATAATGATAGTTCGTCGAATCAAACCTTTCTTCTTGGAGCATATGATCTTCCCATCTCAAGTAATTATGTACCGATTACATCATCAAACGGTCAAATCGTTCCTTCTGATAATATTTACGTGTCATCTGTATCAGGATCGACGATAAGAACCAGTACACTCTTTACCGCATTACTCAATGCATCGACGGCAAACATCTCTACCGTATATACCTCCACCGCAACGGCAACGACACTTAAATTTTCAACCATCTCTGGATCATCCATCTATGCCAATACTGCCCTCATGGTATGCACCATGAATGCTCCATTAGTCAGTACTAGCTACCTGACTTATTCAAGTATAACCGGTTCTGCTGGAAGCAATATTGTAGTAGACAATCTCAAGATTAATGCCAGTATTGATGCCACCAATACCACCCTCAATGTCGGAAATATCAACTTTAATTCCATCAGTGGTCTACAAAGCGTAACCTCCGATAAAGTCATTAGCAATTCCATGTCTACCAATCAACTTTCTACCAATTACCTCTCCACCATTCAAATTTCTACTTCTCAAATCTATGCATCTGCCATATCCAATTCCGTCAGCAATGTATCCTCTGTACTCGCTTCTACCATGATGGCCTCCACCTTGGCGATTTCCAGTATAATCGGATCCACGATAACAACATCGACACTTGCCGCCTCCACCATTACTGTTTCCAGTATGATCGCGTCCACGATGAAAGGATCCATTGTTTCGGGTCCCAACGGAACCGCCGTTACCCAGATGATTATCGGAACCTATACCACAAGCGCCGCAATTGCAGCCGGTGCAACCACAAGTTTTACACAAACCATTACGGGCCTTACCACAAACTCGATTGTTTCCTATGGTATACAGCATAATGGAACATTGAACTATACATGTACGTTTTCTGTCACTACGAATAGCATAACATGGTATGTTTATAATCCAAATGCAACCGCTAGCAGTGCCACCATTCATTACGCAATTTACAACTATTAACCCAATATCAACGTCGTGTCGCCGATATCTGACAGCATGTATATACGGTCGTTAAAAATAATGCCCAGTAGATAGAATGTCATCGGGTGATTTCAATTACGTGACACTCCGAAATATTGTTCCGTCCAACTCGGACGGATCCCTTGTCCATAATGGGTACGTTTTCACGATCGGACCCGACTCCAAACAGTTATGGACCAATGATTTGTATCTTCGAAATTTATCCGTCAGTACCATCTCAGTCAATTCCACACTGAGACTTACCAATGGATCTTTTCAGATTTTTTATGCCTCTAGCCTCACGGGTTCCACCTCCCAAACCCAAACTCTGACCGTCTATTCTACCATCGATACTTCCACCATTAGTGGCAATAATGTGTTCTATTCCACCATGAATGGATCTACTCTTACCACCTCGACCTTGAATGTATCCACCTTATATTATTCCTCTCTTTTCGGATCCTCCATCACCACCTCCACCATCAGTGGTTCTACAATCTATTATTCCACTCTCGTGGGAAGCACTCAGGCGACCTCCAGTTTCTTTGGATCCACCATTGCCTTCTCTACAGGAACCGCTAGCACCCTCTTTGTCAATGTTCTATCTGCCTCTACTTCCAATACCAATAACGGATTCTATTCTACCCTAACCGGTTCCTCCATCACCACCTCGACCCTTTCAGGATCCTCCATCTATTTTTCCACCCTTGCCGGTTCCACCCTTCTGTATTCCACCGCCACAGGAAACATCCTTACTAACAATGCCTTTTATGGTTCCAGCGTCAATACCAATAACGGATTCTATTCCACTCTAACCGGTTCCACCCTTACCACCTCTACTCTTAATGTTTCTAGCCTCTATTACTCTTCTCTCTTTGGTTCCTCCATCACCACATCTACCTTCTTTGGATCCACCATCGCCTTCTCTACAGGAACCGCCAGCACCCTCTATACCTATTTGTTTTCGGGATCAACCGTGAATATTAATAACGGATTCTTTTCGACCCTAACCGGTTCTTCCATTACTACATCTACGCTATCCGCTTCCACCTTGTATTATTCTACTGTTGTGGGAAGCACACTCACTACTAGCAATTTTATCCTTCAGTCCACCATGACCGGTTCCACTCTCAATACTATCAATACCACCTACTCCACCCTTCTTGGATCTACCTTTACCACCAACACGGGCTTCTGGAATTCAACCCTAACGGGATCAACCATTACCACCACTCGCCTGAACTTTTCCTCCATGATCGGAAGCACCATTTCCACCAATACACTGAATGCTTCCACTCTTATCACGGTATCGACAGGAAATCTCGGTATCGGAATGACGAATCCCACCTACAATCTCCAGACCAACACCTTTAATACGGTCAATCTCTCTGGAAACTATCTCCAAACATGGATCAACGTCTTTACAGGAACCGATGCCACCGCCTTTACCGCCACCTACAACGGAACCATGTCCGGTCCATCAGGCAGCCCTGCTGCCATGTCCGTTCTCCTTGGTGTCTACACCAATACCGTTCTGACCTATACAGGCAACCTGGTTCCTGGTAATGCGTACACCTTTACCATTACCGCTAAAATGACAGGAACCAATCCTTACTTTTACCTATGCAATCACCTGACTACCAGTCCCGCCGATCAACAAATTCCAGGATCCAGCTCCGTGAACATTTCGGGAACCTACGCGACCTACACCGTCAGTTTCGTTGCTCCCTCTGGTAAATTTGGTCTCTCTTTCGTCTCCCAGGGAGGACAAACCGTTTCGTATTATGGATTTCAAATTCAAGGATTCTTCAGTCAATTGACGGGTGGCATCGGAATCGGAACCACCAATCCACGATACGCGGTTGATGCCCCCATTGGATCCATTCAAGCCTTTAATTTACAACAATTCGAATGGATCAATACCCAAACATCCAATACCCTCGGATACAATCCTGCCTCGGGTGCGGGATTATACAAAATCGCCACACTCGGTACCACGACCGCAGGTTTCGGTATGGTGAATGTTCGCGGACAAATCGGTGGATTTTTGAGCACGGGTGTCATGTATGTCGATTTATCGATTGTAACACGTAATGGACTGAAAGTATGGGGAACGGTCTCAGGATATCAGAATTCATCCGGCCTCTGCGATCTCGTCTACAGCATCAATGCCAGTTCAACCTACGACATTTATATTTACATCAAATCGACGACCAGTATTGTGTATGATCTCATGGTTTCAGGAGCATCAGGAAACAATGTCCTTTATGATCCTGCCACCGCCGCACTTCTCAGTACCGCCATGGTTCCCTCTACTTATTCGTTGACCTCCATGGCCAACATTTATCCCAGCTCCAACGGATATGTCGGAATCGGTTTAACCAGTCCTTCCTATACCTTAGATGTCGCTGGAAACGTTAACGTGTCAGGTTCCTTTCTTGTCAATGGAACGCCTTTGAGTGGCGGCGGTGGAAGTGGTGGTGGCCAATGGGGTAGCGCGGGATCCAATATTTATTACAATTCAGGATATGTCGGTATCGGAACGGTGAATCCGACGACGACTTTGTATGTCTATGGAAACAGCGGAACGGTTCTTGGAACTACCATTCAAAACGGTAGTCTGGGCGCCAACTCCTATACCCAATTAACCCTTCTCAACGATACGGGCATTGGTTGCAATCTCTTTATCAACTCTTCTGGACGAACCTCGGATGGTGGTGCGATTAGTATGGCAACCCTTCGCAATGACGCTGGTATTTTACGTCTTCAAGCTCAAGGAGGATCCAGCAATCCTACCTATGGGATTATCCTTCTTCCCTCTGGAAACGTCGGTGTTGGATCTAGCAATCCACAAACGACATTCGATGTGGCAGGAACCATTCAAGGACAAACGGCATTCCAAAGCAGTTCCAGTGTTGCCTTTCCTACCATCGGAACCCTACAAGCGGTCTATCTTGGTCAATCTGGTGCTGCTGCGGCACGCGGTACGTGTGTTCGTTTTGGTGATATTGTGGGTGCTGCCTATTACGTTGCCACGGGTTCTACGAATTTGACCTTCTATAAAGATGTTAGTGGAGGAAATCCCGTTTCCGTCATGTATTTTACAGGTGGATCACTTACCGGTACAACCCCCAATGTAGTCATCAATAATCAACTCGGTGTTGGAACCGCTCCTGCCTATCCTCTCCACGTCTACCAAGGAAGTGCAACATTTACGCCCACTGCGTATTTTACTTCACCATCCTCGGATACCACACTGGATCTTGTGAATACTGCCACCAGCGGACGCTACTGGCGCATTGGTTCAGGAGGAACCGGATCGGGTGGAGGAGTGGGAAACTTTTATGTATTTGATTCCACTGCATCTGCGGTGCGAATGGTCATCAATTCCACTGGATATGCGGGTATCGGAACCGCGACTCCTTCTGCTTATCTACATGTATACCAAGGATCATCCAATATTGTGGGATTACGACTTGAATCTAGTGGAACCGGTCTTGGATCAGGTCTACAAATGGTCAATTCCTCAGGACGAACCTATGGAATCTACTCTGGAGCCGATTCCTTATTGCACATAACCGATGTTACCTCTACTACTGATCGTATTGTCATTAACTCCTCTGGATCTGTTGGAATCGGATCAGGTTCGCCCGCCTATACACTCGATGTGGTAGGAACCGTTCGCGGAACAACAGGAGTCGTGGCGGGCAATGGAACGGGCGCAGTCGCTCTCAACCTATTGGATATTCCCTCCGCAGCATGGCAAATCACGACTGGCAGCAATAACCTTTCGATCAATAACAATTCTGCTTCTTGGACGAATCGTTTAACCCTCACTCAATCAGGACTTCTTGGAATTGGAACCGCCACGCCTGGCTATGCAGTGGATGTCGTGGGAAGTGTAAACATAACGGGATCATTTCTTGTGAATGGAGTCGCCTTTTCAGGCGGTTCGTCATGGTTATCATCGGGTGCCAATATTTACTTCAATACAGGATCGGTAGGAATTGGAGTATCCAATCCTTCTACCAAATTACATATCTATTCTACCAATGCTAGCCCCTTCTTCCTGGAACAATCATCCACCAATCCCAATTATATAACCTTTATTTCCAACGGAACAACATATGGATATTTTGGATTAGAAAAGAGCGACGGAACCGGTCTGTTTGGCAGTAATACCGCATATGGTATGTCCTTTGGAACACCCACGGCTACCAATGTGAATGTAGCTACCAATAATGTTGTTCGTATGACGGTGGTTTCGGATGGAACGGTTGGAATTGGTACAACCACTCCAGGAAAGTTATTAGGTTTATATGGAGCTAACCCCACTCTCAGTATTAAAACATCCACCGCGGCGTATTCTGGTGGATATGCTACCCTGTTGTTTGATACCGCCACTACCTATTATCCATTAGCACAAATTACTGCAACGGATGTAGGTGTTAGTCCAAATGTATATCAAGGTATTTTGCAGTTCTGGACCCAGTATAACTCCACCTTGGTGGAACGTATGCGTATTTCTTCAACGGGACTTGTCGGTATAGGAACCAATAATCCTACCGCAGGTCTTCATATCAAACAATCCAGTGGAGTAAGAATAACAGGAACGTTTGGTAATAATTCTACGCGACCTGCCATTTCTACTGCTCCAGGTGGCTATGAAATTCGCGCCAGTTCTGGTTCAGGAGGTGATGGTGCAGATGATGGATTTCTTCGATTGTCTGCTGGAGGTGGTACCTCAACCACTACACAATCGTATATTGACATATCAGGATATAGCACCGTGAATGATATGATTGAAAATATTGTATTTGGAACGGCAGGAACAGAACGTATGCGTATTATATCCAGTGGATTGGTTGGTATTGGAACCGCTAGTCCTGGTACCTTTCTAACCTGTTATCAGCCGTCGAGTACCGGTTGGGCAGGTCGTGGATATTTCGGCGGAGATACTGCAGGAACCGTTTTGGGAGAATACAATAGTATTGTTCAAATGGGAGGACATAATAAGGCGTTAAATACATGGATGAAAATATGTATTAATCCAGATCCTACCGCCTTTGTCGGAATTGGAACCAACAATCCTACCGCAGCTACTCTTCACGTTGGAGGTGCCATCTATGCCTCAGGAGACATAACTGCCTTGTCGGATCAGCGCTACAAACAAAATATCATTCCTTTGACAAACTGTTTGGATTCCATCTGTTCCCTCACGGGCTATTCCTATACACGAAATGACTACAAACCTGGCGAATCCCAGATTGGTCTGATCGCCCAAGAGGTCAAACCCGTGTTTCCTCAAGCCGTCAATTACGACGAAACCAGCGACATCTACAGTTTGAACTATACCGCCCTTATTGCACCCTTGGTACAATCCATCAAGGAACTTCGTGAACAAGTGAATCAATTGAAGGCTCGTCTTGGTTAAAACTTGGTTAGAACTTGTATAATTATTTTATTCGATTGCAATCCAATAAAATAGTTTTTACACCTTTGGCTTTTATCGTCCATACAATTCCATACGCATGGATCGATTCAATCCAGGTGCACCACAACATCCATAAAAATCACCCGCACTATAACTGGCGGATGCTGCATTCCATCCAATCGACATACCAATACCACCCGCTGCATCCGATGAACTAAAATCGCCAGGGGCATTTTCATTAAATACAAATCCCCAACGCATTAAATTATTAATCGATCCAAGATGGGTTCCTCCACCAAATACCATACGTTGTGAAGGCGTTTGATATGACCAGATGGAACTAGAAAATCCAGGATAGGAAAGTGGATTCGGATAGATCGGCGAATCGCGCGTATTGGATGCGGAGAATCCGGTTAACGCAGTGGTACGAGCACCTCCACCATAATAGTTATTCACCACCCATGTCCACGAATCAGGCGGTGATGCGATACTGCCACCTGTATATCCTGTATCAGGCCAGACAGCCATCACGTCCTTGATCATCGCATAATTCATAACATCAAACTTGGCATCTGCATTCGTACGATCTGTACTTCCTGTATTTAACGTATTGACACCTGTCCAGTATCCTGAACTGTATTCAAACGTTGTTCCACGCGTTGCCTTCATTAACATCATCCAACCACCTCCATTCCACGCGCTGTTCATCAAACAATAGGTCGGTGTTGAGACTCCATTCACATTAATATAATACACACCATCTGTATTGGTAGAAGGAGAGATTGCCTTGATAATACGAGCACTCTCCGCAGGAAAAGCAGAGGCAGATCCCAGACTATAATATACATAAGGTGCAAAGTTGCTTGTCGCTGAAATCGTAGAACTCGATAGATACATATAAAAGTTATATCCTCCACCACCATCTCCATATTGAATACGAATCGGATAATATGTTCCTGCAGTAAGATAGATATTGCCCGACACGTACGTCTGACTATGTCCTCCACCATTGTTTACAACACAATTGCTTGTGGTGTATCCTGCCAAAGCGGTTGAACCCACCCATACATAGGAGGCATCATCCGACGCCGTTGTAAAAGTATAGGTATTGGTCGATGGCGCCAAGAAATACCCAAACCATTCTACTGAGAATACAGCACGCGAAATAGTTGACCCAGTTGAAGCGGCAAGAGACGACATATCCGTCGTCGTTCCAATGTAATCTTCCGTCCACCCACTAAATAATGATGGATTGTCCGCAAAGTATTGACTGGATTTAGTGGAGACATAGGTCATGGCTGCCGAAAATACAGCCGTTCCTTGGCCACCATTTCCTCCAGATGATCCAGTCGCACCTGTAGAACCAGATACACCCAGACCTCCAAGGGATGATCCTGCTGAATTTTGAGGATTGGATCCTTGACCTCCTCCTCCTGCTGTATATCCTACTCCATTGATCGTAACCGTCGTAGTTCCACCCGATGCATCCGTTCCACCGCCTCCACCAATCGTAATTGATGCTGTCCATCCTGATATAACATTCACGCTATACGTTTGTACATATCCTGCATTCCCTCCCGATCCTGTTCCACCAGTTTGGCCACCACCACCACCACCCATGAGTAGCAGCTGTACGGTTCCTGATGTCGTAAAGGTATAGGTCGTATTCGATTGATAGAAGAGTTCCGCGGATGCAGCACCTGTACTAGATGTATTCACATATAGATAGGCAAACCCATTCGCTCCCTGGCCACCTGATAGGCCATACATTGCAAACCAGTATCCACCACCTCCACCGCCTGCACCAAATCCTGCCCCTCCATACCCTCCATATCCTCCGTTGGCACCTCCACCATTTGTAGCGGCAGAGGAAACAGTATATCCTGCGACCGAGACTCCACCTGCTCCACCACCACCGTTATAGTAGGAATTTCCAGGGATTCCTCTACCTCCACTTGCCGCACTAAATGATATCGTAGGGGTAAGAAAGACACGGTACGTGAATCCTGGTTTTAATCCTTTTGATTTTCCTGCGAATTGCGACATGGAAATGTTTACGTCCGTTACACCTGGAATGCCTGATCCATAGGCCGGTGCATAACTTGGACGGTATTGACTGAGACTTACTGGATTTGAATCATTGGGTCCAAGCACCCTTCGAAGATCCGAGAATTCAATCGGACCATTCGGAAGAGCCATCCTTGGTATGGAGTAATATTAATTACTATGTGTTATTACCATGATCTAGAACAGTGGTATATTTACCAAAAAAATATGACGGAATACCATTAGATAGGATGGCCTCGGGCGATTTTAATAATCTCATCCTCCGAAAAGTCGTTGCTTATAATCCCGACGGCTCGTTCATCAAAGATGGATACGTCTTTACGGTTAGTTCAAATGGTAAACATAACTGGACGCCTGATCTTAATTTGAATCGTATGGTTCTTAGCACATTCACCCTCAACTCCCTGCTCTACGTCTCCACCTCCCAGTTCGACTCAACGTCGATCTCGTCGCTTTCTGTTAGCAGCATGAACTTATCCAGTGTAACTGTCTCCACGATGAATGTTGCCAATACTACTTCTTATGGTTCTATGGTTGGAAGTTCGATTGTGAATTCCTCTCTGGCGGGAACCAGTGCCGTCCTCTCCGCCATTTCCTTCTCCACCCTTCAAGGATCCACCTCTTTTACCACCAATGCAACGGCCTCCTCCCTCACGGTATCCAGTGGATTCATTTCCACCATGAACAATATCATCATCACGGCATGTAGTTTTAGCGCCTCTACCTTTGTCTTCTTGACCACCAATTTTCAATACAGCGTCATCTCCACCTTGTCCAGCAATAATATAAGCAATGCCTCTACCTTTTTGGGATCCACCTTAACTGCCATCAATGTCAGTACATCCATTCTGTCCTTTTCGACCCTCTTCGGAAGTACCATGACGCTCAATCAGGCAACATGGAACTCCACCATGAACGGCTCCAGTCTCGTCGTTCGCAGTGTCAACTATTCCACCCTAACAGGATCAACTCTTAGTACCAATGCCATTGTTTTTCAATCCACCATGCTTGGATCCAGTATCATTGCGAGCACCCTTGTTCTTCAAAACTCCCTTAGCACCTCGACCCTTGTCGGATCCACCATCCAGATGAACCAAATGGCGATTCAGTCTACTGCAACGGTTTCTACCATCAATCTTACCAGTGGAACCTATTCCACCCTCTCAGGTTCGACTCTTGCTCTGAACACGGGTTTCTGGAACTCGACCCTCATCGGATCGACGCTGAATGTTAATCAAGGAACCTATTCAAGCCTTACGGGGTCCACTCTTTCCTTAAATACCGGATTTTGGAACTCGACCCTCATTGGATCCACCCTGAATTTTGGACAAGGAACCTATTCTACCCTAACCGGCTCCACAGTGGGCGCAAACGTGGTTGCCATTAACTCCTCTCTCACGGGATCTACCATGACCATGACTGAAACGTTGTATTCCACCATGACCGGTAGCAGTATTGTAACTGGTGCCATTTTTGCATCTAGTTTAACGGGCAGTACGATTAGTTTTACCAACTTATCCTTCAGCACCCTTACCATTAGTACAGTCACCGCCAATGTCATCTATCCGCTCTCCATGGTTGGAAGTTCCATTCGAACGCAAATGATATCGGCTTCTACGATTCTTACCGTGTCCACGGGTGGAAAGGCGGGTATCGGTACCAACACTCCGAACTACCCTCTTACCGTTTCCAATAGTGCCTTCAAAACCATGGAAGTCAATCGTATTAGTACTGCCACCAATAACTTTTATGCCTCGGGAACCGTATATTCCATCACTCATCCAGATACGGCATTCCGTGGTGAATATGCCTATGCTTATGCGGGTGCGAGTACCATTGCCACCACTACCGAATCTCAGGCTGTCGGATATTATGCCATTGATGTCGCCAATCTCGGTATCTTTGGAACGGATACCGCGGGTGGACCATCGGGTGCCACTTTTTACATGGATCCCAACAAGACCTTCTTCCAAAATACCAATCTTGGCATTGGAACCACCGCACCCAACTGGTTGATGACCGTGGCCAAAGACATTCCCATCGCGACCATGACGCTGAATCCCATGGATGCCCAACTGGTTATTTCGGGTAAAACCAATACAGGAACCCTCAAGTTTGGAACGTATTATACCAATACGGGAACTCCGTTGTTCGGAACCGCCATTCAAAGCAGTTATATCACCGCAGGTTATGATGTTGGTTCCTCCATAACATTAAATCCTCTCGGCGGAAACGTTGGAATTGCCACCACCAATCCATCTCAACTCTTTCATGTGATGGGTGCAATCGCAACCGATGCGGGTGCTCCTTATGGACTTCTTCGGCTCATTGCTTTCAATAATGCTACCTACATTCAATCGGGTCTATCTGGTTCCACGGGATCCGCTGCACCCCTGTACTTTACCACCATGAACAGTGGAAGCATTTGGGTCTCCATTAGCGCAACCGGTATGGTGGGAATTGGTACGGCTTCCTCCACCATTCCCTTACAGGTCAATAACAATGCAGGAACGTATAGTACACCTGCCGCATCCATTTCTGATGGCCCCGCAGACATAACAGGAACCTATGGTATGCTTCATTTGACACGTCCCAGTGGAGCAACCGATAACAAGGGACATTTGACACTCATTCGCAATGGATCCAGTGTATTCAACATTGGATACTTTTCAGGAACCAACACGGTGGGGTTTGTTTCGGCAAATAACATGAACAGTTCCAACGGAATGTTTATCATGTCAACTGGATATGTCGGTATCGGTACCATAACACCGCAGAGTAAATTTCACGTTTACAACGGTGTTACGATTCTTTCTTCAGGAACTACTAACAATGCTCCTCCTTATGCCACACCCACCACTCTTCATTTGCGCGGCCCTGCCGCCACCAGTACACAACTTGTCTGGGAATGTGTGAATGTGAACACTGCCGCCATTACTGCCTCCACTGGATATGGATTGTCCTACGGAACACAGGGAGGTGATCATGTATTCCGAACGGGTTGTGCCTATAATGGAGACTTTTCGGCAACAGGATCCGAACGATTCCGTATTACATCAGGTGGTTCAGTCGGTATCAATAGTAGTTCACCTGGATATACATTGGATGTGAATGGAACGGGACGTTTTACAAGTACATTAAGTGCTCCCAATATATACTATTCAGGATTATCTGGTTGCTCTATTTACAATGGAAATGTGGATACCTACAATCCGGCGGGAGAGAACAATTTAATGATTCAATCCTGGTGGGGAATTGGATTCAAATCATACGACGGTGGTGTTCGTGCAGGAATTGATACACGCACTGGTAATGCCAAATTCAATGGAACCGTTACCGTGGGTGCGTTGGTTGCAGGAAGCATCAACGTCATTCCATACGGTGTGATTGTTATGTGGTATGGATCTGTTGCATCGATTCCATCCGGCTGGGCATTATGCAATGGTGGAAATGGAACACCCAATTTACAAGATCGTTTTGTTGTGGCGGCAGGATACTCATATAACCCAGGTGATACAGGCGGTTCAACCACAAACTACCTCCAAGTCGGTCATCTTCCTGCCCACAACCATTCGATTCCTGATCTATCTCATAGTCATGGAGGTCTAACTGATCAGCGTTGTGCCTCTAACTCGGGTGGTGGTGGTTGCGGTCAGATGGGTTATGGTAATGATTATCAATGTTGTGGTGTACAATTCGGTATTTATACTACTTCGACGACATGGACTTCAGGAATGCCCAATGCAACTGGATATGCAGGAAGTGGTTGGGGCATTGAAAATCGTCCATTGTATTATGCATTGTGTTATATCATGAAGATGTAAGAATATAAAAGATAATGATAGATAGTATTCAGAATGGATCATTTTGTCCCTTCCGATGAGCGTATCAAAGAGTGCATATGTCCATTGAATAATATGCTTCCTAAACTGGATCAAATCAACTTTGTATCCTATGACCGAATTGATAAACAAGCAGGAAGCTCAGAAGCAGGGATCATTGCACAGAATGTCATCCAAATCTTTCCAAAAATGGTTTCCTTGAAAAATGGATATCTTCCTAATATTCAACAAACAGTCGAACATAGTTTGATTTCAGATGATATTGTCTTTATTCGAATGACCAATACGACCTCTCTTAAAGAAAAAGATGTATTACTTTGTATTATTACCTCTTCCTATGGAACACGACATCACCCTGCCGATGTGATCAATGTTACGGATGTATCCATTGAAGTCAATAAATGGCCGAATTATTCTCCAACCGATGAAGTATTCCTTCATGGAATCATGGTCGATGATTATCACGCGGTGGACATTGGCCAAATTGGCGTTCTCGGTGCGGCCTGTGCGAAAGAACTGTACCATATGGTGAAATGCCAAGCGGAGACGATCGCTACGCTAAAGAAACAAATAGACGACCTTTCCGCCCGTCTTTCATAATTCGCCAACCCATCTTATTTTGTGTTATTCAACATACCAAAAAATAAGATCATAGTAGAGATGGCGTCAACCCTTGCCAGTTATCTTGGTCGCCGAAATGTAGTGGCACCCGCCATTACGGTCAGTACCATGTACTCGAACAATATCAATAACACGGTCTATATGAGTGTCATCGATTCAGGACAAACCGCCGCCAATCTGACTACATCAGGCTTGCCTGGAACCGCCCCATCAGGAAGTGTCCTTTCAGGATCCTATCGCTTAACCGCGGGTGCCTCCTCAGGCGCCACGGCCATGTCCCTGGGATCCTACACCTATAACGTGGGAACCACCTACTACTTTACCTTTACGGGAATGCAGGGCTCACAAGCCTTGGCCCTTTACGTCTACCAGTACAACTCGGCAGGAACTGGTTATACACAAGTCAGTGCTTCCGTAGCAAGTATTACCACTACCGCTTCTACCATAACAGGATCGTTTACTCCCAATGCTTCGGGAACCTATACGGGTACTATTGTCTTTTACTTTCAAGCGCTGGCGGTTAATCAATATGTTAACTTTACATCGTTCAGAATGACGGTAGGTGGAATGAACGTTGGGATTGGAACATCAAATCCTTCTGCCTTATTACATGTAAATGGTGGAAATATAACTGTAAATTATGGCAGTATGGTATGTCTCCATTCTACATATTCTACAGGTGGAAGCTATTCATTAGGAGGTGCTGGTAATAACTTACGCATTGCTCTAAATTCTGATACTAGTACAAATCGTTTATTGGATATTGGATATTATACAAGCGATAATCCGTCTGGAACATGGAACTCTAAAATGGTAGTTAATCCCATATCTGGTTATGTTGGTATTGGGACAAATAATCCTGCACAAGCACTTCATGTCTATGGAACCAATCCCTATTTGTATCTCGGAGCAACGGCATCCAACTATAATGTTGCACAATTTTCATTTAACACGGTAAGTTCTGGAAGTACTTACAACTATGTATCTCTACAGATCTATAATAGCCCTATTACGTTATGTTTTAATGGATTAGGTTATGTCGGTATTGGAAATACGAATCCATCATATAAGTTAGATGTAGTAGGTGATGCCCGTGCGTCAGGTTCACTTATTATTGGAACAGGTGGAACGTATACACCAGGTTGCATTTTTGCAAATGGTGATTGGGGTATGATTCTGCGAGCCTATACTGCATCACCCGCTGTCAATAAGTTTTTAGTTTCTGATAATGCAGACACACATTTGTTTGGTGTAGATTTGAATAACCGTCTATATATCAGTCAAACTCTTCGTGGTTCTGGCGTAACAAGAGATAGTGGTATTTGTCGTTTAACCATCAACAGTGATTATAATGATGCCAATTCAGGATTTGCTATTAATGCAAGCGATAGCACATCTAATAATTATTTTTTGAGATTATATCCTTATACTACTGTTGGTGGATATGTAGGGTATTCTTTTCAGCAATATAATGGATCAACATATTATAACTCCATTAATATTAACCAATTTGGGCGCGTTGGATTGTTGGGCAATATGACACCTGTTTATCCTCTTGATGTGGGAGATAACGGTGGTGGCTATGGATCAGTTCGTTGTGGAGGAATCATTTCATCTGGATTTGGACAAGATACCTATGGCCAATTTCGTATGATTCAAGGTAATTATGGTACATTCTTTCGCAATGACGGATCGAATACATATCTTCTTCTTACGAACTCAGGCGATCAATATGGACAGTGGAACTCAATACGCCCTTGGTATGTAGATAATTCAAATGGTAATAATACATTTGGAACATGGTGTATTCAGCTGAAAATGTGTTATGGAGTGTATTATCCTGGAAGTGCATATTTTTATAATAATGCGGGCGCATACTATGGAAATTATGCTCCCACAAACGTTTATTCTTATTGTATCTATTCAGGATACTCACAAGCTGGTTATACAAATAGTGTTATTAATACAAATCCATGGATAACTGTTCAGATGTCAGGTATCTACACGCTAACCTGGATCGCAGGTGGTAGTATTCCAACTGGTGTAGAATTATTTATCAGTATAGCACAAAATAATGGAAATGAATTAAATACAGGTACGGCTGGATATTGGGGTGGTGGTATTGTAGCAACACATTTTGTGTATGGTAATGCAGAAGCAACAATTAGTTGGACAGGGTATATAGGTGTTAATACTACAATTCGTTTTGGATGTTATAATGGAAGTGGCTCAAACTGGTATCCAACCAGTAATCCTTATCGTAATGCGATGTGTATCGCGACCAATGTAGTAGCAGGTTTTTAATGAGTCTACATGTATAGTGATTTTCCAACGCGTAAATTATATTTGTAGAATATTCTATATTTAATGTATAATGGATTCTAATCAACCGAGGCCTAATCTAGTTGGATTAAATGAACATAAAATGGTAGAATATAAAAATGATAATCATATTGTTGAAACAAGACTACCACTGTGTGAGTTCTGTGTAGATGCAGATCGTAAATGTACAATTCTTCCAAATGGTCATTTAGAGAGAATTGAAAAAATAAAAGAACAAGAAAATCGTATTAAAGAGACGGAAGATCTCAAGAAACAAGTCTCCGATCTTACGGCTTTAGTACAACAGCTTATAAATAAATAATATAAGTAAGGATGTCTTCATTGCAGACATCAGGAGTCATTCGAATGAGCGACATGAACACTCTGTTCGGCGCACCCAACGGAACCTCCATGAGCAGTTATCTGTATCGCGGTGGTGGATATTCCGCTTATTACGATCCCTCCAACGTCCTTATTCCTGCATCCGGTCCCATTTCTTTCAGTTCCATGTATGGTGCTCGAAAGAATTATTTCTATCAAAATTCGACGGCAGTTTCGGTGTTAGGTGGATATAATATCGGGCCATGGGGTGCTTCCCCGCCCGGCGGGGATACCACTGCTCAATGGATCTGGAACTCTGCAGGCGCAGCAACGAGTACGCCCATCGGTCCCTGGATTCACTTCTATAAAGTGTTCACTGCTAGTTCGACGTTTACTGCAACATTGTATGTTATGGATGATAATGATGGTTATGTTTTTTTAAACGGAAAACTCATGTCTACCACCGATTTCGGAGGAGGCTGGGGCGGTCAAGGTACATCGACCACATTTACCGTCAATCAAGGCATCAACCTTCTGGACATCTACAGCTATAACGAAGGTGGACCTGGTGGAGTCATTGCCGCCATGTATAACGGGGCTTCTCTCGTTCTTCATACCGATTCGACCTGGACCACCTACCAGACGTCTATCAATCATACCAACTGCATGGTCATTTTTGCCTGTCGTCGTATCAACCCGTTTTATACAGGCGCGATCCTGACCATTCGTCGAAGCTCCGACGGTGCCACTTCCGATTTCTATACCGATTTCGCACAAAGCTATCTTACCACGGGCATTAACGGAACAGGTTCTTCTCTTGCCTCTTGGCTGAATGGTGCAACCGGCTATGTGTATCGATGGTACGATCAAAGTGGAAACGCCAATCATGCTGTCAATAGTTCCAATAACACCACCCAGCCCAATATGGCACTCGTGAACGGTCGTTGGGTGATCCAGTTTCAAAATGCCAACGCAACTCTTCTTACCATAACAACTGGAATCAAACCCAATACCATCTTCTGTCATTATTACAATACGAACAATTCCTATGCCACGATTCTCAGTACCTTGTACGACTATGAACAACGATTTGGTGGAGGCAATGGTGTCACCATTATAGGAGATACCAATGGAGGCGACTGGTATTATAGTGGAACATTGAACGGCGGAACTAATTATAGTTATAATAATGGAGTTAGCAGTACGACGGTATTACTGAATGCATGGAATTATTTAACGCTGTCTGTTACCACACCCCAATGGATCACTAGTCAAACGAGCGGATTTAGTTCTTCTTTTTCAAGAATTGGTTATGATGGTTCTAGTTATCTGCGTTCTATGAATGGATACATGACGGAGCTCATTTGTCATAATACACCGATGGGAACAACGGACATAACGAACTTCTATCAGAACCGCTTTTTCTAAGACTTTTTGGGCTTAGATAACATATTTTTATTGTTCTTAAACACTGAAAATACATTTCTATAAACAATCGCTACCTTTGGTGGCTTTACCAGCGAGGGTAAGCGGCACTTCTGCCGCGACGCTCCCAAAGAGAGCTTAGGGACGGGATCAAAAAGCTACGCTTTTTTAGCCTGTCTCCATAGAGATGTCCGATACGCTACGGGTAAATAATCTGTTTACGACCGCCATCGCGTATTCGACCCTAACGGGATCGACCATTACAACCAATTCGCTGGCATTATCTACACTAACCGTTTCCAGTATCAATAGCGGAGCACCAGGTGTCGCAGCCTATTCAACCTTGAATGTCAGTTCCTTGAATGCAACATCAACCATTACGACATCTAGTATCACCACCTCAAGTATCACGGTTGCACCAGGATACAATTCCAACATCAGCAATGTTCTCTATACCTCTCTGGCGGATTCGGGTCAAACGGCTGCAAACTTGACCACCTCAGGAATGCCTGGAACCGCGCCATCAGGCAGTGTCATTTCAGGTTCCTACCGTGCTACCGCAGGCGCCTCCTCAGGTGCTATCGGTATGTGGCTGGGATCCTACGCCTACACGGCAGGAACAACATACAACTTTACCTTTACGGGAATGCAGGGGTCCCAGGCCTTGGCCCTCTATGTCTATCAGTATAACTCTGCAGGAACCTCATCGGTTCAAATCAGCTCCAACGTCTATAGTATTACCACCAGTGCAGCGACCGTTTCAGGATCCTTTACTGCAAATCTGTATCCTGCGACCTACACGGGTTCCATTATCTTTTACTTTCAAGCGCTGGCCGTCAATCAATACGTCAACTTTACGTCATTCAGCATGACTACTGGTGGAATGAATGTCGGTATTGGAACAACCAATCCCAATGGAACTCTTCAAATTGGTCATTGTAATACAGCCAGTACCGCAATTGATGGAACCGTTGTTGTTGGAACCAATAATGGATCTAGCAATCGTCAATTTAAAATGGGATATGATTCCAACTCTACTTACAATTTTGTCTTGGGAGATTATGGTTATACTGGAGCAATCAATACATGGGTCAAACAATTACAAATTGCCTATTCTGCACCCGCAAATTCGATCTATGTGAATGCTTCTGGTTATGTTGGTATTGGGACAAATAATCCTGCACAACCGCTCCATGTCTATGGAACCAATCCCTATTTGTATCTCGGAGCAACGGTGTCCAATTATAATGTTGCACAAATTTCATTTAACACAGTAAGTTCAGGAAGTACTTCTAATTATGTTGGTATGCAGATTTATAATGGACCACCTACACTATCTTTTAATGGATTAGGTTATGTCGGTATTGGATTGACCAATCCTGGAGCCATTTTGCAAGTCTACAATAGTGCCGCATCCTATACCATCCCCACGGTATCCATTTCAGATGGTGCAGCGGATAATGGAGGTTCATATGGTATGGTGAATCTTACCCGTCCTATGGCACCAGGAGACTATAAAGCTCATCTTGCCCTGATTGCAGCAGGAAACAAAGTCGGTCTTCTTGGATATCTCAATAATACAACCACAATGGGTTGGGTAAATGCAAATAATATGAATTCATCAAACGGTATCTTTTTGAATAGTAGTGGTCAAGTGGGTATTGGATCTACGCAGCCAGGTTATACACTTGATGTTACTGGTATTGGATGTTTTCGTACTGGTATTATATCCTCTAAGTTTACCACACCGTCTATCACAAATGGATCGTATGCAGAATATACTGTTTCTGACCTTGGTGTAAATAGTGCAAATGGAGTGTATTATGTATCGGCTATGACAAGCGGGTATGGTGGATATTATGCACATGCTGCATTTTATAACTGGAATCCAACAGTTCAAACATTAAATTCAATCTTTGCATCTGGATTAACCTTTTCTATAGGAGGAGGACAGAAACTTCGTATTACAAATACAACTGGTGGAACATATCAAATTATAATTTCTATTGTATGTTTTTCACCAGCGTAAATCATAATATGACCCATCTGAATACGGTAATCTTTAAAATTTTTCCATATTATCATACGAATAACTTTTTTAATAAACAATCGCCACATAGCACCGTTCTTACCTGCGAGAATATAGATGACAATCTGAACATGCGTAGCTTTTTTAGCCTGTCTTCTTAGAGATGTCGACTGTGAACTATTTCGCGTCCCGAAGGTCCAACTTGGCCACGTTTAATGCTGTACGATTAAACGTCTCTTCTCTATCTGGAAGTACCATACAAACAACCGCTACGGATAACTTCTCTAGCATGGTTGTGAGTACGATCCAGATTCAGTCGGGTAGCTATTCGACCCTAACGGGTTCCAGTCTGTCCACCAGCACCATTGCGACACCCAGTCTTTCCGCTACTGCCCTTCAAATCCAGTCGGGTGGCTATTCCACCTTGAGTGGATCGAGTATATTAACCAATGCCATCCAAACCCAATCGGGTGGCTACTCCACCTTGAGTGGATCGAGTATATTAACCAATGCCATCCAAACCCAATCGGGTGGCTACTCCACCTTGACGGGATCCAGTATATTAACGAATGCCATCCAAACCCAGTCGGGTTCTTACTCGACACTCAGTGGTTCCAGTCTTTCCGCTACTACCCTTCAAACCCAATCGGGTTTTTACTCGACACTCAGTGGTTCTAGTCTTTCCGCTACTACCCTTCAAACCCAGTCAGGAACCTATTCCACTTTGACTGGATCCAGTATACTAACCAATGCGATCCAAACCCAATCGGGTTCCTATTCCACTTTGACTGGCTCGAGTCTTTCCGCTACAGCCCTTCAAACCCAGTCAGGAACCTATTCCACCTTAACAGGATCCAGTATACTAACCAATTCTCTCCAAACCCAGTCGGGTTCCTATTCCACTTTGACTGGCTCGAGTCTTTCCGCTACAGCCCTTCAAACCCAGTCAGGAACCTATTCCACCTTAACAGGATCCAGTATACTAACCAATGCGATCC